ACCTTCCGGGTATAGCCGACGTGATCGTAAGAGCTAACAAAGCGGCGCGTCGGAACGACTTCCAAAGGCGAGAGAGAGCCGAGTTGACTTGCCAATCCATCCGCGGCTGGCTCGGCGTCGGCGCCTTCGTTGCCTACCAAACCGCGCAGGATCTCCGCTGGCTCTACGGCCCTTATGAAGACGAGCAAGAACGGTGCATGCTCGGCCTGGGTGCTATTCGAGGGATCAGTCGCCTTCAGGAAAAATACGTAAAGAGCGACCACTGGAGCGACCGCACCGGCAGCGAGTGGCGCAACAAGATATATGGAGCCCTCGGTTTTCAGCCAACCAAAGAGGATATGCGACTGGCGCCGAAAGCCCGCGACGCGCTCCGGGAAATCCAGCAAGCGTCTGGTCTTCCCAACCTCCTAGAGACCGAGCACAACCTTTGCGAATGGGACAAATACGAGCGCATCCGTACCGGCGAGGGTACGGGGCGGCGGTGGAGGCCTACGGCGTGAACCACATCGTCGCTATTTCGGGCGGTAAAGACAGTGTGGCGATGGCCGTTATGCTGGCCGAACAGGATCCAAAAATTGAGTTCACGCGGATCTGTACGCCGACAGGCAATGAGCCGCCTGAGTGGTTCGCCCACATGCGGGAGTTGGCCACGAGGCTCGGGCCGATCATCCCGATCATGTACCCTGGCGGTTTTGACGGATTGATAAAGAAATGGAAAGCCCTGCCCAACTGGCGGCAGCGCTGGTGTACGCGCGTCCTCAAGATCGAGCCGTTCGCCGATTACCTCTCTCAACACTCACCGGCGCGCTTCTACGTTGGCCTACGTGCTGACGAAGAGGAACGGGAGGGCGGCGACTACCAGCAAGTCCCGAACGTCGAGATGGTATTTCCGCTGCGCGACGCGGGGATGTGCAAATCCGACGTTATCCGGTTCAACGATGAACACGGCATAATCATCCCGAAGCGCACCGACTGTATGCTGTGCTTTTTCCAGCGCCTGATCGAATGGTGGGAGTTGTGGAAATACAATCTCACCGCTTACCTATGGGGCGAGGAACTTGAGGCGCTAACGGGATACACATTCCGCTCGCCAGGCCGCGACACGCAACCGACATCTCTCAAAGACCTGCGCGCCAAATTTGAAACTGGCTGGGTGCCGCGCGATACGCGTGACCCTATTTCCGAAATGCAATGTCGGGTGTGCCGGCAATGATAATAACCCTCTGCGGATCGACCAAATTCGAACAATCCTTCATCGACGCCCAGAGGGAGTTATCCCGCCGCGGCATCCTGTGCTTCTCGCTCGCCGTCCTGCCGCAGCACCGCCAGCCCAACGAGAACTGGTCTGACGACGGGCTCGACAAAATACTTGCGGATCTCCTATATTTTCAGAGAATACAAAACAGCGACGCGATCCTGGTACTAGGGGATGGCTACGTCGGCTTCTCCACCGCCCGCGAAATCTTGTGGGCGCAGATACAAGGCAAGCGGATCTACGGCCAGCGGCCAGGCGAAAGCTGGGACGACCTCGCCGAACGGCTTACGGGCTACGTTGATGACGGCGAAGTTCTGATCGAAAAAGCGAAGGGGAATTTCAAATGACCGAAGATTTCGCCTACCACGATCGCCTCAGCGAGATCGCCGCCGAGGACGTACGTTACCTAAAGGTGAAGGACCGCTCCTATGGCGGCTCCTGGAAGGCGGCCGGCGGCCGGTCGGCGTACTTCATGCTGCGCCGCAAGATGGACCGTATGATCGCGATGCTGAGCCGGCCGCCTGCGCCGCGAGCTTTTCAAGTCGATTCAGGTACCCCGGAAGATATTCAACATCTCCGCAACAGCTACACCGCCGAAGATATCTTCGCCAAGATCGAGGAAGGTCCCGGCGGCGAGGACGGCACGGTATTGGCTGAGATACGCGACTTGCGGCGATACTTGCTCCTGGTCGAAGCCTACATGATGCAGCAGGGTATTGTCGCGCGGCCGGCCCAGCCGCGGACATCCAACGGCCAAGATAACCCCCGTGGGTTCGACCCGGCGCAGGATCTGCGGCCGGAATGACCGCGGCAGTAATCTACGCCGATCCGCCCTGGCACTTCCGCACGTGGTCCGCGCGCGGCCGCGGGCGCTGCGCCGACGCGTGGTACGACACTATGTCGCTCGACGATATAAAGGCCCTCCAGGTAGCCGAGCGCGCGGCGCCCGATTGCGTGCTTCTACTCTGGGCGATAGACCCGATGCTTCACGTCGCGTTCGATGTGATCACGGCCTGGGGGTTTACCTATAAGACCGTCGGCTTCTATTGGGTGAAAACAAACCGCGACGGCTCGCCGTTTATGGGGCTGGGGCACTGGACCCGGACGAACCCGGAGCCGTGCTTGCTGGCGACGCGCGGCAACCCGCGCCGGCGCTCGGCTTCGGTTCGCAAGTTGATTACGGCCCCACGCCGAGAGCACTCGCGTAAGCCCGAGGAGGCGTACGAGCGGATCGAGTCCTTGCTCGCGGGGCCGTACCTAGAACTCTTTGCGCGACAGCAGCGGCCGGGGTGGGAAAGTTGGGGCCACGAGGCGACCCCGACTTTCGCCGCGCCGGAGCGGCGTTGGCGGTCATGACCAACGCTCTACAGCTCGGCCTGTTTTCGCCGCGGTGGAGTGCACCTCCGCCACCTCCGGCCGCGCGCCAGGGCTTCCACGACCCTTTCCGCGCGCATCACGCCGAGCTGTTACGAGCCGCAGGCGAAGAACGGCTCGTCTTCGACGAGGCTGCTTGGAACCACGACTCGCGCTCTGCCGTCGGGATCGATGTTGAAGTCTTCCGCAATTTTTTCGTCGTCTGTTTCAAGCGATTCGAAGACGGCAAGCGACTAGCTTTCGAGCTGAGCGAGCGCTCCCGACTCGACCGCGCGGGACTGCAGGCCGTCCTCCAGAGCAACCTGCTGATCTCGTTCAACGGGCTGGCCTACGACATGCCGATTCTCGCGCTCGCGCTGGCCAGCGCCGATAACGCGCGGCTCAAGGCCGCCAGCGATCAGATCGTTAAACACGATATGAAGCCCTGGACTGTCGAAAAGGAACTAGGCCTACGGCTGCCGCGGTACAACCATATCGACCTGATCGAGCCCAATCCCTCGGTGCGACAAGGGCTGAAGATGCTTCATGGCCGGCTCCATGGCCGGTTCATGGTGGACCTGCCCTACCCGGAAGACACCTGGCTCACTCGCGAACAGATGAATTTCGCGACGCTGTACTGCTTTAACGACCTCGACGCGACGGAGGGGCTATACGCCGCGCTGCGCGAGCCGATCGAGCTTCGAATCGCCTTATCGCGCGAGTACCGGATCGACCTGCGCTCTAAGAGCGACGCGCAGATCGGCGAAGCGATCGTCAAGAAGCGCGCGGAGGCGGCGCTCGGCCGCCGCGTCGAGAAGCCTGGGCCGGAGCGCGCCGGCTTCCGCTACACCGCGCCGCCGTTTATTCGGTTCGAGGACCCGCGCCTGGTCGCGGTATTGGAGCGCTTCACCGCGACCGATTTCTACGTCAATGCCTTCGGCAAGATCGAGGCCGCGGCGCTGAAGGGCTTTAGCGTGCGGATCGGCGCCGCGACGTACACGCTCGGCATCGGTGGCCTGCACTCAACTGAGGCCCACCGCGCGCTGCGTTCCGACGCCGAGCATCAGTTGATAGATTGCGACGTCGCGTCACAGTACCCTAATATCATCGTGAAGCTCGGGCTCTACCCCAAGGCCCTCGGCCCAGCGTTCCTGGATATCTACGGTAAGTTGATCAAGGAGCGCCTGGCGGCCAAGGCGGCCGGCGACAAGGTCCGCGCCGACGGTGGACGCATCGCACTCAATGGGGTGTACGGGAAGCTCGGGTCGCAATACTCGCCGCTTTACGCTCCACACCTGCTGATTTCGACAACTTTGACAGGTCAATTATCAATTTTGATGCTGATCGAGCGCGCCGAGGCGGCCGGGGTGCCGGTGGTGTCGGCTAATACGGATGGGGTGTTATTTTATTGCTCGCGCAACAAAGCGGATGAATTATCCGCCCTTTTGCGCGGCTGGGAAACGGAAACCGGCTTCGCGGTCGAGGAAACCTCCTACCGCGCGATCTACAACAGCTCGGTCAACACGTACCTCGCACTGCGCGAGGACGGCAAGGTCAAGCGCAAGGGATGGATCTCGGACCCCTGGACCGAGGGCGACCTACGCGGGCAGATGATGAAGAATCCTCAGATGACGGTGTGCAGTGAGGCCATCCTCCGTTATGTCAAAGATGGCGCACCGCTGGAGGACACGATTCGCGGTTGCCGCGACCCGCGCGCGTTCGTCACGGTGATAAAGGTTGGCGGCGGTGGCACCTGGCGTGGACACCCGCTGGGCCGCGCCGTGCGCTACTATTATTCAACTGACGGCGCGCCGATCCTCGACGGTAAGCGCCGCGTGGCCAAGACGGAGGGGAGCCGCCCCCTCCTTGAAATCACCAATGAGCTGCCGCCAGACATCGATTACTTGCGCTATTGCGAGGAGACCGTGCACCTCGCCGAAGACCTCGGAGTCGATTTACTTCACGCCCGGAATAGCGTAAGGTAACGCGATGTCCGTCCTCTCGGCCCAGTCCGTTCGCAAGGCTTGTATACACCCAAATGGTGCCTGGCGCGAGGACGCCCTGTTGACGCCCTTCACCGAGCGCGGCGTAATCCGCGGCCGCAGCTACGGCCTGTCAGCGTGTACCTACGACTGCCGCATCGCGCACCCGCTGCTGATCCCGGTCGGCCAATGCCGGCTCGCGGTCACGCTGGAGCGGTTCGTCTTCCCCACCGACATCTGCGGCTCGGTGCTCGACAAGTCCTCCTGGGCGCGGGTGTTCGTCTCGGCGTTCAACACGCACCTCGATCCCGGTTGGAGCGGATTCCTCACGGTCGAGCTGGCCAACCTAGGCGACGAGCCGGCCGAGTACGAGGAAGGGGACCCGCTGTGCCAGGTCAAATTTGAGTGGCTGGACGAACCGACTGAAGCACCCTACCGGGGCAAGTACAGCGGCCAGGGACCGGAGCCCACGCCGGTGAGATACGAAAGATGACCCAAAACGAAGCCAACCGTTTAATCGCCAAATACAAGGGCAACGTTCCCGGTATCATGAACTTCCGCGATCACCTATGGATCATCGTCCATGAGCCCTCCGGCGCCGAGGTCGCATTTACCGACTACAATCAGGAGATCACGGGCTGTACGGAGAACGCGGCGAGCTTCCCCGAATTTGGCGAGGAGATAGACCGCTTCGGCGGCAACGCTTACTACGTCGTCGGTGAGGCTAACCGCCGACCGGATTTCGTGACGATCGACGGTGGGTCTAACGAGGTGGCGACGTGAAGCTCCTGGAGGGCAACGGCCTCCGCCTGCGCGTCTGGGACGTCGCCTCCGAGCCCGTCTACGAACTCGCCGCGCGCCCCGGCGGCCCGCCGATCAAGCTGAACGGCATGCACCTGCTCGATGACGCCGCGGCCCGCGAGCGGCTGGCGGATCTAGTGCGGACGGGGTTCTACGATCGGGTGGTGGGATGACGGTCCAGGCTCCACGTATAAGCATCATCTGCGATGAGCCGCACTGCGGCAACGTTTGGACCGCCGGGATAGGCCCGCGAAGGCCCGACGGGTCTTACCTTCCCCGCGACATAGACGAACGCAGCAGATCTGCCGGATGGGTTCCGCTCGCCGCCGGGAAGCATCGCTGCTCTGACTGCCAGCGTAAGTTAGAGGCAACATAATATGGATAATATGATTAGCGTTCGTCAGGTGGTTCGCGCGTTTTTCGAGGCGGAGGGGCTGACCGCGCTCGCGCCGCACTCGGCGCTGTACGACGCCGCCACGACCGCGTTCGTTTTCGGCGCGCTACTGGAGGCGGGACTCACAGTTGAAGATATGGTGCGGGTCTCGGAGAGTCCAGCGCTGCTCGCGCGCTGCCACTTCGGCAAGCATGCCGGGTTGCCCTGGTCTAGGGTGCCCAAGAATTACCTCACCTGGATGCTGCGGCAGACCGGGGAGAAAGCGTTTGGGGAGGACGAGGTATTCACAGCGCAGCACTGGATCGAGAGGGGAAAACCATGAAATTTGAGCGCCGCTACTCGGTCGCCGGCAAGTCGGCTGAGGACCAGGTCGCATGGCGTATCGCGACGGTGCCGAGTGGAACGGTCGAGGTGCCAGAGGCTTGGTCCGACAACGCGGCGCGCATCATTCACGACAAGTACCTCCGGAAGGCGGGGGTGCCAGTGCGGCTCCAGGCGATCGGATCGGTCGGGGTGCCCGAGTTCCTCTGGCCCTGTGCTGCGACCAGCGTCAACGCAGATCGCGGCCCCGAGACCTCCGCGCGGCAGGTCTTCCACCGGATGGCAGGCTGTTGGACCTACTGGGGCTGGCGCGGCGGGTACTTCGACGGCGAGGAGGACGCGCGCGCCTTCTACGATGAAATCTACCTGATGCTCGCGCGCCAGGTCGCGGCGCCGAACTCGCCCCAGTGGTTCAACACCGGACTCCACTGGGCCTACGGGATCGAGGGTGAGGGCGGGCAGTGGGTCGACGACGGCGACGGTCCGCGCACGGTCGAGAACTCCTACGAGCGCCCGCAGGTCCACGCGTGCTTCATCAACTCGATCGCCGACAACCTCGTCGACGAGGGCGGGATCGCCGATTTGCTCTCGCGCGAGGCGCGGATCTTCAAGTTCGGCTCGGGCGCCGGGTCGAACTTCTCTAAGCTCAGGAGCAAGGACGAGCGGCTCTCCGGCGGCGGCGTCGCCTCGGGGCTGATCTCGTTCCTGGAGGTATTCGACCGGAACGCCGGGTCGATCCAGTCCGGCGGGACGACGCGCCGCGCCGCGAAGATGGTCGTCCTCGACGCCGACCACCCGGAGGTCGTCGAGTTCGTCGGGTGGAAGGTCCGCGAGGAGGCGAAGGCCGCCGCGCTCGCCGTCGGATCGCGCGTCCTGCGCGAGCGCGCAGCGACGGTAGCGGAGACGACCGCGAGCTTGTCTGAAGACCCGCTACGTTACGCGCTGGCGTCTATGGAGGCAATCTCCGACGCTCGCGCAGCCGGCGTCCCCGAGGCCGTGATCGACCGCGCCCGCGTCGGGATCGTCCCCGACGAGCTCCCGATCGACTGGGAGGGCGAGGCGATCCGGACCATCAGCGCCCAGAACGCAAACAACTCGATCCGCGTGATGAACCGGTTCATGGAGCTGAGCGCCCGCGACCCGTCAACGCTGAACTGGGACCTGACCGCCCGGACGACCGGCGAGGTCGTCCGATCAGTCAACGCCAAGGGACTCTGGGACTCAGTCTGTCGCGCCGCCTGGGCCTCGGGCGATCCCGGGCTCCAGTTCGGCAACACGATCAACGAGTGGAATACGTGTCGCGCCGACGGAGAGATCCTCTCAAGCAATCCGTGCGGAGAGTACCAGTGGCTCGACGACACTGCGTGCAACCTCGCCTCGCTCCGGCTCACTGCCTTCCTCCTCCCGGTCGGCTCGCTCGACCTCGACGCCTACGAGCACGCGCTCCGGATCTGGACGGTCATTCTCGACATCTCGAACTCGATGGGCTCGTTCCCCGGCCGCTCGATCGCCGAGACCAATATCAAGTACCGGACGATCGGCCTCGGTTACGCCGACCTCGGCGGGCTGCTGATGCGCCTGGCGATCCCCTACGACTCGGACGAGGGCCGCGCGCTCGCCGCCGGGCTGACCGCGCTGATGACCGGCGTCGCCTACCGGACGAGCGCCGAGATGGCCGCCGACCCGCGGCTCGGCCCGTTCCCGCGCTGGGGGACCAACGCCGAGGGGATGTGGCGCGTGCTGCGGAACCACGCCCGCGCCTGCGGCGCCGGTCGTCCGGACATCTCGATCGGCTACGAGGGGTTGACCGTGAGGCCGTACGAGGTCGCCCGCGACGGCTCCGAGTTGTGGGAGCGCGCCCGCAACGCCTGGGAGGACGTGCAGCGGAGCGCGTCCGGCTTCCGCAACGCTCAGGTGAGCCTGCTCGCGCCGACCGGGACGATATCGTTCGTCATGGACTGCGACACGACCGGCGTCGAGCCGGACCTCGGGCTCGTCAAGCGCAAGAGGCTCGCCGGCGGCGGTGAGGACATGACGATCGTGAACCGAGCAGTGCCGGAGGCGCTTAGGCGGCTCGGGTACGACGAGCGCGCGATCGAGAAGATCGTGTCGTTCGTCGAGGCGGAGGGATACCTTCCGCAGCTCGTCGACTCGGTCAGGAGCTTTACCGGGTACGTGGACCCCGTGCACGAGGCGGTCTTCGACTGCGCCTTCCCGGCGCGCGAGGGCGGCCGCTCGATCGCCCCGATGGGCCACGTCCGGATGGTCGCCGCGGTCCAGCCGTTCCTCTCGGGCGCGGTCTCGAAGACGATCGGCCTGCCGGCCGACGCGACTGTCGAGGACGTGTCGCGCGCCCTCCGCGAGGCCCACCGGTTCGGGCTGAAGGCCGTGGCGGTCTATCGCGACGGGTCTAAGCTGACGCAGCCGCTGAGCGTCGGCGCCGGCGCGCCGAAGTTGAACGGTGAGTGGTCGAGGCCGGCGGCCGACGAAGAGACCCTTCGGATGTACTCGAACGGTCACGACACCAGCCTACCGAGGGGCGTCCGCGAGTACCTCCCGTGGCGCCGCGAGGGCCGGACGCAGAAGGTCAAGATAGGCGACCACGGGCAGTCCGTGTTCATGACGATGAACCACTACCCCGACGGCAGGCTCGGCGAGGTCTACTTTGAGCTCGGCCACGAGGGCTCGACCTTGCGCGGCATGGCCGGACTGTTCGCCATGGCCGTCTCGGTCGGGCTCCAGTACGGCGTGCCGGTCCGCGAGTTCGTCGACCGCTTCACTGGGACCAAATTCGAACCGGCCGGGATCGTCGAGGGTCACAACCGGATCAAGATCGTCTCATCAATCGGCGACCTCGTCGGCCGCGAGCTGGGTATTACGTTTCTCGGCGAGGAGCGGCTAGCAAACACGCCGGCGCCGCAGACCGAGTTCGTCGTCGGTCAGGGCATTATCGGCATGGAGCACGCCGCACTTAAAGAGGCGCGCTCTAGCCTCACTGGCCGCACCTGCCCGCGCTGCGGCGCGTTGGCGCGAACTACCGGGACTTGCGTAAACTGCGAGGTCTGCGATTACGAGGAGGGCTGCGGGTGACCCTCCACGAAGCTACAGCAATGGTCGCCCTTTACCGCACCGCGACGCCGGCCGCGCGCACCCGCGCGCTGGAGCTGGTGCCGGACCTGGCAGACCTGGTCGGTGAGATAAGTGACGACCGACCACCGCCTGACGGCGCCGTTCGTTCGTACCGCCAAATCGCCCGCGACGCCGACACCGGTTACGAGCTGGGCCACCGCACGGTGGCCTGCCGCCCGGACGAGTTGGCCGCGGCCGAGGCGGAGTATTGTGCGCAATTCGACGAGCTCCGCTCGGTCCGGGTCGACTCGGAGGAGGTGGCGTGACGCTCCAGGAATTTCAGCTTCTTAAGAAGCTGCTCGCCCTCACCACCTCCCCGGTCGACGCCGAGGCATTAGCGGCGCTGCGCCGGGTCAACGCGCTGCTGAAGCAGTGCGACGTGGACTGGAACCTGATCCTGAGCAAGACGGTGAAGGTGATCGCGGCGGCCGAACCTCTCGATGAAGGTCCGGGTTCAACGAAATCGTTCCGCGCGGCGGACGATTCCGTTGATAACGACTTCGACGACGACCTCCAGCTAGCACTCGACTCGTCGTCGGGTTCGTTCCGCGACGTGCTGCTGTCGATCGAGGCCCAGTACCGCGACGGCCGCGCGCTCTCGCCACGCCAACGCGAGGTCGTGCGCGATGCCGCGGAGCGGGCGGCGGAGCGGCATAGTGGAGGGAGGGTGAGGTGATGGACAAGACACGATACACGAGGAGCCTTCGCGCTCGCCGATTGCGCGGCGCGGCCGCGCTTCTCGAAGCGCTCATGCTGATCGGCGCTGCTAACGCGACGGACGGCGACATGGCTTTGGTGATCGTGGACAACGAGCTAGAGCTCCGCGAGCTATTGGAGTTCGCATTGAGGGAACTGGCGCGGCCTGACTACAAGGAAGGTGGTAAGCCAACGGTCGCCGAGCTGGAGGCGATCTTAAACGACCCGGCCGAACGCGAGGTTGAGGTTCTGTCCGATGGGAGTATTGCGGCGAGATGAGCGACAAACATTTCGACCTAACGCAAATCGAACCCATGACCGCGCCCCGGTTCACCTGCCGCGCCAAGGCCAACCCGGAGGACTGCGACTGGCCGTTCTGCTCGTGCGACCCAGCGGCGAACCGCGTCATGGAGGCGATCCAGGAATGCAACGAGGTCATCGTCGACGAGACGGACCTGCGGCGGGCGCTAGAGATGATTCCAGCCCCAAAAATACTAATGCATTGGATGGATAAACTCAGGAAAGCTGCGGGGTTAGATTGATGGCAAAACCAATCTTATATCTCGATTTTGATGGCTGTATCCACGCCTATTCCCGTGGCTGGCAGGACGGTTCGATCTATGACCCCGTCGTTCCCGGCTTCTTCGAGTGGGCGATCCGCGCCAAGGAGCGCTTCCACCTGGTAATCTACTCATCGCGATCGAAGGAGCTGAACGGCGTCGCCGAGATGAAGACGTGGCTGGGCGACCAGATCCGTAACGAATACGAGAACCCGACGCCGATCGCGGTAGACGACTTCGATTTCGCCCACGAAAAGCCCCCAGCCTTCCTGACGATCGACGATCGCGCGCTGACCTTCGACGGCGACTGGGCCGCACTTACACCAGAACGGCTACTGGCGTTCAAACCGTGGAACGCGAAGGAGGGGTAAATGTCCCGCTCCGGCTACACCGGAGAGACTGATGATAACTGGTGCTCCATCTGCTGGCGCGGCGCTGTGGCGAGTGCGATCCGCGGCCGGCGCGGCCAGGCGTTTCTGCGTGAGATGCTGGCCGCGCTTGCCGCGCTGCCGGCCCCGCGACTGATCAAGAACGACTTTTCTACCGAGGGCGAGGTCTGCGCGCTGGGCGCCGTCGCTCGCTCGCGCGGGCTCGACGTAACCACTTGGATGGATCGAGATGACCCCTACTTCGGTGAGTGGATAAACATGACGGAAGGTTTTAGCTGGTACCTCACTCTTCCGCCCTCTGACGCCGAAGTAAACCGAGATCGGGTCGTCGCAGACCTAGCTATCCCCAACGCACTCGCCTGCGAGATCATGTACGAGAACGACGAGGGAACTTGGCGCGAGGAGACGCCGGAGCAGCGGTTCGCACGCGTCCGCGCCTGGATCGAGGGGCATCTCCGATGACCGTTATCACCCGAGACCCCGCCCTCGCGCTGATCGTCTTCGCCGCGACCGTCGTCCTGCTGCTCCTCGTGGCGACCTGGAGATAAATAATGCCCTATGACGCGACGCCCCTGACCCAGGTCCAACGCGACTTGTTCGCTACTCGACGGCTGTTGATAGAGGAAGGGTGGTCCAACGATCAACGTCAAATCGAGCTAGGCAACGGTCGTTGTATCCTAGTCGCGCTCGGCAGAGCCACCGACTATGACGGAGACCGCTTTCGCGCGGCGCGTAGCTTTATCTCCCAAGAAGTTGGGGAAGGTCGGCCGGTTACGCGCTGGAACGACCGCCAGACCAGCGTCGAGTCGGTGCTGGCGCTACTTGACCGCGCCGCGGCGAGGGCCGGTGGGTGACCCGCCTCTGCGCCGCGGCGGGTTGCGCCCGCCCGCTGGTCCGCCGCGCGGGCGAGCAGCGCGTTAACTTCGAGAAGCGCAAGACATGCGGCGCCGCTTGCGCCAATAGGCTCCGCGGCCTCGACCGGCGCCATTTCGGTCCCAACGCGAAGCGTTACCGCGCGCCGGCGGCCGAGCGCGGCGTCCCGCCCGACTACTACGCTCGCGGCACGATCGCGGAGCCAGCGCGGCGAACCTGGTTCATCGCCGCGCGCCCCTGGGCCGAGGCCGGGCTGGGCATGTCGTCGATGGGGGAGTGCGAGGCGTGGTGACGTGGCTTATAGCAATCTACGCGAGCATCGGCATCGGTTTCGCTCTACAATGCGGAAACGACCCTACTCGCCTGCCATCTTGGGCTCCTTATCCTATGCTTATATCGTTACTTTGTGGAATCATTTGGCCAATGATGTTAGGCGCTGTTATAGGCGATAGAATACCGGAAATCGTTAAGAAGAACGTCGCTTTATCAAGTAAAAACGGTACCACCCCAACTAACAACTCATCAGCATCATGACCGAGTCAAACCAAGTCAACCGCGCCCTCCGCGAGCACCTCGGCCCGTTCGGCCGGATGCTGCGTGTCGAGCATCGGTTGGAAATTGGGTGGCCCGACTGGCACTACACGCTGAGGGGCGTGAGTGGGTGGATCGAGGCCAAGCTCTTCCCGCGCTCAGGAAGGGCACCGGAGGCGTTCACGCTCGATCAATTAATCTGGGGCGAGGAGGAGATCCGCGCCGGCGGCCGCTGGACCCTGCTCGGCCGCCGTGGCGACGAGTGGGTGGCCTACGACGCCCCCGGCGCCCGCGCGCTGTTCGACGGACGCAGCAACGCGCCGCTGTTCGCGCTGCCCGGCCCGTTCCCCGTCCGCGCCGCGCTCGACGTGCTGGCGCCGCGCGACGCGAACCGCGAGCCCGCAGGGCGAGAGGTTCGCGGCTTTAATAGGTGGCGGCACAAAAAGCGTGGCTCGACCTATACCGAGATCGGCCGCGGTAAGCTACAGAGCAGCTATGGCGTTGGCACGCTCGAAGAGGGCTTGGACATGGTCGTTTACCGCGACGATGTGGACGGCAGTTTATGGATTCGCGCGGCTGACGAATTTGAAGATGGAAGGTTTGAAAGGCTCTGAAAGATGAAAACCCTCCTCCTCTTCCTCGGGTTCTGCGTCGTGTTCGCCGCGGGCTTCGCGACCGACCGGCTGCTCTCTGGCGCGATCATGATTAACGTCGGCTACATCGAGATGCGGGCGGAGACGGCGGCCTGCGTGAAGCCGGATGGGAAGGATCTGTAATGGCATCTCAACCTCTTTTCACGCGTCGGATCGTCCAGCGCATCCCCGGCCCGCAGACCACCGCGGGCGAAGGCGATATCCTGATAGACGAGTACGGGCAGCACTACCGCCAGGTAAGCGCTGCTGAGGCGTCTATCTTGCGGCAAGGGACCGGGAACGTTGTCTATACGTTGTACCAAAATGGGACCATCGGTTAGGATTCGATGAACGACCTCCTCCCCCTCCCCACTGCCGCAGCGCCGACCGCGGGCGAGCGGCTGCGCCTGGCGCTGCGCCGCGCGCGCGGCGGCCGGCTCGGCGATCGGCTACCGACGATGACCGCCGACGAGGCCGACGCAGCGCTAAGCGACGCAGCGCGTTTGCGGCTGGACCCCGGCGAGGTTTGTACGCTGGCGCGGCTGCGCGCCGGGCTGACCCAGGCGCAGGTCGCGGCCGACCTCGGCGTGGCCAAGATGACCGTTAGCCTATGGGAACGCCGGGCGTGCCCCGGCCGGGATTACCTGATCGAGTACTGGCGCGCGCGGGGCTACGCGGCACTGCTGCCCGCCGCGCGGCCTCACGCCGGCTCGGCGCAGCTACGCGGCGCCTATGAGCGCGGCCGGGTCGCCGGCCTGGCCGGGGAGCCGTCGTCGTCGTGCCCCTACGCGATCACGCCCGGCCGCGGCGGCTTCCGCCGCGTGTGGCGGTTCAACTGGCTGGCCGGCTGGCGGGCCGGGGAGGCGGAGCGGAGGAAATCGCTCGGGTGACGAAATTAGCTATTTACTCCGCCGTGGGAAGCGCGTAAGTTAGGCGCGTTGAAACCGAGGAGACTCGCGATGACGCAGACTGAAGCCCGCAGCCGCTACGAAGCTTACATCGCGGCGATCGACGTTTCGGTCGCCGGTCGCAGCGAGTACGGCGATCTGCGGTGGCACGTCGAGTGCTCAGCCGAGACGAACGCCAGCGACACCGCCCCTCTTAACACCATCGAGTGGTACGAGACCGCTTTCGAGACGGCCAGGATGGCCCACGAGGATTGGCGTAACTGGTACCCGGAGCTTCGGTCGTGACAAACCTCCCTAACTCCCTCCCGGCCGCCGAGCGCGCGGCGCACCGCGCCAAGTGGGGCAGCTATAACGATCCGCCGCCGAACCTGACGCGAATCGAGCCCAGCGAGTTCTGGGCTGAGTTCGCGAGATACGGCTTCTCCGAGCGCCGCGAGTTCCGCCTATTCGTCATTCCGCTGGAGGGCGAGCCGGCGTGGATACAGTCGGTCCACCTGCTATTCGGTGCCGGGGACGCCGGCTTCGCGATCACCGCAGCGTCGCGCGACCACGGCCGGACGTACGAGCCGAAATTCTACAAGTTCTTCCTCTGCGAGCATGCTATCGAGCACGTTGCGACAACTGGAAATTGCTTAAACCGCTATCGCTGCTCGAAGTGCGGCTGGACTTACGAGGTAGACAGCAGTGGCTGAGACCCCACAGCGCGCGACGGCCGATCGGTCAGCCGACCAAACGGCTCCCGGTGCCGATCGATGGAAGAGGCGCGCTGCGGCTAGGGCCGGGTCCGCGACTCCGGGAAAGCATAGGGATCGAACGTCCGTCGTGGCGCCCGGCTCCGGCAACGACCCGGCCCGCTCCTTTCCTTGCGACTGTTTCCGCAAGCTAGACCGCTGCGACGAATCGTGCGTCGGCGCCGTCGGCCATCGCCATAAGGTCGCGCCGGGGACGTGCGCCTACTGCGACGCCGAGCGCGCGGCCGGCAACCGGCACCACCCGCCGCACGACGCGAGCCCGCGGTGCGCCAGCGGGCGGCGGAGCCACTGTAGCTGTGATACTTGCTTCTAGGAGGAACAACAGATGCCCTTCGACCCCAAGCACAACGACGCCGCGCTCAATCGCTCCTTGCTCGCCCAGGCGCTGCGCAACCCGGCGACCGATCGCGTGGCATGGGACTTCGCCAGCGGCCGCCGCTGCGCTCTTAACGACGCTAGGGGTTTAGGATTCGATGCTCGTGAAGATCTCGGGTTAACCCGCTGGCAATTCAGTGGAATCTTTGGAATATACTTCTTGGACGACATCGAAGCTCCCTACAGGCAGCTATACAACGTGGGACATCGCCGCGAGGTAACTCCGGCTATGGTCGCCGACGCATTGGGGGCGATCGGGCGATGACCTTCGTCGAATGGCAGTGCCGCGCCTCCTGGTGGGAGGCCGCGTGGCGTTACTACCGGCGCGACCTCGCGCGAGTCGGGTGCTGGAGCTTGTGGCTGTGATTGAACTCCACTACGGCGATCTTCACCTGAGCACCACTGCTCCAGAGGTCGTCGCCCGCGCGCTCGGCCGGCTGCGCTGGGTGCTCGACGGCGCGGCGCCGGTGCCGCTCGTGGCGGCGGTGAGGAGGCTGAGGTGAAACACATAACCGAGGCCCGAAAGCACGCCGAGGACGTGGCCGCGAAGGCGAACGCCGCTGCGGCATTAAAGCGCCAGCCGGCGGGTCGGTTCTCCGCCGTACCCATCTTCATCGCCGGCACGGGACCACGACCACTATTCCGAGTCTTCGAGAACGCCGGGGCGGGTTGGTGGCGCCTGCTGGCGACCTATGGCAGCCGCGGCAAAGCCGAGCATTGCGTCCAAAGATTAATGACCGGTCAGCAAGAAGCGCCGAAGGGTAAGCCACCGCGGAGCGCGTTCCCATGACCTCCCTCGTCTTCGAAACGCCAGGCGCGCTGGACCTGCGGGCACTGACGCTGTTCGGGGCGTCGGCGAAGCCCAACGCGGTCTCGCCGCTCGGGCGCTTTGGCACCGGCCTCAAATACGCAATCGCCGGCTTAGTGCGCCTCGATGCGCCGCCGGTGATGCATGTCGGGGCGACAACTTACCGCTTCCGCGCGGTGCCGGTCGAGTTCCGCGATCGTGAGGTCGAGACCATTGTCATGGACGACGGCCGCTTCTCCTCTTTGGAGCTGCCGTTCACCACGGCGCTCGGCCGGCACTGGGAACCGTGGATGCTCTACCGCGAGCTGGAGGCGAACACGAAGGACGAGGGCGGACAGACGTATATCTCGACTGGCGCCTTTGGAGCCGTCTGCGGCGAGGAGAACTTCACCCGCATCGTCGTCTCCCACCCCGACCTGCTGGCGGCGCACGCGGCGCGCGAGGAGATCTTCCTGCCGCCGGAAGCCGGCCCAGCGGCACTAGAAACCGAGAGCCTACGCGTGCTCGACCACCCCGCGGCGCACCTCTACTACCGCGGCGTGCGGGTGCGCGACCTCGGCGACAAGCCCGCGCTGCTGACCTACGACCTACTGGAGGAGCAGGCGCTCACCGAGGACCGCACGCTGTCGCTGACCTACCGCGTGCACCACCTGGTCGCCGCGGCCGTGGCTGTCTCGGACGACGAGGCGCTGATCGAGCGTGTCGTCGCGGCGCCGAAGGGCTCCTGGGAGCAGGAGCACCTGGACTGGGATTACGCGTGGACCGCGCCCTCCGAGGCGTTCAAGGCAGTGATGGCACGCCGTAAGGGCGCGGCCAGCCCGAGCGCGCTGCGCTACTACGTGACCCACGTCCCCGAGCCGGCGCCGGCGCGCGCGGACCCCTTCGCGCGGTGGCCGCGGCCGTGGTACAAGGACGGCATCGACCTTCGGGACAATAACGATAATCGCATCGCCTCGATCGCCGACTCCGTGGACGACGATGAGATCGACGACCTGGCGAAAGCGCTGCTCGACGCGGTCAACGGCTTCAAGCTGAAGGACGAAGAAACACAGTTCTAGGAGGGTGAGATGATAGGTCGGTTGATTATCACAGTGCTGGTCCTGGGGCTTGCCGGCTGGCTACAAGCGTTCCTCATGCCCGTGGCTGTGATCGGGGCAAGCAACGCCGCGGCGCTCCAGCTGACCAACAGCGACGCCAACGCCGTGCTCGCGGTCCTGGGGATGAGGGCGTTCAGCGGCATCGGCGCCGTCGTGACGGCAGTGACCTTCCTGCTCATCCTGGCGATCTGGTGGAAATACCTACGCCGCGGCGTACTCGCCCTCAAGCGGGAGATTACGGCCGGTCTCCTGGCCGCGCTGGGCATATGTGTCTGCACCGCGCCGGCTTATGCCTTCTACAATTCGACTGACACGACCGAGGCCTACGGCATCCTGCCCAACCACACGGCGTTCTGGGTGCCCGGCATGGGCGACACGAAGGCCAACCAGGCGCAGATGGAGTCCGAGGATTTCCTGAAGGCGAACAAGGTGCCGGGTAAGTTCTTCATCATCCCGCACGTCAAGCTATCCGGCTCGACCTACATGGGATGGGACAAGTACATTCCGACGGGGCGGCTGATCGTCGTCGACCGGGCGCCGTTCTTCCACGAGTGGACGAAGAAGGGTCGCGGCACCGATGCCGCGATCGACCAATCCTTCCCCTGCCATTCCAAGGATAACATCGAGGTTTCGGCCGAAATGTCCCTGGCCGCCAGCGTGACCGAGGAGGACGCCGCGCGTTTCCTCTTCTACTTTGGCGTCAACCAGCCGGCAGGCGACGCCTCCGACCCGCAGGTGATCTTTACCTCGGTCTTCCAGGGTAAGTCCTTGGCGCAGGTCATGGGTGGGTGGGGCCGCGGGGAGATCCAGAGCCGCGTCTGCCGGCACATCAACGAGCACACGATCGAGGATTTAGCGGCGAGCGGCAACGCCGTCCTGGACGCCATTCAGGGGGAGGCGGTCAAATTCTTCCTGACTTTCGGCATCACGATCGAGTACGTCGGCTGGGCCGGCGGCTTCACCTATCCGAAGGAGGTCAGCGACGCGATCAATACGCGCTTCGCCGCCGAGCACATAGCACCGGTTATCTCGACCCTCCAGGAGAAGGCGCGCATCGACGCGATCTCGGGCTGGGATCGTCACCTGCCCACCAGCGTGACCTTGCTAGGCGGTGTAAGCAGCCTCATCACCGATTTCATCGGCAGTCTGCAACCGGGCGCAAAGGTGCCAGGGGCGAAACCATGACAACCCCCGCCGAAAACCGCGCGCGGCTGGCCGCGGCGCTACGCAACCCAGCGCCGGGGCGACTGCCCTGGAACTTTAGACTGGTGAGTAGATGCGCCTTCTGCGAGCTAGCTGCCATCGGGCCGGAAGACGACGACGGAAGATGGCCGGACTGGCTCGGGCTCGAAGAGCCACTCTTTGACAAGATCTTCGGCATCGGCGATAGCGTGACGTTTTACAACGTCACGCGCGCGGAGGACATCACACCGGATATGGTGGCTGCGGCACTGGAGGCTGTTGAGTGATCCGCCTCCTCCTCGCCCTCTACCTGCTCGTCGGCTTCGGCGCGGCGGTCAACCACGCCGAGCGCGCCGCGGCGCCGGCCTGGCGCTACGCCTATCTGGTGGCGCTGTGGCCGGCCGAGCTTGGCGCGGCGATCGACGACGCAGGCGGCGGGCTGGTCGGCGGCGTGCCGGTGCCGGAGGAAGAGCCGGCGGACATTAACCCGGAGCGGCGATCGTGACTCGCTGGTTAGATAACCTATTACGAAGCCGGTCCCGTCCCAACCGGCCGATATACGCGTGGCAGGTTTACTGCCGAAACCGCCTTCACTTTTGGGGCAGGATCATGGGCTACCCGGTGTGCAATTGTCCGCCCGCGGAGTGCCATCCGCTGGGTTATGACGCGAGGCCAACACAATGTTCCTGAAGCTCTACGACCCAGAGACGGGCGAGAGGCGAGAGCGCGGCCACGCCGCGTTCGACGCCCTCCGCGACCGGCTGGTCCTGATCCGCTCGTTCGAGCACGGCGCGTACTGGCGCGCCGGCGGCTCGGGTTACGCAACGGAGGAGGCGGCGGCTGGCCGCCACTCCTTCGACGACGCCTATGACCGGACCTGGAAGTGCGGGCCAGAGAAGCGGATAGCGTACGAGCTCGCGCCGACCAGTTGGCGCCCAATCGAGACGGCGCCAAGGTCCGGCTTCGGCGAGCCGAACCGCTATGTCCTCGTCCGCGGTCCCTCCGGGATGGTGGGCGTCGAGCACGACGTGATCCTCGCCTATCACAATGCGGAGTACCGGCCGCTCGACCCGTGGCGCGACGTCCACGGCGACGCGCTCGCCGACCGCGGCCTCGCGCCGACCGAGTGGATGGAGGTGCCGGAGTGACCGGCCTCATCGACCCGCGTCCATTCACCTCGCACTCGGGCGTTCGGCTGCCGTTCAAGATCGAGTGCGACGCGTACACCGACGCGGACCTGGCGGCGTTCGCCGCGGTCGCCGCTGCGCGCATCAAGTTCAGGCACGTTATCGCCGCCGGATCGGGCGCCGGGGCTCGGTTCGCGGAGGCTCTGCGGAGGTACGAGCGGACCGACGCGACGATCGTCCTAATCGCCGACGACGTGCTAACGACCGGCAACTCTCTAGAGAAAGCGGCGTCGATGGAACAGGACTGCGGCACCGATCATTGGGACATTCGCGGCCTGGTCCTCTACGACCGGAGCCGAGAGGGCCAACGCCCCGACTGGGTCTCGGCGTTCTTCGTCCTCGGGGAGTGGCTCAGGTGACCTACGAGGACTTCCAGCGCGCCGGGCGGGAGCGCCGGTTCGTCGTCCTCGGCGGGCGGCGCTGCTACGTCAGTCGCCTCGCAGACGGCGTCGAGCCCGACCTCGGCCGCTACGAGTGCGCCGCGCGCGGCTGGACCTGGCTCGCCCACGGCGACGGCGGCTCTACCGAGTGCGCCTACGTCGGGCCGGGGTTCGACGGCGAGAACCCGAAGGATTTGAGACAATGAAATCTATAGGAGATCTACTCGCGCGGCTCAGCGCGGCTACGAAAGGCTCTCGGGAGCTTGACGCTGAGATCTACGCCGCGACTAGCTGGGATGCGGGGGTGTTGACTACGGAAGAGTGGAAGGCTGTAATCGAGCGATATAGCAGGGACTATCCCTGCGATGCCTGCGGCTCCACGGCTTATCAAAGTTGTCCGCGCTATACGACCTCGCTTGACGCCGCCCGAACGATCGTTCCGAAGGGTTGGAGGTGGATAATCGAGGATCTCGGAGACGACTCCTTCCGTGTCTCGTTGCGACAGTCTTACGAGCAGGGACTTAGGGAGCACAGCGTGACAGGGAGAAACCCGGCGCTCGCGATGTGCATCATAGCCTTAGCAGCGCACGGAGGGGTGACATTATGTGGAACCTAGTCGTCGCCGGCGTCGTCGCCGCAACCTTCCCGTCCTCCCAACCCTGCGAGGACGCTTTGTACGTCCAGGCGACGGCCGCCTACGAGGCGGCCGTCGATTGGCGCTCCTCCAGATCGATCGACCGCTTCCCCGGACCGGACGGGACCGACGTCCTCGTCGTCCGCGCCGACGGCCGGCCGGTCTTCCGCGGGCGCTGCGACAGGTGTGGGCGATGACAGACGAGGTTCCGGTCGGATGCCCGTACAAACCCGGCGACGTGGTCCGGGCGTTCAGGTACGACGGGACGCCGACGACGGGTATAGTGAGGCACGTGACCCGGATCAGGCGGAGGGAGGGACTGCTCGACTACCTCAAGCTGACCTTCAAGGACGGCGGGTCGATCTTCAAGCTCGCCGCGGAGGAGGGCCCGCGCCGCGGGCGCCGACTACGTCGTCGTCGGCCGGCCGATCTGGCGCGCGCCGGACCCGGACGCGGCGGCGCGGGCGATAATGGAGGAGTTAAAAGGATGACTGAGGACTTCGCCGTGCGCGACCTACCGCCTAACGTCGATCACACCGAATGGTTGGTTTTCGTTAAGATCAAAGATTACAGCATTCAATTAACCCGCGCCGACTTCGAGACGCTGCGCGAGGCCGTGGTGCAGCACGAGCTGTACCCGTGTCGGAACGTGAGAACGGTACCGTGACCCCCGCCGATCTCCGCCGCCACGCGGCGCACTTCCGGGCCATCGCCGAGCGCATGATCGGCGAGGTCATGCGGCGCGGCGAGCCGCGCGACCGGGCCGCGCCGGAGGCTCGGCTGGAGCAGCTTTACGCTTGGCGGGATAGGTGTAAGGCGCTGGCGACGCCGATCGAGGGGCCGCGGTGACCGCCGAGGAGCTAATCGAGTTCGAGGCCGAGGTTGCGGCGATGTACAACCGCGGGGAGATCCGTGCACCGGTGCACCTCAGCGGGGGGAACGAGGCGCCGCTGCTGCGCTACTTCGCCGAGCGCTTCCAGCCGGGGGATTGGGTGGTCTCAACCTGGCGGAGTCATTATCATTGTTTGCTCGCCGGTTGTCCCCCCGCCGAGGTCATGGCCGCGATCCGCGCCGGGCGCTCGATCGCGCTGTGCTTCCCGGAACATCGCTTCCTGGCGTCGGCGATCGTCGCCGGGGCGTGCCCGATTGCGGTGGGGCTGGCGGCCAGCGGGCTGGTGCGGCATGTGCACTGCTTCGTCGGAGATAGTGCAGCAAGGTCAGGCTTATTCTACGAGTGTCGGGAGTACGCCTGCGGGCATAATCTGCCAATCACGTTCGTGGTCGAGGACAATGGGCTGTCAGTGAAGACAGACACAGAACACGTCTGGGGTCGGCAATGGGCATCAGATCCAGATCGTAATAACTGGTGGCAAATGACGTCAAATGGCATGTGGTTCGAAAGCGACGAAGCACGTACGGTAGCTTATACCTACAAGCTCGAATGGCCTCATAGCGGTGCAGGAACCTGGATCGATTTCTGATGGACACCCTCCACCGCATCCTCTCCGGTCAGTCGCTGACGCCGCGCGAGCTTGCCTGGGCCGGCCGCGTCGTTATCGTCTGGTTAACGATGGACGTGATCCAGTTTATCGACATGGTCGTTGGATGGTTTCGATGATTAGAAACGCCGCTTGGTCCGTATCGCGTCTCGCCATCCTCGCGGTGTTCTGCGTTTCACCGATACTTATGGCGGTCGAGCGCGGCGGGTGGTGGCTCCTACTCGCAATTGTTCTCGGCGTGTTAGTTACTGTCGGCGCCGGACTTCACATAGCCAATCTTCTCGGCGCGTTCCGATGACCTATGCCGCCGCCCTCCGCGAGGCGATGTCGCTGTGCGCCGCGGCCGGTGCGCCGATAATCGGGCAGTCGGTCCTGGCCGGCGGCACGGCGCTGCGCGGGACGCTGGATCATCTGCCGGACGCCGCGCTTGTTGAGATGCCTGTATGCGAGGAGCTTCAACTCGGAATGGCCATCGGCCTTTCGTTGGCCTCGGGGCGGCCAGTGGTGTCGTGCTACCCACGCGCGTCCTTCCTGATGCGCTGCATGGACCAGCTCGTGAACCACCTCGACGCGCTGCCGCTGATGGGCTACCGGCCGCGCGTCCTGATCCGGGTCGCGGTCGCTCACGACCGGCCGCTTGACCCCGGCCCGCAGCACCTGACCGGGCCGAATTTCGTGTGGCACCTGCAGCAGATGCTGCGCACTGTGCTGGTGTTTGACCTAACGGACGCCGCGGCCGTAGTGCCGGCTTACCGCGCGGCGCTGGCGCACGGGGGGTCGTCGATGCTGATCGAACATGCGGAGAGATACGATGTTTAAATTCCTAAAGCGTCGAGTCACGGAGCCCAGTATTATACAAAGAACCGCGGTCAAAGATAACCGCCCACCTCCCGCGAAAACGACGAAGGGTTGCCAGGACTGCAACGCCTTCGAGAATATCAGTGGCGAATTCATCGGGTTTCGCTGCCACCGGACAGAGCTCCTCCGCAAAACCGAAAGCATAATTAGTGGCAGGACGTACTTCACCTACCAAGATCCTAGAGATCTTCGGAGGCCAGAAGGTGCTTGCGGCCCCGACGCTAAGTTCTTCGAGCCAAAATAATGAAAGATTGGCTCTTTCCCGCTGCATTCTCGTCGTGGAAACCGTATGACGGCTCCACCGAATGGGCCGCGTACGAGCGCGTGCTGCGCTCTGGCCGGCTGACCATGGGACCTGAGACCGAGGCGTTCGAGGAAGAGATCGCGGCCTACCATGGCCGGCGGCACGCTATCGCCGTAAACTCGGGGTCGAGCGCGAACCTGGTGGCGGTGGCGGCGATCAGGCATTGGCATGTCGATGAAGGATACATCAACGAGGAAGAAGGTCCTTACGAGGGACGCTTCGTCGCGCCCGGAGTCGCATGGTCAACAACCTATAGCCCGGCCCTACAGCACCGTTATTGGCCAACGATCATCGACGTGGATGATACCTGGAACGCGCCGCTTACGAGGAGCGAGCCGCTAACCGTCATCGCGTCGATCTTGGGAAGTCCTGGCCACCTAAGTGATTGGCGTTGCGCGACCTCCCGCTGGCAAAAGCAGCTACTCCTTGAGGACAATTGCGAATCAATCGGCGGGCGGACGTCGGAAGGCCGACTGACCGGCACGTTCGGCGACCTCTCGACCGGCTCGGGCTTCTACTCCCACCAAATTAGTGCCGTCGAACTCGGCTGGATACTCACCGACGACGACGAGCTGGCGCGGCTCTGCCGCCTGCTGCGCAACCACGGGAACGAGGGCTGGGGGCGGGAGGAATTCGAGGGGCGTTATTCGTTCAGTCTATTCGGCTACAATGTAAGACCGGTCGAGGCGCATTGCGCGGTCGCCCGCAAACAATTAAAACGGCTCGACGAGATGATTTTTGCCAGGCGCCGAAACATATCTCATTTCATTGCCTGCACGCTCGAAGCGCCGATACAGCACCAGCAGCAACGCGGAACCCCGTCACCGTTCGGCCTCGCATTTGAGGTCCTCGACCCCACGCGCCGTGCGCCGTTGGCGCGAGCGCTGGCCATGGCCGGGATCGACAGCCGGCCGCCGACGGGCGGATCGTTCCTAAAGCATCCATACGGCGTGCCATGGCGTGACCAGAAGACGCCGCGGGCCGATCTCGTGCATGAGCGAGGCATGTTCCTGGGTTGCGCGCCGTGGCCGATACCGGAACTTATCGAGAAGGCGGTGGCTGTTATGAGGGAGGTATTATGAGGTTGAACTGAAACGACTCACCCGGCGACCTTTATGGTTACGGGCGCTACCTTTGGTGGCCCCGTTTGCGGGATTCGCTTTCGGTCAACTATTGTGGTACCTCGCCCGGTGACCCCCACCTGCGCCTGCGGCCGGACGCACCGTGACGGCTGGCGGCTGTTCGCGTACCGGGGCGAGTGGCGCTGCTGGGACTGCCTACCGGCCGCGTACCGGGCGAAGCGGCGGTTGTTCCGCCGGCCGCGAAGGCCGTTGACGGGGCGGGAGGCGGCGTTACCGACGCGGCCACCGTCGAAGGGCTCGTTCGGAGTCACGGGGGAATAAATGGATCACGTCCTTCTGCTCGGCGGCGCGGGGTATCTGGGGAGCGTCATGGCCCGAATGATGCTCGACAGAGGATATAGCGTCACCATCGTCGACAACCTCCGCTACAACCAGGCTCTCGCGCTGGCCGCGTGCTGCGCCGACCCGCGGTTCGAACTGGTGCGAGGCGACATGCGGGACGCCATGACACTGCGCCCGCTGGTGGCCCGTGCGGACGCGGTGGTGAATCTAGCCGCGATCGTCGGCGCACCGGCGTGTGACGCTGACTCCGCTGCTGCCGTCTCAACCAACCGGGACGCCGTGCGCACGCTCGTCGGCCTGCTCTCGCCGCGCCAGCTCCTAATCTACCCCAACACCAACTCCGCCTACGGCACCGGCGGCGCCGAGCCGCTGACCGAGGACGCGCCGCAGCGGCCGCTGTCGCTATATGCGCGGACCAAGTGCGAGGGCGAGGCCGTGGTGTTGGAGCACCCGAACGCGGTGGTGTTTCGGTTGGCGACCGTCATGGGTGCTAGTCCGCGGATGAGAACCGACTTACTGGTCAACGACTTCGTGCTGAAGGCCGCGCGCGGCGAGGCGGTAGCGCTGTATGACGGTGCGGCCCGGCGGAACTTCGTGCACGTCAGGGACGTGGCGGACGCAATCTTATGGGCGATCGATCCACCGCGCGTAATCTGGAAAGGTCTTCCGAGCGCGGAGCGCATCTTCAACCTCGGCAACGACGAAGCCAACATCACCAAACGCGGGCTGTGCGAGGCGATCCGCACGCGGGTGCCGGGGTTCCGTTGGTTCGAGGTCGAGGGGCGCGATCCTGATGCCCGCGATTATCTCGTCTCCAACAAGCGGCTGGCCGCGGCCGGCTTCCGCGCGCGACGCGGGCTGGTGGAGGGGATTGATGAGTTGCTCAAGCTCTACGCGGCGTTTCCACGGCACCAGTGGGGGAATGTGTGATGCCGTTTCCGAGCCTTGAAGAAGCGATGTACGAAGACTTTCAACGGATGAGCAAGAAGGAACAGATACGCCGAATATTGCTCGGCGGCAACGCCGAGTTCGTATTACGGATGACCGCCAATTTAGACCGCTCAACCGAGGTCGGTAAAGCTGCGGGCGCTATAATTGATGCACTAAAGCGTGAGGTACCTGAAGGCATGAATAAGCATATTAACGACTTTATGACCGCATTCAATCGCCTCGCAGTCGACGTCGATTACCTCACTTCCGTAGACAACGCGGCCCAGCTAATCACCACCGCTCTCCGCGCTGGCGGAAAGGTCTTGCTCTGCGGCAACGGCGGCTCCGCGGCACTGGCGGCGCACCTGGCGGCCGAGCTCGTCGAGCGCTACGCGCGGGATCGGGCGCCGCTGGCGGCGATCGCGCTGACCGAGCCGGCGACCTTGACCGCACTCGGGAACGACTACGGGTACGACTGGACCTTCGCCCGGTGGATAGCGGGCCTGGGAAACTCCGGCGACGTTCTAGTGGTGATAAGCACGTCGGGCAGGAGCCCGAACGTCTTGCGGTCGATCGACACCGCCTTCGCGCGCGGGATGAAGGTGATTGCGATGACCGGCGCGGACGGCGGCCACGTCCTACGGGAGCACTCCGAGCATGTCGCCGTCCTGATCCGCGCCCCGAGCGACGAGACGCCGGTCATCCAGGAGATCCACCTGGCGATCGGCCACACGATCTGCGCAGCGGTGGAGAAGGAGATGTTCGTGTGACTGATATCGTTCTGATACATCCCGGAGGCGTCCACGGCATATACGGCCCGCTCGGCGGTGAGCTCGTCGCGCGCGAGCCACCACTATGGCCCCGGTTGATCGCCGGCTACCTGCGCGACCGCGGGTGGTCGGTCACAATCGTCGACCAGGAGGTGGAAGGGTTGAGCGCGGCGGAGATCGCTGCCAAGGTCGCGCTCCTACGGCCGCGGGTCGTTGCGATCTGTGTCCACGGCCACCAGCCCAGCGCCAGCACGCAGGCTCTACCGGGTGCGCGGGCGGTGGCTTGGGAAATAGGTTTAAATCATAAGGACCATTCGAAAGTAATCCTTCTCGGCAACCACCCTTCCGCCCTACCCGAACAAACACTTCGCGAGGAGCCATGTGATTTTGTCATCGACGGTGAAGGACCGATAACCCTAGATGCCCTTTTACGGTTAGGGGAGTCACCCTCGAAAGATGACCCCGAAAGAGGTAGCTACATCTTCAAACTCGGCGAGATCCCCGGTCTGGTTTGGCGGAGCGCCGAGATCGTTCGCAACCCCCTCGCTCCACCACTTGACCTTGACCGCGACCTCCACGGCCGCACGTGGGACCTACTGCCCGAGCCATCGCGTTACCGCGCCCACAACTGGCAGTGCCTGGACGGTTGGCCGCGGTCGTCGCCCTACGCGGCGGTGTATACGTCACTCGGATGCAGTTACACGTGCGACTTCTGCATGATCAACGTCTTTCAGCACACGAACCGCTACCGCCGCCGCTCGCCCGCGGCGGTCGTCGAGGAGATGGTCTGGCTCTACCGCGAACGTGGTGTACGGACATTCAAGATCGTAGACGAACTTTTTGTTTTATCAAAAAATCATTATCGTGCGGTCTGCCAATGGCTAGTCGATTCTGGTATTGGTAACGACATCAACGTCTGGGCCTACGCCCGCACCGATACCGTGCGCGAGGAGGATCTGCCGCTGATGCGCGCGGCCGGCATCCGTTGGCTGGCGCTCGGGATCGAGTCGGGGTCGAGCGAGGTCCGCGCTGGAACCAACAAAGCCTTACGCGGCGACGGCAACCTCGGGATTGAGACGACCGTGTTGGCGATCCGCCGCGCCGACATTAACGTTATCGGCAATTACATCTTCGGGCTGCCCGACGACACCGAAGCGTCGATGCGCGAGACGCTTGCGCTGGCCCAGCGCCTCAACGCGGAGTGGGCCAACTTCTACTGCGCCATGCCGTACCCCGGCTCGCCGCTCTACGACCGGGTCGCGCGCGAGCGGCCGGAGGATCTGCCACCGAGCTGGGCGGCGTACTCGCAGCACAACCGGCACACGGTGCCGCTGCGCAACGCACACCTCTCGGCCGCCGACATCCTCCGCTTCCGCGACGCCGCCCACGTCACTTACTTCTCCTCCCCCGAGTACCGCGCGATGCTCCGCGCGCGGTTCGGCCCCGGCGCCGTGGCGGAGGTGGAGAAGATGCTTTCCTACACTTTAGACAGGGACTTGCTCCGATGATCGGCCTCTACCTGATGCTCGATATGCCGGACGACTACTGGCAGCTCGCGCGCTTCGAGCGGCGCCAGACCCGCCACCTTTACCTGGTCCGCGCGCTGAACCCGAGCACGGGCGAACCGAACAAGTTCGGCTGCTACGTCGTGGATCTCCGGTTACTGATGCTGAAGCCCGGCGACGAGGGCGCGCCGGCCAAGATCTTCGACGATTACGCCGGGGTCCGAGCCTTCCTGAACTGGGTCGACGAACCCGAGCGGGAGAAGGTCGTCAAGCTGGTCAAGCCGTGACCCCCGCTGACCTAGATGTGATAATCCTCTGCGGCGGCCAAGGCACGCGCCTAGCGCCGGCATTACCACCCGGCGTGCCGAAGTTCCTCGCGCCCTTCCGCGACCGGCCGTTCGCCGAGGCACTACTGCGCCAGCTCGCCGCGGCCGGGTTCCAGTGCGCAGTGCTGGCGTTGGGCTATGGGGCGGAGCAAATCCGGCGCGCGCTTCCGAGGATGATAACCTCGATGCCGACGGTAAACTGGGAGGAGCCCGAGCCGCGCTCGATCCCACACGCGCTGAACAGCATCGCAGAGGCATTCTCCAAACTCTCCGACCCCGTCGCCGTCGTCAACGGCGACACGCTGGTGGATCTGGACTGGCGGACCCTGCTGACGGTCTACACCTCCCAGCGCGTGCCCGTCGGGTTGGTCGCGGTGGCCCCGGTAGGGTTGGCCCACGTCGAGTCTGGCGTGCACCTGCTACCGCGCGCGTGGCTGGACCGGCGGCAGCCCACATGGGGCGCGCTGCCGGTGGGCTGCTGCCGCGCGTTCTGGGATATCGGTTCGCCGGAGGGTCTGGCGCGGGCGGAGCGGGAGGCACCATAACTTAGATGGATAAAACTCCAAGAATGAGTAGCAAGCGGCAGCGAGAAATGGAAGATAGCTGGAAAAATGACGAAGAAGCCCACATCTTACTCGATTTAATCAACGCCGAATTTAACTCTGATCCAACGAGCGTGGCGCCTTTTGATTTAAGGATCGTTGAGCGAGTTCGCATTTGCGTTGCTCGCCGTAAAGAGTTTGAGAAAAAGAACCCAATTTATCAGCGTTAAATACCTTGATCATCACCCGAACACCGCACCGCATCAGCCTCGCCGGCGGCGGCTCCGACCTGCCCGCGCACTACCGCGCCCACGGCGGCGCCACGCTCGGCTTCGCACTCGCGCAATACTGCTGGATCTCGCTGCGCCGCCTGCCACCCTACTTCGCTCACCGCCACCGCATCGTGTGGTCGCGCACCGAGCTGGTGCGCGAGGTCGACGAGATCGCGCACCCCGCCGCCCGCGAGGTGCTGCGCGCGGTCGGCGCGCCCGGCCAGGGCTACGAGCTCCACCACGCCGGCGACATCCCGCACATGAGTGGGATGGGCTCGTCGTCGGCCTTCACCGTGGGGCTGCTCAACGCCGCGGCGACGCTGGACGGCCGCCGGCTCTCGCCGGAGGAGCTGGCGAGCGACGCGATCCACGTGGAGCAGGCGCTGATCGGCGAGGCAGTGGGGTCGCAGGATCAGGTCTTCGCGGCGTTCGGAGGTTTCAATCGGTTACAGTTCGGAGCGACGCCGGAGGAGATCGAGGCCGGCTTTAAGCCGAACATTATCGGAATCCATCCGTTAGAGATTTCTCCAAGCCGTAAGGTTGAAATACTAGCCCACCTGATGCTGGTCTACACCGGCACGACGCGGGTCGCGGCCGAGGTCGAAGCGGTGAAGATCGCGCGCATCAACGAGAATGCGCGTGGGCTGGCCGCACTCGCGGCGATGGTTAACGACGCCGAGGCGATCCTGACCGACCCCCGATGCCCCGTGACGGAGCTGGGGGCGCTCCTGGACGCCGCCTGGCGCGTTAAGCGCGGGCTGGCCCCCGGCGTCGCGCCCGCCGCCGTAGACGCGCTGTACGGGCGCGCGCGGGCCGCGGGCGCGGTCGGTGGAAAACTGCTCGGTGCGGGCGGCGGGGGATTCTTTCTGCTCGTCGTCGAGCCCGAGCGCCGCGCGGCCGTCAAGGTGGCGCTGGGTGACCCGATCGAGGTGCCGGTCGCGGTCGACCGCGCCGGCTCGACGGTGGTCGTGGATCAGCCTAACGGGTGGAAGTGAAAACGCAAAACGCCCCGCGCGAGGCGGGGCGTTGGAAGCGCTCTAAGGTGCGTGTAGCTAGGCGGCGCGGCGCAGCGCCCCCATCTGCTTCTCCAGGTCGGCGAGCGACATGCCGAGCGGCGTCGCGCCGCCGGCCGCGATCCAGTCCGTACTGACCAGGGCATAAGCCTCGTCGCAAAAAGTCGAAAAGAAGGCGTTGGTCATGCGGTACTTCAATCCCCAGCTCACGAGGCCGAAGTCGCTCAGGGTGTAGGAATTTAGGATAACGCAGTGCCCGCCCACCGACTGCGTCTGCCCCGGCACCACGTCCCAGGAGAACGGCGCCGGGTCGGTGTTCTCCAGGCTCTTTGGCACGTTGAATCCAATATACACCACAGCGCCCGTGTAGATGGCCCGCCGCACGTCGCCCTGGTTGCGCGGGTCGAGCTCGACGAAGGCCGCGAGGCGGTCTACCGGCCCGCCGGCCGTCAGGTAGAAGCCCTCCGTCGCCCAGTCGGTCAGGATCGTCTGCTCGTCCGCCCCGGCGTCGGTCGGGTTGGTCCCGTCGGTCGCGCGCGGCGCGCCCGGATTATACCCCGCCCAGGCCTCATACAGCACCAGCGCGTTGGCGTCCGTTACCGGGGCGATCGTGCCCGCGTTCGCGGTCCACGTCTGGATGGCGTGGAGGACGCCAGCACACGTGCAGTCGCCCAACGAATCGTTCATCAGCATGCCAACATCCGCCGGCAGCTTGGCGCCGTAGTCGGCGGAGTCCGGGATCGGCGGCAGCGGCGCGCGGCCGCGCATCATGCGGAGGGACGACATGTGAGGGATATTCGGGTTGAAGCGGCGCGGACGCCGGCCATATTGTCGGTGGAGGGGCATCGGGGTTCCCCCTATTGCGTTTGTTGCTTGTAAGGCAGACCCGCGAAGCTGTTGCCAGTGGTGCTTGTAGTCGTAATCGAAACGGGATGCACCCCGTCCGACCAACCAAGACCCGCGCTGGGGCATTGCCAAACGATCATGCCGGCATTCCACCCCAGGTTCATAAACTTGCCGCAATGAGGGCAACGTGGGTTCATCTTACGCTTAACTCCCTCTCGTTCATAGAAAGGCCAACCTAGAGCCCCTAGGGAACCCGTAGGTGCGCGGAACGGCCGCGGGCGTAGTTACCCTAGCCTAAAACCGCTTCCGCGCGCGTAACGGCTTCCTAGCGGCTCAACGCCCCGCCAATAACCGTCGCGATCGACTCACAAGGCACGGAGGGCGGCCGGTCGTCAACCCGAATCGTTAGCACCCCGGCGCGCGGGTCGTACGCCCAGGCGAACGCGAAGCCGCGCGAGGTAGCCCAGCCGGCGTCGGCGTCGATCGTCACGTAGCGCGCCGCGGCGATCCTGACGCGAGCCCAGGCCGGGGCGTCGACACTGATGTAGGTCAGCGGGTCGCAGGCGAGCACTTACGTTCTTCAATTATCTCCCGAAGCAATTCTCCCGCCGGGCTTGTTGGCCGATCCATAAACTGAAGCACTCGTTCCAGACGTACTATCAGCGATATTTCAGCCACAGATTTACCTATTTGCCACTCCAAATTTGGAGGGGGGAGCGCGCCAAATGACGGAGATTTCATTGCACCGGGATCTTGCACCGCGCGTTGGCGTGCCGCGGCGTAAACATCGCCCCGGTGCGCGAGCTGACGCACTGGCGGCGCGAGGGGAAGCGCGCAGAAGCGCCGGGGGCTGGAACAGGGGTCACGGACAGTGATCCGGAAGCTGCTCGGCGCAATATATTGAGCGCCTGCTGCTCGTCCATAAGCGCCGCGGCGCGTAATGGTAGCGACGCAGCAACCGGAAGCCCTGCAAGCCGCTCGACGAGCGGAAGCAACGCTACGGCTGCAGCGAGTGCCAGACCGTACGGCCCCAGCGCGGCCTCGCCGAGCGGCGCCAGGATGCCGACGATCGTGTTAACCGCTCCGACCACTTCGGCGGCGCTTACCTGCTGCCCGGATAACAGCTTGGTGGTAATGTCAGAGATCTGCGCCACGGCCGCCGGAGTGATCCCGACGACCTGCCCTAACGCTCCGAGTTCGCCGGAGAGCCCGGAGATGATCGCAGCGAGATACTGACCGAGGGTGTTGCTCGGCGGTACAGGGCTTGGTCCCGGTGGGCCTACTAGGGGCTGCGCGCACCCCGCCAGCGCAACCGTCGAGGCGCCGGCCAGCAGCCAGCGGCGGGTCAATCTTTTTTCCACGTTGGCTCCTTTTTGCTATTTACTCCGCTGAGTAAAGCGCGTAAGTTAGTGATCGTTGGGGTTGGCGCTGGGCCGACCCGCCCTTGGAGGGACCGAGATGACGCACGAAATCGCCACGATAACCGTCTATTTCCTAGCCGTCGACCCGGACGAGGAGTGCCGCTACGTTTACAGCTACCTGAACCTCGGAGACGACACCGGGCTTGGTGACGCCGAGTACGTCGCCATCGCGCGGCGCTATCCGCCGGTGGATGGTGTAACGGAAATCGCCGAAGTTGGTCGTTCTTATGACCGGAGGGCATAAGAACGACCGCCCTTTTCAACCGCCACAGTAAGGTCCGCAACCCGAATCACGAAGACGCGAAAGGCGTTCCGTTCTACGTCTATACGGCCAAGTGTCGTCGGTGCGGTGGCTTGGGCGGCGGCGAGCAGTGGCGCCACACCGGCTATACCTGCTACGACTGCGCCGGCTCCGGCCTCGGCAGCGCCGCCTCGGAGCGGCTCCACACGGCGGAGAAGCTGGCGAAGCTGAACGCCGCGGCCGAAAAGCGCAACGCGAAGAAGCTGGCGGTCGTCGCGGTAAAGGCTGCCGAGATTGCCGCTGAAGCGGCGGTTCGTCGCGAGGCGTTTGAGGTCGCGAACGGCGACGTATTAGCGTGGCTCCGCGCTCAGCCCGAGGACAACGAGTTCGCCGCGAGCCTACTACGCCGCGCCGCGCGCGAAGCGGCCCTAAGCGACGCCCAGCTAAATGCGGTCCGCAACCGCATCATGACGGATGCGGAGCGCGCCGCCAAGCGTGCGGCGTCCGACTACGTCGGCGCCGTCAGGAACCGCATCACAGCGGAGGTCGAGGTCGAACGCGTCCACTCGTTCGGCCGAATTCAGTTCAACGGCGACGGCTACGAGACCGTCTACATCGTCAATATGCGCGACGCGACGGGCAACTTGCTGGTCTCGAAGTCGGCGAGCTTCTACCGCAAGGAAGGCTCGAAGCTGACGATCAAGGCGACGGTAAAGGACCACTCGGATTACCGCGGCGAACGGCAAACGATCGTCAACCGGGTGGTAGCGCTGTGACCCCCGCCCTCCTAACCCAGACCGGCACCGCGCTCTTCGGCGCCGAGTTCCGCCCGCAGCTCGCGGCGGCGCTCGGCGTCGACGCACGCGCGGTGCGCCGCTGGTGCGCCGGGACCGCGCCGGTGCCGGCCGGCGTCGCGGCCGAGCTGCGCGACCTCATCCGCGCGCGGCTGGCCGAGCTGCGCGCGGCGTTCGCGGCGCTGTCGCTCTAGGGCCGCGGGCACTTAGCCACGTCGCCGACGACCCAGAGCCGCCAGTACTCCGCCGTCGCGGCGTCGGCGTCGGCCACCAAATCGGCCGAGCACTTCTGGATGCCGTTCCCCACGGCCAATAGCAACGCCACGGCGCCGAGGGCGCGCGTGAAGTAGCGGGGTCGGCGGGTCACCGGAAGCTCAACCGGCGCGCGTCGAGCGAGCGGATGTAGCGAAAATCACCCCACGCCCAGAAGCCGCGGAAGCGGTCAAACTCATCTAGCACGTCGTCGAGCAGCAGGCCCTTCACGATCAGCTGGTACGCCGCGACCATGACGCCGGTGCGGTTCTCGCCCGAGCGGCAGTGGACGTAGACCGGCGTAGAACCGGAGCGCACGACGGCGAGAAACCGCCGGGCGTGATGATCCGACACCGACGGCGCGAACCAGGGCAGCGGCTCAAAATCTTTGACCCGCACGAAGCGAACCGCGGGCGCGTAACCGAACACGTCGTCGTCCTCCTGCTCCCACTCCAGGTTGACGACCGTGCGTACGCCCTCGGCGACCAGCCAGCGCGCGCCGGCCTCGTCCGGCCGGCCGCCGCGCCACAGCGTCGCGTCAACCTTGGCGAAGTTGGGGAGGACTATCTTTCGGGAGTCTGGGCGGTTCACTTGGGCTCCTGCACCTCCAACGAAGTCGAGACCATCTGCACGACGACGCGAACGTCCGGGCCGACCTGGGCCTCCTCGCGGGCACGCCGGGCAATCCACGGCAGCGCTCGCGCGGTCGCGCGTTCTTTCGGAGAAATTTGGGGGTCCACCACGCTCTCCCGCTCGCGCATGAGCACTTCAAGTCGATCCATCTCGTCGTCTTTGAGAGTGGCGATCCGCGCCAGGAGATCATCGGCTTCGGGCGTGTGAAAATGCGTCAATTCCGGGACGACGACCTTGAGTAACGCCGTGAACATTGGCGTATAACCCGCGTTAATGATGCTGACCCGATCCGCCATCTCTTGAAATTGCTTGTTAAGTACCGAGTACTGTCGCCGGTCGTACCAATACGAGACGATCTGCAGAAGTATCACCGCCCCGAAGCTTATGATAAGCGGCCAATTCCAGTTCATTTGCGGTCAGCCTTGCTCGCCAGTTTCGTATACAAGTCGGCGATTGCTGTCTGGACGGACTCGAATCTCTTGGAGATATCGTTGAATCCCTGCCTGTATTCCGAGCGATCCTGGCCGGCGTCCTGGTTCGAGCGGGCGATCTCATTCTCCAGGACCGCCACCCTGGACTGGAGATTCTGAAAGGCCGTCGCCGAGCTAGCTGAAGTGGAGTTGGAGGACTCGTACATGGCAAACATCAGCGCAAGGACCGTTACTACGAGCGAGGCTAACGGGATAGCCCACCCGCCGGAGCCGTTGATGCGCGGAGCGTCGGCCATCGTCTACCGCGATAGTGCCTTGGTCTCACCGTGTATCCAGCGCGCATCCGCCTCGGGGTCGCCCGAGTGGTAGCGCTTGGTGTCGTCGCAGAACACCACCGCGGGCGCGGGCTTATCGAGAGGAGGCTTCCCACGCTCCGCGACGACCAGCTCCTTGCACGCGACGTTGATCGGGTCCTCTAGCGGCACCGCGCCCCGCACCTGGCGATCGAGAGGGATGCACCTGGCGGTCTGGTAAGTGCCATGGCGAACACGAACGCGGCGCAGTACCTGGCCGAGTGGGCACGCGGAAGGCGTCTCGACGATGGGTGCCCTGGCCGGAGCCGGCAGCGGGAGCAGCGGCATCGCCTGCGGCGGTGCGGTCGCCGGCGTCTGCGCACAGCCGGCGACAAAAAGCAGAGCGAGTAATGAGACGCGACCAGTCACTACAACCGTCCCGTGAGCAATAGCACAACGAGGATGATCAGGATGATGCCGACAACCCCGATGCCCCCTCCCCCGAATCCATACCCGTAGTTGCCGCCGATGGGAAAGAACCCACCGAACAGCGCGAGAACGAGAATAATGACGAGTGTTAGACCAAGCGACATAAGTGACTCCTACGCAATCTCATAGTCGAACTCGGTGACCTCGACGTAGTACTGGCCGCGATACCGCACGATGCGCGTCCGCTCGACCAGGACGTGCCGATGATACGGCGTCCGCGGGTGAAGGACGAAGTTGCGCCGCGGCAGCGTGTCAAGCCGCGGCCCCGGCGCGGGCGGAGGCGGCTCGGGCTCGGCGTTGAAGAACGGCGCGATAAGCGAAGCCGCGATCAGCAGCGTGACGACCGCAGCGAACGCCATGAAAGCGCCGCCAGAAAGGAAGAACCAGGTCACCCCGCGTTCAGCGCCGCGAGCGTGTGTGGGCCGATCACGCCGTCCACCCCGAGCCCGCGCGCTGCCTGAAACGCGCGCACGCCGTCCTTGAAGTTCGCCCCGGCGAGGATGACCTGGATCGGCGTCAGCGGCACGACGGGCGGCGCTGGCGAAGCCGGCGTCGTACGTCCCTGATTAACCTGCGCCAGGAACCCGGCATAGCGGTCGCTGCCCGGCCCTGCGACCTTGCCACGGTCCCACTGGTTGCCGAGGCCAGCAGGGCCGTGCCCCGGCGAGTCGAAGTAGCCGGCCGCCAGGTCCGCGCCGAGGTCGCGCTCGGTAGCGGCGTGGTAGCACAGCTTCGCCCACCACCACGAGCCGTTGATCTGGTCCTGCGAGTAGAAGGTCGTGACGCCGGTGCCGGCAGTGATGCTCGCCGCGGTACGGCGCTCCCACTGGAACGCCCCGGCGCCGTGGCTGGTGCCAGCCGAGTCGGGGATGCCGTCCCAGACGGGGTAGCGCGCGAACAGCGTGCCGCCGCACATCGCGGCGGTCATCGCGCCACCGCCGGCCAGCGTCTCGAAGCCCTGGGCCGAGTTGATCTCGCCCGATGCAATATCCATCACGAATGCCACCGCCGAAGGCGGCAGCGGCGAGCGCAGGAACTCGGCCAGTACGTCGGGGCGAAAGGTCACGCTACTGCTTCGCCTGCGGCTCGACCGAGTCGAGGTCGGAAATCAGCGGCGCCAATCGCGCTAGCGTCTCCGGTGGGATCGGGTTGACGTCCATGCTGAGGTCCGCCAGGGTGACGCGCAGCAGCTCGACAGGGTCCCGCCGGTTCATCTGGGCCAGGGACTCGTACTGCAGCTTGATCCCATCGGGTGAATCCGGCTTGACCTCGCGCTTGCCGCCGTCGCTCAGCTCCATCAGGCGCTTGTTGTGCGCCTCCGCGTAGGCATCAACCAGCGGCTTGAGCCGCGTCACGTCGATCGCCAGCCGCGTGCGCACCGCCACGGTGAGGTCCGCGCCGTGGACGGTCACGTCTTTCCCGTCAACCTTCTTGACCCGCTCGACGCGGTCTAGGTCACTCACCGCGGCGACGACCTCCTGCGCCTGCACGACGGAAATCTTGACAGGGTCGGCGAGGGCGGGGAAGGCGAGGAAGACGAGGATGGCGGCGGTCGTCGCTAGCCTTATGAACATCTTAGCTCCTTGATCCATATGACTTAGCGCAGAAGAGCAACAGTCCGCAGTCGGGAGCAACTAAATTCACGGCGCCGCCCACGACGGGCTTGATGCTGATATACTTGCCATCGGGATAGCCTACACGGAGCGGATCGCCAGTGCGCGCGGCCATGCCGGCCGGATCGGCGGGGAGGGTAAAGACCTTCCCCCAGCAGTGGCCATCATTCGATCCTAGCAGGGTCACTGTGCGGTCGGGAGAGACAGGCACGTTCGGGTTCGACAGTTGCCCGCCTTCTGGCGCTCCGGTAAACTGCCATGAGGGATCGTCGAAGGCATAAACTGAGATAGGTTCCCCTTCATCGCCGCCGTTCATCGGCCCCCAGAAGATAACCAGTGTGTTCCCGTTCGTTGCGTCAGTGCCGGTAACGAAGTCAGCGGTCACGTTTTGCAAGGGAATGATTGCCATTGTTAGTGTATCCTAACAGCTTGTATATAACCGAATGCCGACGCGGTACTTACGGAGAAGGCCGCATTAGCAATCAGGTATTTAGTAGAATTCCCAGAAAGAGACAGGTAATATGCAGGCACACAATAGGTGTCTTCAACCCCACCTGTTACAACAGCGGATGTAGTAAGTTCGGCGTATCGTCCAGGAGTGGTAATAAAAGTATTATCGGCATCTCCGATTGAAACGGCTTCTGTTGTAGTAGAAGTTGTAGCTGCGGGCAAAATATATACACATCCTGTGATATTCCACTCACCGGCAGTTAATGTAATTGATGTTACAGTCTTTGATGTAGAGCTTACTAGGGGAACCGCCGATCCAGAAGTAACTACCGATTTGATGATCTCCCCGAAGTTGCCGGCGGTTGCAGCGGTGTTAGAGGCAACGCCGGGGACTTGCCCATTGCTGGCGTAGCCTACGCCGCCGATCGTCCCACCCGCGCCGAAGGCGACGCTGCTGCCGTCGGTGCCCGTGAAGGTCAGCGTGTTGTTGATCGTCGCGACCTTACCGTTGGCAACCGTCAACGTACCGGTCGAGGTCGTGATCGTGAGGCCGTTTATGGTTTTATTAGTTAACGCCTCCGTGCCGGCGAGGCTCGCTAAGGTCGACGACGAACCGGCGGGGAGCGTCACAGTGGTATCGACGCTGGCCGTAAAGCCGTAGTTGTGCGCGCCGTTCAGGCTCAGCGTCGAGCCGGTGTTCGCGATCCCGGTTCCGCCGTTCGCCCCCGAGACCGGAGTGCTTATCGCCGAGAGCGCGACGTTGTTGATGTACAGCCCGGCGAAGTTCCCGGTGCCAGCGCCCTTGCTGCCGCCGGTCACGCCGTCGGCGTAGAACCCGCCGTCCGGGCCGACGTGGAAACGGTCAACCAACGTGACGCTACCCACCGGCGTCGTCGAGAAACGGATCTCCAGCGGCGTGCTTGTCAGCGACCACGTGCCGGTCGCGAAGAAACTGATGCGGCCACCGGAAGTGTAACCCACGTTGCTGGCCGAACCGTTATAGCCCCAGGCGTTGATCGAGCAGATCTCGTCGCCGTTGACCAACACGGTCTTGTTGAGGTTCGTCCCGTCCGCCCGGCGGCAGGTGAAAACCCCCGTGTTGCCGAACGAGTCGAGCTCGGCGCGCGCGATGACGCCGTCCTGCGCGCCGGCCTGGATGATCCACCCGGTCAGGCCGAGCGGCAAGGTCGTCAGGTTCTGCGTCGCAGATATCGAGGAGAACGTCGGCAGGATCAGCTGCGCGTTGGCACCGTTGACCGTGCCGGTCAGCGTCAGGTTGTGCGCCGTGCCGCCGTTCACGTCGACCTTCGCGCCGAAGAACTGGTTCCAGCTCGGCGCGAAAAAGCCGAAGACCTGGCCGCCCGCCGTAAACTGCGGCGTGGACTGCGCCGCGGCCGGGGCAGTGGCAAGGACAAGGAACGCGGCGGCGAGGAGAAGGCGTCTCATGCGGCGATTTTCCGTAGCGCGTCGAGCTCGCGCCGCAGGTCTTGAACCTCGCGGACTAGCGCCACGACGATATCGTTGTAGGTCACACCCAGCACATCCTCCTGCCGCTCCGGCTCCTCGCCGCGCACCACGCGCCACTGCTCCATCGGCCGCACCGCGTGCGCCAGGCCGGCGGGGATCTCCTGCGCCACCAACGACCAGCGCTCGCGGTCCGGCTCGTCGCGGTAGACGCAGCGCACCGGGCGTAGCGCCGCGATCACGTCCGTCACTGGGTCGAGAAGTTCGATCCGGTCCTTCAGCGCGCGATCCGAGGCCTGGGTCAGCGTGCCCTGGATGTTCAAATTACCGAACTGGTCAAGCGTCGCTTTGCCCAGGGTATTGAACGAAAAGGTCAGCGACGCGGCGTTATTGTGCTGAACGACCCAAGTGTTGCCGCCGACGCCGTTCTGCCACTCGACCACCGGGCTCGGGCCGATCGCGCCGAGACCGAAACCAGTCGTGGTGCCGACGTAGTTGACGTTACCAGTGGCGAATATGCCACCGGAGAGGACCTCCAACCCATAACCTGAGCCGACGACGCCAGTAATCGTGGCACCGTTTCCGACCAGCAGGCTCTGGCTGAGCGTCGTCGCGCCGGTGACGCTTAGCGTGGAATTCAACGCCGCCGCGCCGGCGACGTTGAGAGTGGAGTTCAAGCTGGCCGCACCGGCGACCGTCAAGGAACCATTAAGGGTGGCCGACGACGCGACCGAGATGGTACTGCTAAAAACGGCCGCGCCAGCGACGCTCAAGGAGCTATTAAACGTTACCGACGCACCGACCGAAAGCGTGGAGCTAAAAGCGGCGGCGCCGGCGACGCTCAAGGAGCTACCGAACGTAGCCGTACTATTCGCCGTGAAGGTCCCCGTCACCAGCGCGGTTCCGGCGACGTGCAGCGTCGCGGTCGGCGCGTTGGTGCCCACCCCAAGGAAGCCGGAACCGACCGACCAGAACAGCAGCGGCGCATTCTGGGTCAGCCGCGTGCCGTCGTAGAAGACCACGCCACCGGAGACGAAAGACGTAGCGTTGGTGCCACCGTTCGCGATCGGTAGGTCACCAGTTACGACCGCCGCGCCGCCAGACAGGTTGAGCGCGGCGAACTGTGGGTCACTACTGGCGCCGTTGCCGAGCAGCGGCACGCCCTGCGCGCCGGGGCCAACCGCGGCCAGCGGGTTGGTGCCCTCGCCCACTACGACAGCGTGCGCGGTCAGCGGATAAGTGATCGGCCAGGTGACCCAGCCGGCGCCGCCGGTGTCCGGGTTGGTCGCGTTGTTCTCGACCGTCGAGCGCCACCACAGGCCCGAGGTGACGGCCGAAGCGACGATCGCGTTCTTCGGGTAGCCGCCGATCGCGGTCTGGAAAGCGCCGTCGTACGGGATAGGGCCGCCGGCCTGGAACCACTGGTCCCAGGCGGTCAGGAGCTGCAACAGGCCGTTGAAGTCCTTGCCCCAGGGCGGCACGCCACCGCCCGCGATCGGCGTGAAGTTGACGGTCGTGAAGCCGGTGTTTAGGGAAGCCAGGCCGCCGGATTGCGCCGTGACCGGGAACGGGCTAGTGACGTTCCCGGCCGGGGCGGCGTTAGCGAAGATCGCCGCAAATTTAGCGGGAATTTGGGAGTCGTTCATCAGAGTATCGGGTAGCTGATGCCCGCGGCGACGCCGGCCGGCTTGGGCAGCACACCGGAAGTGTTGATGATCGCTACCTCGAACGGCTGGAGCGGGAACTGGAAGGTGTAAGTCAGGCTCATGTTGCCATTATCGGTCACGTAGCAGTTGCCACGATTGGGGAAAAGGTTCATCAGGATCGCGTTGATCGACTGGACCGAACCGTTCGAGATGTTGGCCGCCGCCTTGGCCAGGATCAGCAGGCGGTAAGCCTCGTCGGTCAGCCGGTAGTTGCTGGTGATCGTCTGGCCGGAGTAGAAGATGCCGGTGTTGAAGGTCTCGCCGCTGGCGCCGCCAGCGCCGGTCATGCCTAAGTAAACGCCGCTGGTTACCGTTAAAACTCGGCCGATTCCCACAATTCGTCCCCAAATGTCGAGACCGACCCCCTGTGCGGTGTCTATGTTCCAGATTAAATCGTAGAACTGTTGTAGATCTACCGTCGGATCGACACAAGTATTAAAATTTTCAATTAACTGCGTCAGTACAGGACTGTTGCTGTACTGGCTGATTACCGTCTTATCAACGTCGAGCACTGTTAAACCAGGTTCAAGTATATATTAGCCGCGCTCACCACCGGCGCCTGCAGCGCGTTGAGCGGCACGTCGTTGAGCAGCGCAGTCAGGTTCATTGTCTGGCTAGCGGTACCAGTCGTCTGCGAGAGGTTGACCAGGTAGTTGCCGGTTAACCCCGTGCCGCCGGCCAGTGCGTTGATGATCGTCCCCGGCGCCACGCCGGAGCCCTCGACCAGGTCGCCAACCGCGACCGTGCCGGACGAGACCGCGGAGACCGCGAGCGTCGTACCGTTTATCGTCCCGGTGATCGTCGCCGCCGCAGCGTCAACCCCGAGCTGGATGGAAACGATCGGCGCGGACCACCCCGGTGTAACCTGCCCAGTGGTGCCGTTGTAGGTGTTCCCGAGCGCGGCGACCGGCGCGTAATAGCGGCTGGCGTAGACCAGCGAACCGATCTTGGCACGCGGTCCGCCGTCTAGTCCGGCAAAGGCCGCAATCACCGCGTTCTGGACGAGCGTCAACGCATCGGACGGGACTTGCGAGCTGTTTTTCAGGGTCACGACAACCGCGAACGGTACCAGCGGCGGGCGTCCAAAAGAGACGTTGTACGTCGGTGCCGGCGGCTGGTAGGCCGGGTTCGGGTCGGTGATCACCACGGTCGTATTGCCGGAGTAATTGCACCCCGGCGCCTTACGCGACCAGATTGCGAACGCCACCGCCGCGTCGCTGCCGCCGACCACAGAGATGAAGATCGAATTAGCAAGGAGCAATACCCCACCAACCGTCTGGCTCGTCGAGTTATCGTTCTCCAGCGCCAATGCGTCGAGCACGCCGGGCACCTGGAGCACCGCCGCCAGGATCGCGTTAAGCGGCCCCAGCGAGTTTATCCCGGTGGACGCGGCCCGGCGCGCTTCGAACTGCGCCGGGGTCTCGACCAACCGGCCGAGCGCCGCGGGGCCGGTTGGCGTGATGCTCTCCAGGCCGAACACCGCCTGGTAGATGATAAGGCTCGGCGGCCCCGGCGTCGGACCATTCGTCGCGCACGCGAAGTTCAGCGTCACCGAACCGGCGGCGATCGTGCCGTTCGCCTGGGCCACCCAAAGGTTGCCCGCCGGGTCCTGCGCCAGCGCGCCGTTCGGCACCGTGGTCCCGTCCAGCCCCGCGCAGACGCAAGGCTGGACGGTCGGCTCCCCCGCGATGCGCTTAATGAAGTAGATGCGCCCGATCGCGTCCTGCATGCGCCCGACCGAGTAGGCCGGGTCGACCATGTTGCAGAACCACGCGAACACCGCGAACGAGTCGCCGATGACCGCCGCCTCGCTCGACGCGAGCTGCCCCTGCGGCGTCGTCAGCGCGGGGTTTAGGTTGTTGCCGAAAGCCGCGTTGATGTCGGCCATCACACCGGCCAGGATCGCGGACTCGGAGGGGACTATGAAGCCCTGCGGCCCGAGTGTGGGGAAAGGGCATGCGGTGTTGGGCGGAAACGGCGAAGACACTACGGACCACCCGCCTGGCTACCGGCCGCCTGCGGCGAAACCGCCGTCACGTACCACGGCGTCGGCCCCTGGAGCGTCGAAGCGTTCACCACGGCCACCGTACCGTCATCGAGCATAAGCTTGATCTGGCCGCCCAGAGCACGCCTGGCGAGGGCGGTAAGCAGGCACGTCGCTGACACGACGCCGGGGACGGTCAGCGCGGTGGCCTCCTCCAGTGCCTTGACCAGCGATGCCGGCGGCAGTTTGCCAAGGATCTGTTGGAAGTACGGGATTCCCAAATTTTTGGAATACCATGGCTCACCGAGAAAGGTCCGGCACGCCGAAGCCACGTCCTGGGCGACCGCGTAAGGCTCCGTCGCAACAGCGATATTAGCCGATGCGTCAATCGTCAAATCCCAAGTATTAAGCCCGAGGAGTAAAGTATCCACAGTTAAACTGGAGGACCGCTATTAGAGTTGCCAGAAGTAACTCCCGTATGGATGTGCGTATCGAGGTTCTTGCCATTTTTAGTTATAACGTCACCTGACTTATTGATCAGACAACCATTGATCAATACGCCATTCTGGGTTCCGACCATCGTGTTCCCGTAGGCGTCAGTTATATTGAAGCCCTTTGCAAGCCACGCGAAATACTGCGTCGGCGCCGTTGCGCCCTGCGTCGTTCCGAAATATGTACCATCTTCTTTGCTGAACTTCCGCCGCGACCCCGGATTAGCCGCCGCGTTGGTCGAGCGCACGACCGAAGTGTCGCGGTCGGCGACGACCATCTTGCCAATATCGCCAACAACCGGGTCAGTAATAAACGCGCCGTTGCCACCAGAATGGCGGTAGTAGGAGAGCCGATAGACCGTGCCGTGCGGCGTCGCGTTGCCGAACCCGTCCAGTTGATTGACGAGTGGCTGGACGTCAATAAATCCAATCGGTACCGCCGCGCCGGGCGTCAGTGCTGCGCCGTTCTTGTCGTACGGCGCCTTGACCACCTTGACCAAAGTCGCGGTCGAGATCTGTGCCAGCGCCTGCTGGATGTGGAACTGGCTGGCGTGGAAGTCGGTCGAGACCGAGCGCGAGTCGGCCGCACCCTGGAGAGCGTCGGACACCTATTCGGTCCCGGTCGGCGCTGCGGTCAGTACCATCTCCCAGGGGCCACCAGGCGCCTCGGAGGAAAGGTTGTAGTCCACCACGTTTAGCACAAACTTGCCGCTGGCCGGGGTCAACTGACTCTGAACCTGGATCTGCGTCCCCGGCGTCGCGTTCTGGAAACTTGGATCAAACAGCGTGCGCACGCGGATCTGGTTCTCCATGTATTCCGGGTAGCCAATCATGCCCGTCGCCGGGGAGATCGTGATCGGCGAGGTGGAGCGGTTGCCGGTCTTGGGCCACACGGCCAGCTTCTGCGCGACACCGTCGTAATAGCCGAACAGGTCGCCAGCGGCGAGCGCGCGCATGGCCTGCTGCCAGACCGTGCCGGGGAAGTACGGGCTGGCCAGGGTCGGCATCGTGCCGTTCGCTTCCAGCGTCACGCCGGCTGGCTGCAGTATCTGCTTCAGCGCCACATCGGCCGCGACCGACTTGGGGAACGAGACCGCCGGCGTCGGCTTGAGCTGGATCGTACCGCCGGGGTTGGCCTTGATCAGGAACGAGGTCTCGGGCTGCTCGCCGAACTCTGGGACGGCCCAGTAGATGATCCCGTTGAAGATCGTCGCCAGGCCCGACTGGTCGTCCCCGGCCTGCACCGCGACCTGGTTGTTACGCACCTGGAACACCGAACCTGTCTTGGTCAGCGTGTTGATCTGGTCGAGGGTGAGCCCGAAGACCCTGATCTGGCACTGCGACGGCTGCGGCGTCATCGCCTGGCTAACCTGGACAAAGGTGCGCAAACCGGAGACAGTCATCTGGCTGAAGCCCGACGCAGCGCCAGTGTTGCTCCCCGCGATCCCCCCAGCGACGTTACCGGCCACCTGCGCGGCACCCAGCTTGAAGGTCAGGACAATCTGGCGCTTGGCATAAGGGGAGGAGACCATCTACAAGTCGGGCCAATAACTCAAAATCCAGCGCGAACCAAGTCCCGCCACTTGAGGGTCTTCAGAGCCCTGTGTATCGATCATCGATAGATCACCGATGAATCCAAGATATGAATCCCTCACGATCAAGTTCTCATGCTGACACAACACCCCGCCGATCACCAGCGCGTCGTTGACGTAAAGATCGAGGAAACACGGGGTGATCGCCCCGTAGGGCGGCGGCACGGTCGGGATCTGCGCGGCCAGAGGAACCGTGATCTGTTTGAAGTAGACCTTGATAGTGGTCGCCTGCCCCCCGAGCGAGACCCGCAGTAGTTGCGCCGGGAGCGGCTGTAACGGGACCACCGAAGGCGTGCTGAGCGTAACGGCGCCGTTCGCCAGCAACAACGTCGTCGGCACGCCGGTGAGCGGCGAGAGGCCCGCACCAAGGATCTGCCCCGAGGGCGTTATCAGGACGGAAGGTGAGGCCATCTTACGGGCCGACGAAAGACCAGGTGATATTACCGTTCGCGTCCGGCGACGTGACCTGCGCCTGCGCGGCGTCCGTCGCCTGGCTCTGCGCCGTCGCGCCGGAGAGCTGCTGCGGCGTCAGCTGCGACGCGAAATTCGGCACGGTCGGCAAGTTGTCCGCGGTATAGTACGCCGGCCCCACGTTCGGCGTGGTCAGCGAGGTGGGCGGCGGTGACGGCGAAACCGTCTGGTCCGGCAGACCCGTCACCAGGTTGGTCGGCGTCGTCGTGGTCGGCTGGGCCTGAACCGTGCCACCCTGGAGCGCGGTCGCGCCGTTGACGCTTTGCGTGGTGGCGCCGCCGGCGGTGCCACCACCACCAGTGAGGTCCGTGGAGGCAGTCACGCGAACCTCCTCGCACCACACCTCGACCAGGACCATTGTCACGCCGTTGCGCGCGACGCGGCGGTAGCCGTAGTGCGTCAGGTTGGCCGAGGGGTAGCTGACCTCCGGCGTCACCACCGAGACCAGCGAGAGCGTCGCGAGCTGCGCCTCGATCTCGTTGAGGAAAGCGACCCGGCTCTGGTTTAGCAGAAAACCGACCTTGGCCTGAAACGGAACCTGGACCTTGTTGTAGCTCTCGAACGCCCCCTGCTCCTGCGGATAATCGGAGATGCGATAATCCCGCGCATACTCCACCGAGGCCACGGCATCGACGGTCAGCACCGGGTTGCCGGAAGCATCAAAGATACCCCACTGCTCCTGGCCGAACAGGCTCAGGATGCCGGGGCCGTCGGCCGTAGCCAGCGCCAACGACGGCGGGACGCCGGCGGATGCGAAAAGCGCCGGGATGCCCGGCGCGAAAGGGAGGATCGGCGGGACGAACGGGACGAGCGGCGAGGGCACTTACTCCAGCCCCGTATTGGCCGAGGTGACGGTCAGCGAAGATTTCAGCTGCGCCGCCGCGGCGTGCCCCCAAGCCCGCGGGTCGGCCGTGTTCGGCGGCGTCATGTAGATCGTCGCGTTCACGTCGTTGTCAACGCTGTTGTCGTTGGTGACGCTGCGGTGCGGGGCGCCGGTTCCGGAGCGGATGACGGCGAGGTTGTTGTTCAAGTCGCGTAAATCCGTCCCGTAAGAACCGGGATGAACCCGACCGCCCTCGGTCCCCTCCAGCGCTCCAGTGGAAGTCGGACGACCGAGCGAGAAGTTCGCTCCGGCTCCCGCGGCGATGGCCGCAAGCTGCTTGTTGACCTGTCCATAACCCTGCACACCTTCCCCGACGCCGAGCAGCGTCGGGTTGGCCCCCGCGGTGCGCAGCGCAGCGATCTGCTGTGCGACAAGCCCGATCTGCGACGGGTCGTTACTGGCCCCGGAGGACAGCAGCACGTTCCGGCCACGCCAGCGCGAGAGGTCCGATCCTTGGATCTGCGCCAGCACCTCGGCCGGCGTGCGGCCGGAGACCGCGTCGATCGCGAGGTCGCGGCGGAACGCCGGATCGTCGCGGTAACTGCCGCCCCCAGCCCCCGCCGCGGCGAGGCCGACCGCGATGCTGTCACCCAGCGCGGCGGCGTAGGTGCCGGCGGCCGGGGTCACCAGAGCTGCAGCGGCAGGAGCGGCCTGAGCCGCGGCCCCCATATAACTTTGATAAGCGCCGCTCTTGTAGACGGACCAAGCCCTCCAGCCTTCCGACTGGAAGATCTCGTGCGCCAGCTGCATTGCGCGCAGCGGGTTGCCGTAGGCCTCGGCCGCTTGGACGTGCGCACCCGTCGAACCGGGTAGGATCTGCGTTATCCCGTACTCCCCAGCGGCACCCCTGGCGTTCGGGTTCCCACCGCTCTCGGCCATCGCAATGGCGGCGATCGTCGGCGCATCCTGCGGGCTGAACCCGGTCTGGAGCGCGAGGTCACGCATCTGCGCGACCGATAATCTTCCGGCGGGAAAGATACCACTCTGGGGAGCCGGCACCGCCTGCGTATCCTTAACCGTATTCCCCCATGTCCAAGGCTTCCACCACGTCCAACCAGACTTGGCGTCGTCGATCCCCTGCTCTTGCTTATATCCCTCGATGCGCTTGCGGTACTGCTCCGGCGTCTCGGGGATCAGGTGCTGCAACGGGTGCTGGTAGAGTTCCTTGGCCCCCTCGTAGGCGCCATAACCGATCAGGAGAAGGCGCCCGAGCGGCGTCGCCAGCATACGCGCGTTGGCTGCGATTACCGCGAGCACAAACTTCTCAACCGCCGCGACGATAGTGAACCCGATGACGATCGAGACGGCCGTCGCCGCGGCCTCGACCGCCCGGAGGCCCTCCGGGGTCGACTGCAACTGGACAAGCCAGTCGCGCCAGGTCGTGACGATGGTCAACCATTGCGGGTTAGCCTCGATGACACGGCGCACGAGGCCGTCCCACGCGGTCTCGACGTTGTTGATCGCCTCCTGAAGCTTCTGGAATGCCTCGTATTGCCCCGGCGTCACCGCCGTCGGCAGGTGCTCCGCGACGCCACGCTGGAGTGCCTCCGGGCCGCGTGCGAGCGTTGGCGCTAGCTGGCCCAGATTGAGCCGGCTTAGGAGGTTCTGGATCTCCGGCCCGCGGCGCGATTGCAATCCCGCGGAAATTCGTTGGAGCAACTCGGGCATCGGCAAGTTGGCAAGGTCCGCCTCGCCCATCCCGAAAAACCGCGAGAGCGTGGAAAACTCCGCGGGGTACTGCCCGGTTAGCTTGTAGGTCTCACGTTGCTGCTGGAACTGGTTGAGCAGCGCCTCGGTCTGGGCCTGCGGCACGTTGCCGGTGGCAAAGGCATACTGACCGAAGGCCGAGAGCCACTGGACCGGCAACCCGGTGAAGAAGGCCGAGCGCCCGGTCTGTACCGCCCCGCCAACCGTCTGCCCGATCTTGCCGAGCGTCTCCTGAACCGTCTTGAGCGCGGCGTAGGCCGCCAGGCCCGCTGTAGCCAGCGCCGAGAAACCCTCGGCCCCAGCCATCGCGCCCGAGCGGACGGTCTCGCCGGAGCGGCGCGACTGCGCGCCGAGATTGACAAGCGCGAGCTGGACGGTCTTGAGTTGTTCGTCAAACGACGCGAGGTAATCCTTCAGCCCCCGCTTCGTCGTGGTGCCGAGCGCGTCGACCCCGCGCTCGGCCGACTCGCGCATCTTCGCCAGCGAGCGGATCGCCTCGCGCTCGCCCTCGTTAAAGCGCGTTGGATCAAGCGCAAGCTCGACTACAAGCGAGTCCAAAATGGTCGGCAATTCAGTCCTGCTTCATCAGGATGCGCTGGTTGTGCGCGTCGACCGCAAGCACCTCCAGCATGTTCGCGAGGTCCTCTAGCCCGTAGACCGTCTGGAGCTCGGCGAGCGTGGCGAGGCGGGCGGAGAGAACGGCGCCGACGGATTGCGGGAGGTTGACGTAGGTTCGTAGGCCGGGGTCGTCGCCGCCACCGCCAGCAAGGAGAAGAGGCTGGCGGCCAGCGTAAAACCCGTGTGCAGTTGGAGCACCTCCTCACGCAGGTAGCGGATGGTCTCGACCTCCTCGATGTCCTCCGCGCCGGCCCCGTTGAGCGCACGCGGCGGGATACGCGCGTCCGGCGAGGTAACCACCTGGACACACTTCATAAGGCGGTCCATCAGCGCCTTGGTCTCGGGGAACGAGATGCCGGAGAGCAAGAGCCCGACGCGCGACACCGGCGCCATGCCGGGGTTCTCGCGCAGCTCCTCGGCGATCTCCGGCGAAACCTCGCGCGAGAGCCGCGGGATCAGAGCCAACGTCGCCTGCGTGCCCCACTCCTCGGCGTCGAACGCCGACATCTCGGTCAAGCGGAAGGTCTTACCGTAGTCGCGCCCCTCGGCTGAGGGGCAGGTCTCCGGCGTGATCGTAACGTCTTTGGTCTTGCGCATTACAGCGGCGAGACGGTGACGGCCGGCGAGCCGGGCTGGGGCAGCCAGCGGATCATCTGACGGCGCGGCTGAAGCACGCGGCGCGCGTTCGGCGTTGTGTTGTAACGGCGCAGTACGCCCTGGGCCAGCGCGTACTGGATCGAGAGCGACGGCAGCCGGATGACGCCCGAGGCGTAGATAACGTCCTGGATCGCGTCCTGCGCCGCGATCCACTGGTCGAACACCGCGTTGCTCGGGCTGGAGGCCAGCAGCGTGATCGTCTGCTCGACCTCGCGCGGCAGCCAGCCGCCAACGCCGGTACCGTCGACGCCGACCTGAGTCTCGATCGCGTCAACGTCGGCGGTGTCGAACGCCTCGTCTGGACCGAACCCTTGCAACTGCACGCCGTTCCCGAACACGTTAGGAATTGTCAAGACGAAGACCGAGTTGGCGGAGGTGATCGTGGGCATTGTTGCCTCCGCTACTGGACGAGGATAGAGTTGAGGGAGATCTGATTCACGCTCTGCCCGCTGGTCCACCAGAAATTGATCGGCGGACTACCACGCGCTGCCCGCACTGCAGCAGAGGCCGGCAAGACCTGAAGATACCATCCGCGGGTGGAAAGAATCGGCGCGATATCGTTGCCACCGGACGCCGCGTTGACCTCAGCAGCCTGTGCCGCAGAGAGGGTCACACCGGGCTGGATTATGCCGTTAAAGATCCCTGCAGCAATAACATCGGAGCACGCCGCGGCGATCAACCCGTTGCCGGCCTGGTTGTACGGGATGCTGAGCGTGTTCACAAACAGCTCCATAAGCTGGAGCTGGAACTGGTTATTGAGCCAGATCTGATCCAGGTAGTCGTCCAGCCACGCGAACGACCCGGTGATCGAGCCAGGGTAGTAGAACGTGAACGCCTGGTTGGCGGTCGTGTAGTCGCCGTAGAAGTTGAGCCCGTAACCCTTAAGGAACGTGGCGACCGTGGCCGAAAACACGTGGGGCGCGAGCCCGGCCTGCGCACGGAAGGCCGCGTTGGCCCGGCCCTGCGGCACGTAGAAATCGATGCTGGCGCCGTAACCCAGGATGAAGGCCGCGATCTGGCCCGTCGCGTCGACCGCTGGGTTCTCGTAGATCATCGAGGTGCCGGAGTAGCCGGCCGCGAGGATTGCGGCGACCGCTGGCGACGGCCCCCCGGCCTGCGTGTTGGTCACGTCTGTAGTCCACATCGCATAGGCGTAGCGGTTCCCGGTGCCGCTGGCCCAGGCGGCGAACGCGGTCTTGTCGGTGCTGACCGGTTCGAACGCCGTCATAAACTGCGCCCAGTTCTGGGTAATCGCGACGATCGCCGCCATCGCCCCGGCCGGGGTGGACTGCGCCGCGCCCTGCGAGAGCAGCGCGCCGGTGGCCTGGGTCAACATCAAGGTCGCCGCCAACGTGCCGGTAGCGAAGGCGAGGGTCGAGGCCACGCCGGTCGTGCCAGAATTGATGACGAACGCCGAGGCAACAGCATCGTACGTAACGCCGGGCAACCAGCCGTTGATCGTCTCGCTGGCCGCGGTCTGCGACGGGGTGACCGTGTACGTGCCCACGCCGCCGGTGCCCGTGCCGAGCCCGGTGATGTAAGTGTTGGCCGTGACGCCGGTGCCGGTGACCACGTCGCCTATGGCGAGCACCCCGGCGGGGGCGTAGGCGGTCATCGGCTCGACCAGCGAGGTCTGCGCGTTGTTGACCGTGTACGTCCCGACGCCCCCGGTGCCGGTTCCCAGCGCGGTGATCGTCGTGTTGGCCGAGACGCCGGTGCCGGTGACTAGCTGGCCAATCGCCAGCGTGCCCGAGCCGAGTGCGGAGACGGTCAACGTGGTGCCGGTGATCGAGCCCGTCAACGTCGCGGCGGGCGGCCCGTTGGTGACAGCCGAGACGGTTAGCGTAGTTCCGGCGATCGAGCCGGTGTACGCACCCTGGTTCTGGCCGTGGATGCCGAGGCCGGCGCCGATGATCCCCGCCCCGTTCGAGAAGCTGGTAGCGGCGGAGAGGTTGAGCGCGCTCGCGGTCTGCGTCACGCCATCGATCGTCACCGACAACGTACCGGAGAGCGCCTGAAGCTGCGCCAGGGTCAAGCCGGCGACGCTGCCGCCGCGGAGGTAAGCGGAGACCGGCTGCTGCCATGCATACTGCCAGAAGAACAGTTGGCCTGGTTTGGCCTCGCTGTTGTTGAAACCATTGAAATAAATGGTCGCCAGCGCGGTCTCCGGCGCCGTCGGACCGAAGTAATTCGTTGCGTCAGTCAGCGTCGAAAACGACTGCAGCGTGCCGATCGGCACGCGCGTGCCGTTAGTCAGAATGACGCCGTTGAGATCTAGCGCCGCGCCGCCGGCTGAGGCGACGGATGGTGTGATTGCAACGATAGTCGACGCGGGTATCGCGGGCGTTACGACGACTGACATGTGCTTCGCTTCCTACGGTTAAGGCGGGTAGGCGGCGTCGATCTCGAAGAGTGTTGCCTTCAGCTTGTCGGCGAACTGCTGCTGCGTGCCGATGATCGGATCAATTTCAAGCTCCAGGTCCAGCGTCCAGCGGAACTCAACCTGCTGTTGATCATTGACGAACGGCATAAAGCGCGCTTCGTTCGCGTACAACGGAACGATCGTGTACTGCGGCGTTACCTGCGTGCCGATCGCGTCCACGCCGAGTTCGCTCCTGAAAAGACCCTCGATTATCCGTACGTTATCCCCCGAGGCCGGGCCATGAACATCGCACTGAATGGTCCAACGGGCCGGAACCAGATCCGACCGCTGCCCCGCGTAGAGCGTCTCGGCCGCGAGCGTCTGGCCAGGCGCGACGAGGTAGACCCCGGTGCCCCCGACGCTGCCCGAGAGCTGCGAGACGATCGTTGTGCTGCCGGCGACGCGGCCCGCGGTGCCGTCGGTGAGCAGCATGCCCGCCGCGAGCGGGGACTCGGCCTGCGGGATCGCGGTCACGGTCAGCGCGGTGCCAGAGATCGAGCCGACGATTATGTTGTCGGCGACGGTGACAATGTTCGTCGCCAACCTGGACTGCCTCAACGGCCAGAAAACGACGAAGTCACCGGCCGAGGATTCGGCTACCCGGTTAATCTGTCCGCGAACGACCGGCGTGCCTGGCGGCAGCACCGAAATAAGGAACGAGCGGAGCGCCGCCATCTCCTCACTCTCCGTCAAGGAGAGCGAGGGCACTCAGGACACCTGAAGGGTCGCCGCGACTTTACACCATCCGTCCGCGTTCCAGTCCTCAAGGCTGACGACGGTGAGCCACACGGAGTTAGCCGAGAAGGCACCCTGGGCCGGCGTTATCGTTATGATGTCGCCCCCCTGAGCGTTGACGCGGATGATTGACTGCACGTCCCCAAATAAGTAGATCCCGCGCTTGGCCCCGGCCAGGTTCAGACCGTCGACCATCATCAGCTCGCGCCACGTCAGCGGCTGGACCTGTGCCTGGACCGCGACCGGCGCGGAATAGGTCGGCGCCGGCATGCCGTCCGGCGCCACCGTCGACCCCGTACTGAACTTGATCGTCGCGGGCGAGTTCGGGTTGATCGCCCGGACCGCGGCGTTGGCGACGGAGTGGAGGTTCACTTCGCCTTCGGCACGAGCGTAAATTCTTCGAGATTTTCGAGCATTCGCGCCCTGTCATCCGGTACGAAGTAGACAACCGACAGGGTTACTTCATCTTTATTTAGATGGAGCGTCAATTCTTTGATACCATCGCGAAGCCCGAAGGCCCTCTTGAGGATCGTACCGACGCGAGCAGGCGTCATAACAATCGCGCGTCCCATGCGCGCCTCGAAAGCTTCAGGTGTCTCACCTTCATGCCGTGTAAAATATGTCGTATCGGGCATGACCCGTCTCCTTCACGCCGCCCGCGCGCGGTGCTCGCCCAGCCGGAGGGAGGCGAGGGCGCGGCCGACGCAGACCTCCGGCGTCAGGCGATGCATGAACTCGGTGAACTGCTGGCCGTGGAGCTGGCGCCACACGTCGCGGGCACGCTTGCACGCCAGCAGGAACTCGTCCTCGGAGCGTGTGAAGTGGACGATCCGATCCCAGGGGTGCGACAGTGCTTCGTCGTGCGCCTCGGCCACGACTGGGCGGCCGCAACACAGCGCGGTATTACATCTGCTCGACGATACGAGTCCCATTTCATCGAACTTACGCACCTGAACGATGACCTTGGCGTTCTGCATCGCGCGGTCGCGCTCCGCGGCCGTGGCGAAGTCCGCCACGATGCGCACCGCGTGGCGCGAGGGCGCGACGTAGTCGCGCAGGCGCTTTAGCAGCGCCAGCCGACGCGGCGTCAGCGAGCCGTAGAACCCAAAGTCGAACCGCGGCTCGCGAACCGCGTCCGCCCTCAGCAGGTTCGGCGCGAAGCCGAGCTCGGCCTGGGCCGCGGGCACGCCGAACTGCGAGTACCACCGTGTCACGCGCGCGCCGGGAACCAGGTGGAGGATGCCATCGAAATAGCGCATCGCTGCGCCGAACTTCTCCTGGCGCTCGACCATCTCCTTTTGCGTGCCGTGGTTAAAGCCCTTCTCAGTAGGCTCCTCGGTTGCCAGGCATAGGAAACGTGCGCCGAGGTCACGTCGCGCCTCGGCGACGATCTGTATGACCGGGTCGGTAAATCCCTCGACGATGACGTTGATCTCGTCCGGCCCGTGCGCGAACAGGATCTGCCGCTTCGTCGGGTCTGGCCGTCCCTTGCTCCGGCCCCGGTCGTTGTCAGGGTCGTGCAACACCCAGTGGCCCAGCGCGCGCAGCTGGTTGCCAAAAATGAACAGCACGTCCTCCAGGCTGCGGGCGCCGACGGTGTTGTGATTAAAAAGATGGAATAAGAATCTCATCGATTACTTACCATTACTTAGTCACTACCTCGTAATTGACCGAGTTCAGCATGTGCGAGGTGTCGATCAGTTGTTTGTCGAACCCCTTGCGGGCCACCGTCGCCGGCTTCAGCGGCTCCCCGACGAAGTCCAAGATCGACTGCCGCAGTTGCCCCGCGATCCCCTCGCCAACCCGCGCGAACGCCCGGCCAGCGTCGTAGCCCGTCGCCGCTAGGTTCGCGCGCACTGCCGCGGGCCAACCCTCCGAGCGCACGGCGATCATGTCGCGGAAGAACGGTCGCGGTGGGATACCGGCAGCCGGGGCGCCGAATTCCTGTATAGCGGCAATCATGGCGACAGACTTGCCATCCGGATACGTAGCACCCTCCAGGAACCCTATCCTTACCATTACGCCACGGCCGACGCGCCGCGAGATCTCGTCGAGTCGCGCGGTAAGTCGGTCGCCGCCGGAGAGGACGGCCATCTACTCCCACCCCGTCAGGTGGCTGACGATCGCCGCAACGGCCAGCGTCGCGAGGAAAATGAACAGGAGCTTGTCGAGGGCGCGCATCAACTCAAACCCGGAATTACCGGCCGCGCAGTACAGCGGCAATTTATCAGCTCTCCGGGGAGAATATTCTTCTTCTCGGCCGGGTCGTACCAGCCGTCGATCAGCGAGAATCTCATCTTGTCTCGACCTGCGCGTAAATGAGTAGGGCGAGGTTCTTTACCGGCCCCTGAATGCACCCAGATCGCCTCGGTGATTCCAAGGTCAACCTGCCTCACACGGGTCAGCGCGGCGCTGGCCTTGGCATTCTGGTCCCGCGAAATCAGCGCCGCGCGCCGCTTCGTGACGCCAAACTCGCGCTGGAGGTCGTCGCTGAGCTGCCCCAGGTCACGTCCGACGGTCACCGAGCGCGCGACGTAACCCTCGATCTGCGTGAAGTAATGCTGGGGAATCGAGCGGATCAAACTCACGTTCTCCCGCACCGTCGCCACGAGCACGTCGCGCATCGCTGGGGTCATCGTAAACTTGACGCTCATCCCGCCTTTGCGAAGCGCGGAGCGGAGAGCGACGTCCGAACGGCGCGCCTGGCTCAACCCGAACCATCGCGCCAGGTCCCGCGACAACGTCGCAAAGCGCCGCGTCCACCGGTCGCGCAGGCGGGCGACGGCGCGCGACAGCGTCACCGCCGGCGTGGCGTCCTGCGCCAGGGTCGGCGGGTCGCGGCGGTAGGCCGCGGTTAGCCAATACGCGACCGAGCGGTGCATCTCCTCGATCAACCGATCCAACCGGCGCCGGTAAGCCATCTCGATGGCGTGGCTCGGGCGGACCGGCGGCAGGGTGCGCTCGCGGGGCACCTAGCGCATCGCGGCGTGACCGCCTATGACGAACACGCATAGGATAGCCACGCAGATCCACGCCAACAGCGGGTGCGCCCAATTGAACGGCGCCGTCTGCGGGAACGGCAGGGCCGAGAGCAGCCACAGCAGCATGCAGACGATCAGGACGACGGTAAGGATCAGATCCATCATGGGTCTCCTAAAGATGGCCCTCGGCCTTCACCGAGGGCCAAGTTCAAGGAGGATGTCCTTGCGGGCTCTCCGCTAGCGAGGGCCAGCGAAGCTCGGTTGCGGCGCTGGTACGCCGCGGTCTGCGCGCGCTGCGTGCGCCAAGCGCGATCGACGACGAAGGCGCGGTTACGCCGGCAGATCAAGGCAAGCTCGCGGTCCAGCGCCTCAACCGCGGTCAACGTTGGTAGCCGCATCACCGGATGAGCGGCGATGGCCGCCAGCTCCTCGGCGCGGGTCACTTGTCGATCCACTCACCCGTGTATGGGTCGTCGACGATCTGGCGCACGATCGACTTGGTCCGCTCAACTTCGCTCGTACCAACGCCACGGTAGGATCTACCTTTGCCGTCGCGACTGACAACAACATCGGTGACGTTCGGCCCGGTCCCGTCTGGATTGATTGGATGCTGATCAACGCTCACGTCAGGACGCACGATATTAGCCATCTTGCGGTCCGATCCAGTCACCGGCATATGGACAATCGAGCGGACAATGACCCGTCTCGCGCAGGCACACGTAAAGCAACTTACCTGCTATCCGCGGACAGAGCGGCCGCTCCCTCCTCGGCAATTCGCCGAGCGTTGCGCGCGATCTCCGCATAGTCTTCGGCCCAAGGCGTGGCCATCACCGGCCGGCCATCAAGCGCGCGAGAGAAATGCCGGAAACGACGTTCGGCGGCGGGACACGACGCAGCGGTCGCTCGGAATGTTTGGAGTACGTCCGGCTATCGGCTCGGGCGGAGTAGGTGCCGAACCTGATCCCGAGCGTGCTACCCCAGCAATAGACCGTGCTGGCCGGCACGCTGAGCGCGGCAGCGACCGCGCCGCCGCTCGCCCCCGCGGCGTGCATCCGCCGCAGAACGCCCTCGGTGTAGGGCGTCAGCGTGGTACCGCGGGGCAAGGCTAGACCGGCGTTCCCGACTGGATCTCGAAACTCGTCAGCACCTGCGGTGCAGCAGCCACCGTCACGGCGAGCGTCGCGCTATACGGCGTACCGTTGACCGCGAGCGCGACGGAAACCGTGTCACTGCCAACCGCCAGCGCGGTCTGCGCGGCGGAGAGACCATTGGCTGCGGCGGCCACGGTCTCGGTCGCTGGAGTCGAGCTGGTCCACACCGGCGCGGCGTCCGGCGTCGGCTGCGTCGTCATCGGCTGGCCGTGCTGATCGAGCGCGACGAGGGTGAGCGTGTCGGTCTGGCCGACTTCGAGAGTTTCTGCCACGTGTAGTACCTCCTGGTTGGGTGACAACTCGATCGTGACGCCGCGAACGACGAGGCCCAGCCGGATCGAGCGGCAGGCGCGGATAGCCAACAGAACGTCGTCGCGCAGTGCCTTGAAGACCCACGGGCGCAGTTCCTCCCCGTTCGCCGCGAGCTCCAGGTCCGCCGCGAGGCGCTGGGCCTGGTCTAGCGGCAGGCGGATGAAGGGCGCAGAAGTCACCGCTGGGTGCCGGGGGCCGGGACCGGTCCGTGCGGCGTAGGGCGCGGGCCTGGCTCCGATGGCGGGAACGCGGGCGGCGCGTCGCTCGGCACGGTGCCGTGGACGTACATCCCGAAGAACGCGCTTAGCACCGGGAACGCCATCATCAGGACCATGTCGTAATCCGTGATCGCGAAGCGGTGGAGCGTCGTCCACGCGAACGCGACGATTAGGCCAGCAAGTGCAGCCGAGAGCGCCGTACCAGTGGTTGGGCTCGGGTTAGGGTCGGGCTGCCCCGGCGCGGGTGCCAGACGGCGGCGCGGCATCAGCGCGCGCATGGGGTTGGGCATTCTTGGCCTTTCGGAGCGGGGTGCGCGGCGTGGGGCGACTAGGGCCAAAGCGCGGCCTCGGCCTCCTGCTCGGTAGAGAAAGTCTGTACGCCCGGCAATGCGCGAGCCTCCGGCTGATCCAGGTCGAGCGGGCCGAGCGCTTGCGGAACCGCGAGGATCTTATCCTGGTACGCCACGAGGTTGATACCGTCGCGCGAGCGCAGCAGCTGCGGCGGGTACTGATAGCGATTGGTCTCGGGTGACGGTGGCTCGCTGGTCCTCACCACCGCACGGCGCGCCCTGGTCCTCACTGATTTAACTTTCCGTTCGTCCACTTCGGAACCGTGCAACAACACGGGCTTCATGAACAACGTCCTCTTCAGTGGATCCATGATCACATTGTGACGCGCAGCGCGCAGCGCCATGACCTTGAACGCCTCGGGGTCGTCAGCGCGGGCGATGCGCGGCCCGGGCAGCGCGTCGTAGCTGTTATTGGCCTCCGGTGACAGACCAAGCATGATGTGATCGTCGCTATCCGTCACGACGTGCCACTGGTAGGGCTCCGGCGCGTTCCGGTACGCGTAGTCTCCGTCGACCGTCCACTTTTCCAGGCAGTGCATGTTGTGCTCGGGCACGCGGGCGTAGTTGATCATCGCCGTAGCCCAGGCGAGGGAGTGCGTCAGCACGGCGTCCGGCGCCACCCGCCACCACGGGCTCACCGGGAAGCGCGGGTCGCCGAAGCACGGTCCCTCGTAATCCCAGCAACGGTAGCCGGAGTGCATGTGCTCGACGGCGAGCCCGGCGGCGCGGCGCGGTGACATTGACCAAGGCTGACCGGGTAACGGTGCGGCAAGCTCCGTGAAACGCTCGGCCGAGGCGCCCCAAGCGACGGAGGTGACGACCCGGACGTTCGGCCGCTGCGCCCACTCGACGAGCCGCGGCAAGCTACCCGCGACGTGAAACGTGTCCGCCACGAGGAACATCGTCAATGCGCTGGCATCGTAGGCTTGCCGGGCGCCGGCCAAATGGCCGCGGCTCATCAGCGCCATCTTGGCCAGGTCACGGTCGCGGTCGTCGATCGCGAGGAATCGGACCTCGGCGCGGGCCGCGAGAAGCGCGAACAGCGGCGACGCCTCTAGCTGCGCGCGGCCGGCCGGCGTCGTGTAGACGGAAACGACGACTGAATTAGGCAGCGCCGGCAGGTTCTCCGGCGCCATCAGCGTGGCGACGCAGACGTCTAGGGCGGTTTGGATGTAAGGGGTGCCCCAGACGGGCAGCAGCAGATGGAGCGGCTTCTCCGGGTCTGGGATCACGTCTTAACGAAGCTGAGGTACTGCTGACCGCGACCGAAGAAGGACGCGAAGCTGTCGAAGTCAGGATGATGCGTCGGCGCGGCGAAAAACTTAGCGACCTCGCGGAGCGACGCTGAAGTCGGGGGACCGATCCCTGCCGCTAATGCCCAACAAACGTCGGCAACGCGGTCGAAATGCGGGTCACCAGCCTCGGCTGACTGCATCTCGGCGAAGATCCGGCGGCACAAGTCGGCGATCAGGTCAGCATCCACCCGCAAATCGAACGGTGGAAACGCGCGGCAATCCAGGAACGCGGCGCGGGTCTCGCGATACTGCTCAATCGCGCGCTCGTTCACCAGCGCGGTGTCGCCGTGGATGTCCTTGTACCAACGCCAGTCGGTCAAGAAGCGGGGGGACGAGCCGTAGACCTCGAAACCTTCGAGCGCGCAAATCGCGTCCTCGATCGAGAAAAGCTCGCCGTCCCACGGGTTTACCAGCGTATCGATCATCCAGTCGTCGAGCGAGCGGCTGGCACCGGGGAGCGTCGCGAAGTGCGGGCCGAACACCGGCCGCATCACGGCGAGTTGCTCCTCTAGCAAAGCGGCGGCCGGGCTCACCAGCACGCACTTAATCAGACGGCGCAAGACCTCGGAGAGTACCGAGACGTGGTCGGCGGTCGTGACTACAAGAATGCCGCCAGGAGCGACGAATTGGCCGACGTAGCGGGCTAATTTCGTGGGGTCGCGGCGGTGGGGTAGCAGACCCTCGCACAGCACTAGATTGAATTGCCTCTTGGTTACGGTATCATCCTGAATATACCCGAGGACGTATTCGCATGATCCGCCAAGCAGTTGTTTTGCCTCGTTAAGCGCTCGCGGATTAGCGTCGAACAGCACGTAACGCGCTGGGTTCAGCGACGCAGTGTAGAGCGCGTTGTGGCCGGAGCCGGGACCGACCTCCAGCACGCGGATGCCGCGGACAGCGAGCGGAGAGATGCCCAGGGAGCGGTAGAGGTGGGCGCGGCGCGAGAAGTGGCGGGCGCGGTCGGAGATGTCCTGGGCTACGGGCGAAATGCCGTGCTGGCGGTAGAAGCCGACGTAGGCGTCGTCGCGCGGTGACGCTACCACCGGCCGCCCCAAGGGAAATACGGGCTGGCGTAAGGACCGCCGGCCGGGAACGCCGGACGCATCGGGTCACCAGGAACGTAACGTGCGGTGCGGTAGACGGCGGTTGCTGCCCAGAAACTCGCGCCGTAGGACGTTTGCAAGTACCACGCCGCGGCGGCCGGCTGGTTCGGCATCTCCAGCGTCACGTTGACCGAGCCCTCGGTGGCCGCGGAAACCCGGCCGACAACGCCGGGGTTGGCCGACGAGCCCGCGGAGTCGGGCTGTCCGTTGGTCTGCGCGGAGTATAGCTTGACGATGTGCGCCGTCAACATGTTCAACAACGCCGAGAGCGTGTCCGGATTGCAAACGATCCCGAGTACGTTGGCGCAGTACAGCGTCGCCTCGTTGAAGCACAGCTGCGCGTAGGGCTCGGAGACGTTCGCCAACTCCGGATAGCGCGCCACCCAAGCGGGGTAACTGAACGTAACGGCCGGGGTAGTCAATCGCTGATCTGCTTCCACACCGCGGCGCCGGTCGCGTCGTTGGCGCACATGTAGATGATGTTGGCGGTCGTGATCCACACGTCGCCGATGTGATAGCCCTGGGTCAGGTCGTTGGCCGCAACTGGTGCGGCGGCGTTATTGAAATACACCACCCCAACCTTGAAGGTCTTCTGCAGATCCTTATCGTAGACTTGTACCAACGGAGCCTCCTCGCTAGGCCGCGGCGGCGGGCTTCTCGGCCCGCGTGATCGAACGGATGCCGGTACGCTTGCCGGGGTTCTCGGGGTCGATCCCCTCCATGCCAGTCGTCAATTCGCGCCGGTTGCGCGCCTCCGACATCGCGGCCACGTCGCTCTTCTGCGCGAACACCAGGCCGTTGACGAAGGCCGGGAGGTCGCGGTAATCCCGCTCGATCTTCTCCCAATGCTCGCGTGGCACACCGGAAGTCAGCGCATAGCCACCCGCGAGCGTGCTGCCGTCGCCGTTGAGCCCGCGGCGCATCGCCTGTTGCTCGCGCGCCGGGCCCGCGAGAACGACGCGCACGCCGGTCGGTGCGGCCTTCTTGACCTTCTTCTGGCCACCGCCCATGACGGGCTCGTAGTCGTCGACCATCTCGCAAAGGTCGAAGATAAGGCCGCCCGGAACCTTGCACGCCACCGTCACGGTGTCGGTGCCGGTCGCGGGCTTCGCGGGCTCGGGCATCTTGCCCTGCGGAGCCTCGCGCGCGGGCTGTGCGCCGGCGGTCACCTGTCTCTGTTCGTCGGCCACGGGCTAAACTCCGATCACGCTGGCGGCGCAGAACGGCATGCGGATCACCGTTCCGAATGAACCCGCCGTCTTTTTCTGACGGAACGCGCTCATCTCCCGAATGATCGGGTGCGAGCGCTCGCGCTCCGAGTAGGCCGGCAGCGCGGCGCGCTGGCCCGCGACCTCGGGCGCCCAGATCTGCAGCACGTTGCCACCAGCCACGCCCTGCGGGTTCTGGGCGGACTGCACCGCATACTGCGTGACACCGGTGACCAGCTTGAGCGCCGGGTAGCTCTCCTTGAGCATCGCGCGCACGGTGATGCCGAAGGCGTTGATCGTGGTAAGCGCGTTCGAGAGCGTCGGCGGTAGGATGGCGACCATCGGCGTCTCAGTCGTGATGTTGCCGTCGCCCTGCGAAATCAGCTGCGTGATGACCGACTGGAAATCGGTGAAGATCTCGATCGCCGTCGCCCGGACCACCCCGCCGGAGATCCACGCTGTCCCGCCGTAAGCCTTGATCGCCGGGGTGAGGCTGGCGGAGAGGTTCGGGTCGTTCAGCGAGCCCCAGTTGTCCAGCCCGTTGACCCCGAACGCGTACATAAAGTTCATGAACCGGTTGAGGTTCATCGCCGCGGACTTCTCCTTCTCCGCGACGATGTTGATCTTGGCGGCACCGGCGCGGGCCACCTCCAATTCACCGTAGGGCACGATGGTCTGGAAAATGTAGTTCTCGCGCTGCGGCCAGTTCATGTTGACGCCGCTGAGGCCGCTGTTCGAGTAGTCCTCGTACGAGGAGACCTCGCCGGTGGCCTCGACGACCGGGAACATCGCCGTAACCATCTCCCAGCTGCCGCGCTGGACCTCGCCGCCGAGCGCCTCGGCAACGAGCAGCGGGGCGAACAGGAACTCGTAGACCTGCGGGTCGACGTAGTTGAGGAACTGCATCGGCACTGCGGAGTTCGGATCGCTCTGCAGCGGCGGCAGCGCGTCCATGGCCAGCGCGAGCGGCGCGCCACGGTCCGCGTCGTCGGAGACGTAGCACCGCGGCACCGGCGCGCCGGGCTCGAAGCGCACGCCGCGATCGTACAGGTAGCCGCCGGGGCGCAGGTCCGCGCGGAGCGCGGCGATCGACTCTTGAATGTTCATCTCTGCTCTCCCTTAAACCAGCGGCGCTTGCGAGGGCTGTCGCGTGACCTTGACCAGCTCGTTTGGCAGCCCTCCGCTGATGGCGTACCAGTTGGTCTCGATCGTCGTCCCGATCGTCAGCGCCTCGCTGCCAGCGGTCTGGGTGTTGTTGACGATGTAGGTCCCGGTGCCCCCGGCGCCCGTGCCGAGGGCGGTGATCACCGTACCGGCCGTGCCGACGCCGGTACCCGAGACGGCGCCGCCAACCCCGACCGTGCCCGACGAGACGGCCGAGACGGTCAGCGTGCCGTAGCTCTCGGTCATCGCGCCGCCGCCGAGGACCGTCTGCTCACCAGGCGAGACGGCGTAGGTGCCGGTGCCCCCGGCCGTGCCGCTCAGCTGCGAGACGATCTGCGTGCCAGCGAGCACGCCGCTGCCGCCAACCGTGCCAGCGAGCACGCCGCCGGGCTGGATCGTGCCCGAGGCGACCGCCGAGACGGTTAACACATTGCCAGCGACGGAGCCGGTGAACGAGGCCGTACCGGCCGCGATCGAACCGGTGACGGAGGCCGAGGCGGGGCTGCCGGACGCGCCGAAAGTGGCCGAACCGTCCGTCAAGTTGGCGTAGACCTTCTGCCCAGGAACTGCCTGCGTGGTGCCGCGGTTCTTGAGCCAAAGGTCCGCTGAGGACAGCACCCCGATCGGCAGCCCCGCGGGGACGACCAGGGTCGCCTCCGCCAGGAACACCGTAATAACGCCCTGCTGCCGGCGGCCCAGGATGCCGATCGGCTGGCCAGAGCCAGTGTTGTCCACCGGCGTGGGTTCGTTGTCCGGGTCCAGGTACGTCCGGTTGAGCCAGCAGAACCGGCCAACCGTGACGCCGTTGGCCCCCGCCACCAGGCCGCCCGGCCCCGCGGGGTATTCGTAGAACGGGTTCAGCGACGCGAAGTCACCCTCGACTCCGGGAGAGGGAACTTGATTCACCGACGCCTGAAATCCGGCGCTGCTCTGTACCATCTGATGTTCTCCTCGTTCTTTACGCGCCTAGGATTAACCCATGTGGCTGACGCGGCCGAGATTTGAAAAGCGTTCGCTGGCCGGCTTGACGCCGGTCGGCAGCCGCTCGTCGAGCGCGTAGCCGGACGACGACACATCGCCCGGCTTCGGCGTGCGCTGGATGACGGCGCGCAGCGCGCTCTCGTGGATCTTCGCCGCGTCCGCATCACCCAGCATCTTGAGCGCCTCGCGATGCACCTGCTCGGCCGAGTCGCACGCCAACACGATCGTGCCGACCCACGGGCGCACGAACTCGCGCGCCTCGGCGATGGCGTGGTCCTCGGCGCGGCGGGCGTCCACCGCCTTCTTGACCATATCCGCGGCTTCCGTCTTGCTGATCATGTCCTCGGCCCTGCGTTTGTCATCTGCCTCACGGCGGGCGTCCTCCGCGCGCTTGCGGTCCTCGGCCCGCTTGCGGCGGTCCTCGGCCGCGCGGCGGTGAGCGTCGGCGGCGCGCTTCATGGCATCCTCGGCGCGCTTGCGGTCCTCGGCCTTGGCGTCCTTGCCCATACGGCGCATGGCGTCGCGGGCGCGGCGGTGCGCGTCGCGGGCGCGGTCCTCGCCCTCGCGCTCCTCGCGCTCCTCCGCACTCTCGTCGCGGCCGAGCCGCTTGCGCGCGTCGGCGGCGCTCTCCTCGCGTTCGCGCCGCTCGCGCTCCTCCTCGCTCTCGCCGTCGCGGGCGCGCTTATCCCAGAAGTCCAGGCCGCCCTCGCTGTCCTCTTCGCCGACAGCCTCGGCCAGTTCTGCGCACACCTCTGGTGGAAGATGGTGCTTCTCGCAGATGGCCTTGATCTTGGCGGAGGCGGGGTGCTCGTCGTCGGCCTCTTCCTCGGGCATGACCATCGGGATGGCCGAATTTGGTTCGGTTCCCATGTCTTCGCCATCTTCTTCGTCGGCGAGACGCGAGGCTGCCTCCAGGAACTCCGCCAAATCCTCGATGTCGGCGTCGTTTGCGAGGTGAGGCTTCGCCGCGGCCTGTAGCGCCGAGACGATCCCGGTGCGCTGCGTGATACGGTTCGTCGTCGAAGCCCCGGCAAGGATGGCCGCGAGGTCCGGCATCTTGTGATCCGTCGCCATCCTCGGGGCTAGATACGTGAAAAGAGCGCCGCGGATCTCGCGCCCCTGGGGAGTGAGCTTGATCATGGAAAGTTCCTCTGAAGCCCAGCGCTATTTAACGGCCGGGGAAGACGCGCTATACTACTTCCCGGCGCAGCTAGGGTCGGCCGACCCGAAACCTTCCTTCTGACCGAGGATCTCGCTGCGTCATTCCTCGGTCCAGGACATGGTCAGATGTCGAAAGAATACTTCGGCTTCCTCTGCGTCAATCCGGCCTGCGGGATGCCGATCCTTCTGGGCAAGATACTCCCGGAGGATCTCGATCCGCGGGGCGGAGTAGAAATTCAGTCCCATCGGGCCACTCATAGAGTGACCTGTCGACTGTGCGGACAGACAGCAGACTATCCGATGGCTCAAATGATACGTGTTCGGGCAGTTCCAAAGGACAAGCTGTCATGAATCTCATCTAAAACCTCGACCAAACCGACGGCATCGCGTCGGCAACAGAAACATCTTTGCCGGCCCTCCCCTCGTTTACGAGGGCCACATGATTGAACTTGATATTGCGCATCACACCGTCGTAACGAATGCCCTGGTAGGTGCCCGGCGTCATGTCGGCGGTGTACGCGTAGCCCGCGCTCAACTCGCGCTGCGAACCATCTTCGACCGCGCGGCTCGCATATTCGGGCCAAATCGCCAGATCGTTCTTGATGTACGGCGGCTCCCAGCGGGCGTTGGTTCCGGTCGCACCAACCGTCAGCTCCTGGGGATGATCCTCCGCAGTCGCGGGCCGGTGCTGGTCGAGCAACGGCAGCCCGTTCGCGGTCTTGACCGCCTTCTCAAGCTCTGCGGGGTCGCGCAGAAGCATGTACTTCCTGTTGGGGTCGAGACCCAACTTCTCGTAATTCGGGATCTCCGCGCCCATGTACGGGCAGATGTTGGCTTTCGTCAGGTTGCTGTCGCGGACGTGGAGGCGCCCGTCGTCATCATACCGGCGGTCGCTGGCGCGATCGAACGCGTAGCCGGCGCCCTGCTCTAAGCGCAGGGCCGGCAACGCCCGATCCATCGCCAGCTGCAGCCGCTCGCGGCGCGAGCGCGGGCGGAAGCGGGACCAGTCGACCGCGGCGTCGTGAACCACGTTCGCGATCGGGCTCCGGCGCAGCTGCTCCGGCTTGACGTTCTGGCTCTTCATGTTGGCCGGCATCTCGGAGCCGGCGTTGATCACCTGGCGCAGCCAGCCGCCGGGCGCGGGCTCTAGCGGCGTGTCCCCGTTGATCCGGCCGGTCCTGCCGCCGCCGAGGTTGATCCTTACGGGGTCGGCGTCCTCGGTGCCGGGAAACTCCCGCACGCGGATGGCGTCGGCGCGGCGGGCGAGGTCCTCACGGCCCTGGAGCCGGGCGCGGCGCGCGGCGGCCAGGAGCAAATTGCGCGTGTACTTATACTCGCCATCGCGCTCCTCCTTCACAGGGTACTTGCGCTGGCTCGGCTGGAGAAATGCGGACTCCGGCATGTCCTCGCGGTAGGTCTCGGAGCCGATCTCCTTCTCGGTGGTAGTAGAAAGCTTGCCGGGGGGAGCGGCGGCGTCTTTACCACCAATCTTCAACCCCTGACTAGCGCTATTAGCGTTCTTACTGAGTTTTTCCCGAAGAGAAGAACCCTTTTCATGAGCTTGACCAGCTTCTTCATGAAGCAACGCAGCACGTCTATGCCAACCCTGTGCTTGACCCCCAAGTTCTTTGGATTCAGAACGCTCTCTATGGAGCTTAGCCATACGAGAATGATGCTTTCTAGCCTCAACAGCTGCCGCTCGCGCTTCCGGGCTCCACGCGTCCTCTGCACCCTTCACCATCACCGCATCGATCGTCGCCCGGCAGCCAGGGTGCAGAGGCTCGGGGGCCTCGTCGGGGTAGGCCCAGCGGTGGTCCGCGCACTCGTCGCTCAGCGTCGGCTCGAAGGGCTCGTCTACCGGGACGGTGTAGGTAACATGGTCCCACCCGCGCTCGGTGCGCGCTCGGTGCAGCTCGCGCATCCCGTCGAAGGAGCAATCCGGGCCGGCCTCCTCCAACGCCTCGCGGCGCGCCGCGGCGTCGAACGCCTCGCCCTCCTCGGCCTGACCGCCGGGCCAGCACCACTTGCCCCCGTGAGGGTCCGCGGCGTCGTCAGCGCGGCGGATGAAAAGAGTGCGGCCGTCCTTAGCGACGAAGGCTACGCTGGCAGCGCGGCCCTTCGGCGGGTCGGCGTCTTCCCCCTGGTGCTCCGGCTCCTCGGCCTCCTCCGAGAAGAACCGGCCCATCGCGACCAGCGCGCGCTTGATCAGGCCGAACTCCTCTGGGGCGAGGTCCTTAGCGCGGGCGGGGAGGTGGCCGCCGGGGTCGGCCTCGGCGAACTCTTTGCCGACGGACTGCGGTATATTGCTATGTGAATGGCCCGAGGCGACCGCCCACATCAGGCGTCTCTGGGCTTCGCTCACGGGAGGATCGGTGGCAAGCTTGGGCACGAAAGTCAGGCCCCCGTCGCCGCGATACGGTTTGCGGTGACTGACGACGCTGGCAAGGATCTCCGTCGGCACGCCGCGCGGGTATGCGTCGCACGCGAGCCCGATGCCGGTGCGATTGCGCAGATTTCGAGCGCAGAGCGTGCAGATGGGCGCAAGGTTACGCGGCGTGTCAATGGGTAGTAACTCCCGTGATTATTTAGGGTTTTCAGCTGGCGGCAAATGTTTAACGAAACTAATCTGCTCAGGATCAGGAGTCATAATCTCTTGATGTAAATATCCAACAGGAGAATAGTCCAAAACCACCGAGTCGTAACCGGATTTTTTCAATTGTTTAGTGACAATCTCTGGAGAAGCATCGGCGGGAAGCTTTAACTTATCCCGCACCATCTCCTGTTTACTGGCGCCCCAATTTGGATATTTTATAACCAATGGATTTGATAATCCCAAATCAACCTTCATTGCGTGCTTAGAACTACGAGTAACGTTATAATCCGTAGAAAAATAAAATCCCTTCCCCAAATATCCAGGGTCTGTTGAAGAACCGATCTTTAGAGAGTCAAATTCCTCAAAACGCTCATTAGCCCCATGATAGGCTGTAATCGAAAACTTACCGTCTTTGTCACGAGGGTGATTTGACTCTTCCCAAGATGCATCCTGGGTTATAACTTTCCCTAAAATATAATCGAGCACAGCCCGCTGTGGCGGCGTAATGACGCCAAGGTCGAGCGCGGCGAACAGCTCGCTGAAGTACTCGTCACCGGACGCGGCCAGCGCGTACGGCCCCGGCGCCAGGCTCGGATCGCGCGTCGCGGCGGCCCAACGCTCGCGGTTACGTTCCTGAGCGCCCTTCCCGAGCCCGTCGAGCAGGCAATGGCCATATTCGTGCGCGATTGCTTGACCGGGTTGCGCCGTCAGCGGCCCGTGAAACAGCGGCAGCGTGCGCGCGGCGCGGACCAACACCTCAGGGTCGACACCGAACCAGCGCGCGCTCAGCTTCACCGTGCCGGGCTCGTCGACGTTGCCGATCGAGAGGTCGTCGGGGCCGGGGGCGAACAGCTCGACGCGGTTGATCTTGGCTTGCGGCCAGGCCGTGTGGAGGCGGTCGAAACCGGCCGGGAGCAGGCTGCGGTAAGTTGGGTAGGCGCGGGCTAGGGCATAGGTGATCACTTGTCGCTGAACCCACCCGTCGCCGGGCTGCCGAACTCGGCGGCACGACCAGTTACAGCGGCGGCCAGGCGACCGCCACCCTTCGGCTTCGGGCCGCCCAGCTCCTCCTCGGGGGTTTCCCCCTCGCCGAAGAGGCCTTCTTCACCCTCGGCACCTAATTCACCCGGAGCTCCACGCTCCCGCAGATCGAGCCCCGAGTACTGGGACTTCTGATCAGCCGCGACCGCTTCGCGACCTTCCTCAGCGTCGATCACGCCGGCAGCGATATCCGTCTCGCGGGTCGCGGCCTTCACCTGCTGAACCCCGGCCTCGGCGACCTCGTCCAGCTGCCAGAGTGGCTTGAAATCGAACGCGATCTCCGGGTCCACCTCACCGAACAGCGAGAGCTGGATGAAGTTCAGCACAGTTGTCAACGGCGCGCGGAAGTACTTCTCCTGATACGCCGCGATCGTGTCGTAGAACGTCCGGATCTCGCCCTCGGAGCTCGCGTTGAGTCCGGTCGGCTGGATGCCAAGAAGCTTGACCAACGGGATGCGGCTGACCGCCGCCATGTGCTCTTGCGCCTGAGCCTGAAGCTCGTGCAACCCGGCAATCGGCGCCGAGACGTTCTTCCAGTCCTCGGTTTCCTTGTTGACGACCAGCGTGCCCTGATTATTGCGCAGGTTATTGAACGCCCGCACGCGATTCAGGATCGCCTCGGCGTCCGTCCCGCCCTGGAGCAGCGTCTGAAGATCGGTGAACAGCACGTTGGTCGAGTACGACCAGATCAGGTCGGCCACAGCTTGGCGCGTGCGCAGCCAGTTGTCGACGTACGGCTTGGCCATCTGACTCAGGCTGAGGCCGCCGAAGTTGTACGCCGGCTTGAGCAGGTCCGGCACCTCGCGGCCGATGAACGGCAGCAGGCGCGAGACGTGGAGTTCGGTCCCCATGACGAACCACGCCCGCGGCTTGTACCAGTCGTCGCGCAGCGGATTATCCGAGTTGTACCGCGTCGGATAGCACCACGTCGCCTCGACCGCGCGCAGCGCCTTGAGCGGCGCCTTCGGCGAGACCTTACCCTGCGAGAGCTTGCTCTGTCCGTCGCCGATCGGCAGCTTCAGCTCGTCGCGCTGTTCGGTCTGGCCTGTGTCCAGGTAGAGGTGCGACCGCCCCATGAACCCGTCAAGCTCGGCCACCTCGCGGAACTTGTCTTTGACGTGGAGGTTGTCGGCGGCCTCCTCGATCTTCTCGATCTTTTGGGCCTTCTCGGCGGGCAACTTGCGCCGGTCCCGGTGCGTCGTGGAGCGGATCTCGATCCACTCGCGCGTCAGCTCGGTCGCGATCGTCTCGCTGATGACCCGGTACTCAGGCACCTGCGCCAACTCAGCTAGGTACGAGTAGCCCAGGTAACCATAGCCGTTCGCCAGGGCCTGCCCGTAACCGGCGAAGCCTAGCGAGGGCAGGAACTGGATGACCTGCTCGTCCTGCGCGTAGCGATGCTCGGCGGCCCAGGTCGAGCGGCTCGCCAGCCGGGCATCCTGCGCCAGCGGCTTGACCGTACGCGGCAGCACGCCGGGCGGTACGTCAGCGAAGCGAAACGGGTTCTCGGTCTCGGGCCGGACGCCGGCAGCGCGGGCCGACGCGTTCGCTAAGCTCAAGTAGCCGGCGGAAAGCAACCGGCGACGATCGGCCTCGGTCTCCTTGGGCTCGACGGAAGCGGCTACGGCCGCGAGGATAGGCCGGCGACGCTTACTGGCAGCCAACTATGCTCTCCCAGCGGCGGAGAGTGCTGCCAGCTTATCCACAGCCTCGCTCGAAAAGAACGTCACCCCGCGCGAGCCCGCCGCCAGCACCAGCGCGCCGAGCCCGACGTTGGCGAGGTCGTCGTGCTGCCTTGGCGGATGGCTGATCGTGTCTTTTCCCAAACGCGAGACCTTCCGCTCCAGGTTGCAAACCTGCCCGATGAACCGCTTATCGTCGAGCAACTCAACCTTACCTCCGTTCAGGAGCGGCAATGCCTCACGGTAGAAATCGCTGGCGGTCTTCTCGTTCGCGCGGTAGCCGACGCCACGCTTGCGGAACTGCGAGCCGGGCCAGTCGCCCGCGTAGCGGTCGCCGTGGACCGCCTGGACGCGATAAGCCTTCACGTCCGCCGCGAACTCCTCGACCACGGTCTCCGGGTCGAACGGCGGGCGGCGCTCGCGCAACAAGTCTAGCACGCCGTTAGTGGTGCGCGGGTCGCGGTGCGCGATCCCCAGCGTCATGCTGTCCTCGCCGGAACCGCCCGCGGCGTCGAAGAACGCGTGGTAGCGCGTGCCGGGAACGTAGGGCAGCTCGTAGCGGCCCGCGACGACCAGCGCCTCGACCCGCTCGCGCTGGATGAACTCGGCGACATCGGAGCGCCACTCCAACCCATACTCGGCCGCGGCGGCGGTCGGGTCCTTAGCGTACTCGGCGGCGATGAACCCGCGGTCGATCGACGGGTGCATCGTAACCGTGTCCGCGGCCCACACCAGCGAGCCGCCCGGCTTGCCGTAGTGGTCCCGGTACGCCTCCCAGAGCGCCCCGCGGCGCGCGTAGCGCGAGCTGGCGCCCAGGAAGATCGCGTTAGGGATCGTCGCCATCGCCGGGCGCAGACCCCGCAGGATCTCGACATCCGGGTTGGCGGCCTCCTCGGAGCTCTCCCAGAAAGCTATTTCGTCGCAATTATGGGTTAATACACCGTTTACGAAGTATTCCGGAGTATCAGCAACCTTTAGATTGTAGACGCTTACCCTTTCCGGCACGACTTCTACACGTAGAACCACAGTACTTCGAGCGCATCCCGATCGACTCGAAAGGATTTCCGCAGACGGCACACTCGCGCGCGACCGGCTTTCGGTTCGCCCACATAGTAAGAACTCTCTTCGAATGCCGCTCGTCACCGGGACCCCAAGCGGTAAAACCGCGAACGCCATGCTCGATGAGGCGCTCAGATACCGAGACACCGCGCAGGTTATCGATCGAAAAATCCGCCTTATCGTGGTTTTCGTGGTGAACCACGACGTCGTAACCCGGAGGGATCGAACCGTGTTTCGCCATGTAAACCTGGCGGTGAAGCAGCTGTCGCGTCCTGTTCCGATAGTAGCTGTCTTTCGACATGTACCACCGCTGGCCGCCCCACTCGACAATCCGAACCCCGTCGGCGGGAGGGAGCCGCTTCCGGAGCTCTCGTTGGCGCAGCTTAGAGGCGCACGACTTGCAGCGCTGGCTTCTCCGATCGATCCTGGCGCCGCAGTCAAAGCAGACCGATCCCATACTAGTACCTCGTCGCCGTTTCGCAACGAGCTTACCGCGATAAACCCCTTTTGCCTAACGAAAACGGGGTGGTCTGGCGTCGCGACTAAGTCACACCCGTTGGAGAACTTGACTCGCCGAACTTCAGCCGACGGGCTGGTCATACCAGCTGCGATCACGGATCGAAGCCCCGTACGCGTCCAGACCATATCGCCAGCCCGAACGACCTCTATCGGCCACGGACCGCTCTTCGTCTCGACCAACGTTCCTTCGGCCACACAGAGCGCCGCGATCACGGTGCGAGCGCGGACCGCCTTGATCGAAGCCGTCACAACCTGGATGCGAACCTGACCCTTGACCTCAACGGTCTCCGCCAGATCGCGGTTGGTCAGCGAGTTGAGCCGCGGGTGGCCCAGCAGGCCTTTGACGTAGTTCATGATCTCGCCGGCGTGCGCCTTGCTATCGCTCAGCACGCTGACGTAGCCGAACTGCCCCGCGGCGAGGTACCGGGTCCAGTCGAAGCAGACCGCCAGGTACACGGCGATCATCGCGAGCGTCTCGCTCTTGCCGCCGCGCCGGCCGATCGGCAGCCACGCCTCGCGGTACGGGCCGCACTCCTCGGCGAGCTCGGTGCACGTGGCGTACGTTTCGTGCTCGGCGGCAGTCAGCGACACCCCGAACAGCACCTTGACGAAAGCACGCCACGCAGCCCAGTCCGGGCCGGCCCACTTTGGGGAGATCTCGCAAAGAAACTCGATCGGCCGGCCGGCGTAGGAACGCGCCCACTCCAGGTCCGGATCGTTACTCGACTGCGGGCTCGCCTCCAGCAGCTTGCGCTTCCTCAGCGCGATCAGCTGCTCCGTGCTGTAGCTCCTCAAACTCGACATCGACGACCTGGATCTTCTTGCCGCGCCTCTCCAACTCCGCGTCGATATCGTCGACGGTCGCCCCCTCCAACGCGCGCCCCTCGCGGTCGAGCAGGCCCATGTGCTGGCCGATCATCTTGTCGAAGTCGGCGCGCGGCCGGAGGTCGTACTTGATCGCGCCATTGGCGCCGCGCTCGACGCCCTGATAGACGTAAGCCTCGGCCGCGGTCAGCGTGTCGGTGTCCGCGAAGTAAGGGTGCGGCTCGCCGTGGCCGTGGCACGCGGGGCAGCTGTGGTCCGCGCTCGCCTCGTGCGTCCGGCTCGGGTCACGCTGGTCCATGAACGCAGCCCAGTCCGGCCCGCGACAGGGTGCGCGGTTAATCGTGTAGCCGGGGCCACCACGCTCGTCAAACGGCACGCGGTTGGCCTCTTTACGCTTCATCATTGTCGCCGCGTGCTCGGCGCGCGCCTCGACGAACTCGTGATCCTTGAACTGATGCTGGTGCTCGAAGCCCCAACAACGCCGGCACGGCACGTGCCACAAACCAGAAAACCGGCGGTAATCGACCCGGCGCGCGGCCTCCCAGCAGCGCAGCACGTCATCGGCGTAGATCTGCGTCGCGGTCTGGCGGCGCAAGACCTCGCGGCGCAGCGCCAACTGGAAGCGGTCGGTGGGGAACAGGCGGCGGGCGGTGGAGGGTGGGACGGCGGCGCGGACGGCGGCAGCGGCTAGATCGAGGTCAACCGCATACTCGGTGGCGAGCCGGCGCTCCTCGGCGGTGGGCTCGGAGGAGGCGAGGGCTTGGGTTCTGGGCTTGGGGTGGGGGCGGGGCATTTCGGCTTTAGGGACAAATTCCCCTTACCCGCTTTTTGGCGCCAGCGGGGCCGGAAGCTGAACGAAATCCGCGACGGACCCCGAACGATTCCGTAGCGCAAATCAAACCTAAGCCATAACCCTTACTATACCCTGGCCCCGGCGTAAACCGATTTCTTACCGGAGCCCGGCGAGCGGTAAGACGGCCGCAACATCCCCGCGTCCTCCGCCTCGCGGCGGGTAGCCCGCAATAGGGAACCGTGCTCGACGGTCGTCGCCGTATCACGACCAAATATACGCGTCTCCAGCCGCGCGACGTATCGATCGAGCCAAGTAACGCGGCCGAAGAAACCTGAGAATGGACCCGAGAGGATACGTACACAATCACCAGCCACGTAGTTGATGCTGGTGTCGGCGATCTCCGAAGCCTCGACCAGCCTCGCGCCAGTGGCGTCGAACTCGCTCATCCACTCTTCGAGGGTCACCCAGCGCCGGCCATCCCTACCGTTATCCTGAAACCAACCCGATATCGTCACCGGCTCGTCGTCGCCCAGTACGGCGTACACGCCCTCGGTCCGGCGCACGCGGTGCCAGGCCTCGGGGCCGGCGAACCAGACGAAGACGTAGCCGCTTACCATCGGCACCAGGCGCTCGACCTTCTGCCCGAAACGGTGGGTGACGACGCGGAGCTTGGGGTAGAAAGTGCGGTGGGTCTGGGTGAGGGACGCGGCGACCGCGGCCTCGCGGCCGGAGCGGACCAGGGCGACGTGGCAGGGGGGTTCTTTGGGGTTTTCGAGAGCTAGCGTTAGGGATAAGATCGCGGGTGATGGGGCTGGCTCGACTAGGCTCATGCTTCCCCCTAAATGAGGCCCGCGGTATAGTGCTGACCGACGGACGATTATAGCGCCGCCGGTGGGCCAGGTAAACCCGCGGCGCGGGGTAATATGTTACCCCCGAAGGCGCCAACCCGAGCTAAGCCCTTGTTATCTAATAATCTTCAAAGTAAGTCAATGATAGTAACCTCGCAACAACACTGCGAGGAACATGCCCGGCAGGGGGGGGTGATTTCGTATATTAGACCAGTTTCTAGTTACCCCGATAACCCCTCCCGTTACCCCGATGGGGATTACCGATAACCCATTTAACTTTAAGCCTTTTCTTACTACGTTACCCGGTTACCCCTTATATATAGTACCTATAACTTTTTAAGGTTTTTAGGTCTATATATAAATCCCGATTTATAGGGGCCAAAACGTAAAACCTACGAAATAGGTGCTAAGGGCGAGTAAGGGGTAATGGGGGTTACGGGGTAACCCTTTTTTAACCTATAAGTATAACTTACAGCCGTGTTAATTAAACCCGTTTACGTTCAACCCTAACAAAATCAATGGTCCGAGAAAGATGGGCGCTTCACGCTTATATAAATCGCAAATATATTAGGCTTTACCCTCCGCGCCGGCCCGGTTTATAGTTACCCCGGCACGGGGTCGAAGAAGGGGTCTTCCGGTGAAACTAGAAGGCGACGAGGTAACTGAGCTTCTGAATCGTTGGACCGAGTTTTTCGGTCAGACACCGGTGACCGTTCGCACGGTTTTGACGACCGCGCTTGACGCTGAACCGGATCTGATGAACGCGCTCTGCGGCGTCGCGCCCGAGCTTCAGCAACGTCCCGCGCCGCGCGTCCTATCGCGCTGGCTACTGCGCTTCGAGAACTGCTTGATCGTAGCTGGAGACCGGACTTACCGTCTTTCACGCGTCAAGAACACGGTGGAGGGCGCGCTCTGGCGGCTTAAGCTCGTCGAAGAGGTCGCCGCTGTAGCTTGAGCCAGGCGCTTCCCCGGTGCCCGGCGATACCGACGCGGCCGTCGGTTGGCTCAGATCCCTCTTCCCCGAGGGACCGTGGTACGTCTATGCTTCGGACCCCGAGGGTCGTGACCCGTTCCTAGGCGAGCGCTTCGCCGAGGAGGCCGCGCTGCGCGCCTGGCTAGATGCGCGCCAAGGGACGCACAATGTTTATTACTCCGCCAATACGCCGCTGCCCACGGTCCGCACCACACCGCGGAAATCGCAGATGGTGCGGCTAAACGTGCTCCACGTCGACCTCGATTTACCGAAGACCGGCCCGCATGCGACGCCGACAGCTACAAATTACGAGCGTCTTCTCCTACGCGTCCGCGCGATGGCGCCGGCCCCTTCCGCGATCGTCTTCTCCGGCGGCGGTTACCAGGTGTATTGGCGCCTAGCGGAGGCACTTCCGGCGGCGGAGTATGCTGACCGCGTCGAGGCCGTGAACGCCGCGATCCAGCGCGCGCTGGCTGCCGACCACTGTTTCGACGTGGGCCGCATTTTGCGCCTTCCCGGCACCGTGAACGTTCCGGACAAGAAGAAGCGCGAGCGGGGACGCGAGCCCGCGCTGGCCAGCGCGATCGAAGTGGACTGGTCGCGTACCTGGTCTTTTGCGCTCGACCCGGTGCCGCGTCTCCCGGACAGCTTTGGTGCAGAAGAGGCGGAGAACGAGGCCGCCGAGCCTCCGTTAGGACCGCATTCCCTGGAGTCTTTGCCGCGTAAGCTCCAGCGTCCGATAAAGACCGGCGATGCTTCGGCCTTCAAGGGTAACCGGTCTAACCTGATCCTGTGGGTAGCGTGCTCGCTCGTTCGCTTGGGGTGGAAGGACGAGGAGATCGCGCCGTTCCTCCTTGACGCCGACTACGGGCTCTCAGCCCACTGCCGCGACCAGTCTAACCCGGCCCGCGCCGCGCAGCGGACGCTCGACTTCGCGCGGCGCTCGGTCGCCGAGGACTGGGAGCGCGCGGCGAACGGTCAGATCTTACGTAGCTGGCCGGCTAACGTGCGCCGCGGGATTAACCTCCTCGATATAAAGTTTTCGTTCGATGGCTTCTCCGGCCAACCGTACATTAACGGAGTCGGTCCGCTGCGCTCGCTTGAGGACGAGGAAGCGAACCACCTGCGTGTCACGACGTTCCCCACCGCTCACGGCTTCATCCCGCCCAAGGAGCTCTGGCTGGACATCGTGGCCGACCTCGCGTGGCAGGCCTCCTACCACCCGGTGCTCGACTACCTCAGCGACGCGCGCGACGACTGGGATGGCGCGCCCCGGATAGACACCTGGTTGTTCGACTACGGTGGGGTCCGGCGGCGCGTCGCCGCGGATCTGCTGGAGCAGACCGAGACGGCGGAGCGCGCCGCGGAGGTCGCCGAGCTGTATAACCGTTATGTCTCTGCTGTAGGCCGCCTGATGCTCGTCGCGGCTGTCCGGCGCGTTCGTGAGCCCGGCTGCAAGTTCGACGAGATGATGGTCCTGGTCAACCCGAAGCAGGGAACCAACAAGTCCTCCGCGCTGGCGATCCTCGCCGTCCGCAAGGAGTGGTTCCTAGATAGTCTCCCCTTCAACGCTAAGGACCAGGAGGTGATCGAGAAGCTCTCGGGCAAGTGGATCGTCGAGTTCGCCGAGCTGCCCGGCTTGCGGACGAGTGAGGTGGAGCACCTTAAGGCGTTCCTGTCGCGCGACACCGATCACTCGCGCATGGCCTACGGGCGCTTCACAAAGCACCCGCGGCGCCAGTGCGTCTTCTTCGGCTCGACCAACGAGCTTTGGTTCCTGCGTGACACCGAGAACCGCCGCTTTTGGCCGATCGACGGGGTTGTGTTTGACCTCGAAGGTTTACGCAAGGTCGTCCACCAGCTTTGGGGCGAGGCCGCGGCGGCCGAGGCGTCGGGCGAATCAATCCGCTTAGACCCGGCGCTTTGGGACGCGGCGGCGCTAGTCCAAGCCGAGCACCGCATCCACGACCCTTGGGAGTTCGACCTCTCCGCCGCGATGCGCGATCTGGAGGGCCGCATCGCCGCGGTCGATGCTTGGAAGATCGTCGGGAAGCCCGGTTACCAACGCACCCAGGAGGATAACCGCCGCTTCGGCACCGCGATGCGCCTGCTCGGTTGGACGCGCGCTCACTCCAAGATGCACGGGCGCCTGGTGTGGTGCTACGAGCGCGGCCCGGATCAGAAGACGCGCTCGCGCCCGATCTACGTCCAGGTCGACCCGCTCACCCGTGAGGTTTACGTGAGCCACGACACGGCCCCGCAGCCGGAGCCAGACGATGACCTTTTCTAACCAAGTGTGCCCGATTAGCTATTTACTCCTGATCCAAACCCGCGTAAGCTACTCCCCGCAACCCCGAGGAGACTCGCGATGATCAACAAGTACCCCGGCACCTGCTCCTGCGGCATCCCGGTCCCGGCCGGCGCCGGTGAGGCCCGCAAGGTCGATGGTCGTTGGACCGTTGTCTGCCCCGCGTGCCTGACCGAGCCGCCGCAAGCCGAGTACGACGACGGCGTCTCCGACACGGTCACCGAAGCCGTCGCTCGCGCCGAGCAATGTGCTGATATCACCTCGGAATACACCCTCCTTTCCGGCCACCCCGCCAGCCCGTACCAGGCCGCGGTCTTCGACCACTTCCGCTACGGCCGCGGCTCGGTTATCGTGATGGCCGGCGCCGGCAGCGGCAAGACCACCACGATGAAGAACGCGCTGCGCTACCTTTCGACGCGCCTCCATGTCCAACTCTTCGCGTTCGGCCACGACGCCGCGGCGCAGCTTAAGGCGGCCGTCGCCGAGCTAGCCGCGCTCGGCGAAAAGAGCTACGCGAACGTCCGCGCTGGCTCGTTCCACTCCGTATGCTACGGCGCGGTTCGCCGCCACCTCAACCTCCCCGAGAACCAGATCCGCGTCGACGCCGGCAAGTGCGCTCGCATCCTGAAGGACCGGCTTTGCGTTGACGACGCTGGCGTCGCGACCTGGCGGCTGTACGCCGACTTCGCGATCAAGTTGGTGAACCTGGCGAAGGGCGAGGGGATCGGCGCGCTGGTGCCCGATACCGAGGAGCGCTGGTGGGCGCTAGTCGACCATCACGGCCTGTATCTCGATTCTCTCGACGCCGAGCCGGCGGCCGGCATTGCTCTCGCGCGCCGCCTGCTGGGCTGGTCTAACGACGCGGCGCGCCAGGGCTGGATCGACTTCGACGATCAGATCTATCTGGTGGTGCTCTGGAAGCTGCGCCTCTGGCGTAATGACGTTGTAATCGTCGACGAGGCGCAGGACACGAACCCGGTCCGCCGCGCGGTGCTTCACCTGACGCTCAAGGACGGCGGCCGGCTCTACGCGGTTGGCGACGAGACGCAGTCGATCATGGGCTTCACCGGCGCCTCGGTAGACGCAATGGCGCGCATCGCCGCGGAGTTCAACTGCCGCGAGCTGCCGCTGACCGTCTCCTACCGCTGCGCTAAAACAATCGTTGACCGCGCGCGGACCTGGATGCCGCGCCTGGAGCCGGCCCCCGGCGCGGCCGAGGGCGAGGTCCTCGACGAGGTCCCGCTCCACGCCGCCCTGGCCCAACTTACCCCGCGTGACGCGATCCTCTGCCGCCAGACTGCGCCGCTGGTCGGGCTGGCCTACGGCCTCATCGCCCGCGGGCGGCCCTGCCGCGTCCTGGGCAAGGAGATAGGCGAGGGGCTGGTCAACCTGATCGAGCAGCAGCGCGCCAAGGGGCTAGACCGCCTCGTCGCCAAGCTGGAAGCGTGGCGCGACCGCGAGACGGCGAAGTTCGTTGCCAAGGGTGAGGAGGGTCGCGCGGAGGCGGTGGCCGACCGCGTCAACTGCGTGTTGGTCATCGTCGAGGCGCTGCCAGAGACCGAGCGCACGGTGCCGGCGCTGGTCCGCCGCATCTCCTCGATGTTCGAGGACGCTCGGAAGGACGAGGTCCAGACCCTGTTGACCCTGGCGACCCAGCACAAATCCAAGGGCCGCGAGTGGCCCCAGGTCGCGATCCTGCGGCCCGACCTCAACCCGTCGAAGGCCGCGCGCCTGGAGTGGCAGGAGACCCAAGAATTTAACCTCATGGGGGTCGCCGCGACCCGCGCCCGCGAGCGGCTTATCTACGTCCGCGGCGAGGACGCCGAGATCGACCCCCCGGCCGCCAAATGACCGAGGAGTCACCCTACCTCGTCCCCCTCCGCGCCGCGCTCGGTGAGCTGCCGGGCAAGGTCGCCTCCGCAGATCTCTGGAAGATCTTGGACCTTCCCCCCGGCGCGCACCGGCCGAACCGCGAGAAGCGCTACCTGGCCGCGGCTACGGCGGCGATGGGCTTCCGCCGCGCGCTGGTCAACTCGGGCGGCTTAATCGTGCGCGGCTACGCCCGCGGCCCGAAGCCCCGCCGCCAGCTCCTAGTTTTCCGCGACCCGATTTCCCAAACCCTCACCGTCGCCTACGCCGACGCCCCGCACGTGCCGCTCGATCCACACCCTTCCACCGGCGGCCGGCCCTTCGCGCCGCTGCTCCCGCCGCGCCCGTTCAAGAAGCCGCACGGCACCACCACCACAACCCACCGCTTCACCTTCGAGGGCGTCCCCTACCTACTGGAGGAGACCGTGATCGCCAACTCCGACCGCCTAATCACCCGCATCCGCCCCGCCCGCGCGACCAAGGGCGACAGCCACGCCCGCCGCGCCGCCGCCCTGGCCGCCTACCGCGCAGGCACCACCACCCCGGACCCGCCGCCGCTATTGAAGCGCGGTACTAAGCCCAGGAGTGTAGAGTCATGAAAAAGTCAAGGTGGAAGTTCCGGGTCGGCGACCGGGTTCAGGTGTTTGACGCCGTTCTATTCAAGAACGACCGCGACACGCCGCTTTCCCAGACTGTTCGACCCGCGACCGTTCTCGTGTGCCGTTACGATCAATACGGGCGCGAGTTGATTGACGTACGGTTCGATCACCGCGGGATATCGCACGGCCACTTCGCTTCGGGCGCACAGCCATGCCCCTAATCTAAATCGCCGACAAGCTAGTAAACCCCGCCCGCATCGTTACGGCCGAGGTCGAGACCCGCCACTACGTGAACGGCTCGACCAGCACGCTGGTCGTCCGCCTGGACGACGGCACCGAGATCCGCCGCGAGCACGGCTACGGCTTCGACACCTTCGCCGCGCTTGACAGGATAAAGGCTGCGTCGTGACCGATCTCACCCGCCTATTCGACCTAGATCTCCGCGACGTGACCGAGGCCGCGGCGATCGAGCTTCTCCAGGTCGAGGTCGGTCAGTGGATAGAGGACGAGCTATACGCGCTCCTGACCGAGAGCTCGACGATCCTCAACGACCGCGTAACCCGAAACCGTATCGCCGATCACCTCAACGAGCTGATCTCGGCCAACCCGTACCTGAATAATAGCTTCGCGCCAGATGAGCTACGCGGCGAAGACGGCGCATGATCCTCCCCCACACCCTGACCCACCCTCCCCGCTACCCGCTCCTGTGCCGCCTCGGCCTCCACGCCCCGCGCCACGCCGAATCCTACGTGGGCCGCGACCCCCTAACCCAGACCGCCACCCTCTATCAGGCATCAACCTGCCAGTTCTGCGGCCGCGTCGCCGTTCGCCGCCTCGGCCCGGCCAGGACCGTCGTCGACCAAGCCGGCTCCGAGCGCGCCCACGTGCCGGAGACGGTGCCATGAGGCTCCCCGAGCCGCAGCGCCTCGCCCTGGTTGACGCCCTCGCCGCCGGCGCGACCCTCCGCGCTGCCTCAACCGCCGCCTGCGTCACGATGAGTTGCGCGCAGACTTACCGCGGCTTCCTGAAGCGCGGCCGGTGCCGCTGCGGCCTGCCGCCGACCCACCGCGAGCCTTGTCGCTCCGTCAACCTCGGCGCCTTCAAGCCCGTTGACCCGGCCCTGGCCGCCGAGGCGCTGCGCCTGCGTATCGAGGACGACCTTTCTGCCGAGACCATCGCCGCACGCCTCAGTCTGAAGGTCGGCGTCACCTATAAGCTGCTACGGGGCCACCCGCGCCGGGTCCGCCCATCCTCGACCGCGCACCTTAACCTGTGGACCGAGGCGGAGTTCGCGACCCTGCGCCGGCTTTGGCCGGCCGCTAGCCGCGCGGAGATCGTCGCCGCACTGCCCGGCCGCACGTGGGAGACGCTCCAGCTCCACGCGAGCATCCTCGGCGTGCGGCGTCACCCTTCCGTCAACTACGCCCCGCTGCCGGACCTCGACCCCCTCCTGCGCGAACTGCGTGCCGCGCGCTTGGATCGCGGCCTCTCGCCGGCGGCATTAACCGACGCCGTCCCGCCCGGCCCGAAGGGCGCACGCAGCCGCGCGTTTAACGCGGCGATGGTGACCGGCGCCGAGACCGGACACCGTGGTGTCTCCCTGCCCCAGCTCCGCCGTTGGGCCGCCGCGCTCGGCTACGACCTCGCGCTGGTGCCGCGCCCGGCCGCCGTTGAACCCATGAAGCTTCCGGCCCCCTCCGTAGAGATCTCTGAGATCGCCCGTCTGTGGCAGGAAGGTCAAAGCGGCTTCGAGATCGCCCGCCGCCTCGGCATGACCCGCGGCGCGGTCATGGGCCGGGTCCACCGCGCGGGCCTAACGCGCTCTAAGCCCGTTACGACGCCGGAAGCCCCGCGGGCTATAACTATCGCCCCCGAGCCGCCACCGCGCCCTACGGCTTCCCTAGAGCCTTTAGCGCCCGTTTTAGAGCCGCCCGAGGAGCCGCGGCCAAAGCCACACGTGGTCGCTCCGTTGCGCTACGAACCACTGCCGTTAAGGACGCCGCACATTTACACTCAAAAACCTACCTCGGACCACCGACCGCCGGCGAAGCTGTCGCCCGGCGGTCCCGGCTTCTCCATGCTCGGCGGCCGGCTGGCCCGGCCCAAAACCTCCGCCCGCGGCACGCCGGTGGAGCTTCCGTCCTCCGGCGGCTCGTCCTCGCTGGGCGACGTGTAAACGCCCGGCAAATTAGCTATTTACTCCGCCGCCGAAAGCGCGTAAGCTTCCTCCGTTGAACCGAGGAGACTCGCGATGATTATCAGCCTTTGGAATAGCGACCTGGCCCTAACCGACGCGCAGGTCGACCTTCTTCAGGGTTACATTCTCGACCATCTCGCTGCGTGCCCGACCGGCCGCCAGTCGGTATCCCACCTGGTGTCGGTGATCCGAGATCACATTTTCGACGACACGTTGGGGCCGGTTTATATCCGCTTTCCGACCAACCATAACGACGCCATGACGACTTTCAAAGTCTTGGGCTTCAAGGTCGAGGGCGTCCCCAACGCCAAGCATCCGCGCCTTAACCGGATGTGGGAAGTGACGTTATAATGACCGCCTGCCAGATCTGCGAACGCCCGATCAAGGCCACTACCGGCCTGATCGCGCACCACGGCTACCAGCGCCCGCACCAGATGCACTTTCAGACGCGCTCCTGCTTCGGCGCGCGCTATCGGCCGTACGAGGTCGCCTCCGACGCGCTGTCGCCCTACATCGAGATGTTGGTCGACTGGGAGGTCCGTACGCGGAAGCACCTTTTGAGCCTCCGCTCCGACCCGCCCGCGACGCTGACTTTTCGCTGGTCCAACTCGTGGCGCGATAGGGAGGGCTCGATCGAGATCCCGCGCCCCGAGGGCTTCGACCCGGCGACCGCTCGCCCGAACTACACGCCGCGCGCCTACGTCACGCTCTACCTCGCCGCGGCCTACAACGACGAGAGCGAGATCAAGTCTCTCGTGACGGAGATCGCGCGCTGCCAGGCGCGGCTCGCCGCCTGGCGCCCGGTCGAGGAGGCCGCATAATGTCGCGCGGTAAGATCCAGTTCACCGAGACCGACGGTGACGAGTTTTGGGTGCTATACGAGCAGGTTTCAGCACTTCGTCAAAAGCGATCGCAGCGCAGCGCGCAGCTGGTCCGTAAGACCTACCCTGATCTTGAAATCTTCGCGCCTAACAGGCCGATCGCCGCCGGTCCTCTGACGCTCGCTCTTTTCCGCGAGGAGCTAGAACGGCTCCAGGAAGACGAGCGGCACGTTCTGGCGGGAGAGATCACACCGTGAAACTCTCCCCCACTCAAGCCGCAATCCTAGCCGACCTCCGCGATCTCGCGCCGGTCAACGCCGCGCGCCTGGTCCGCCTCCCCGGCGGCTTCTGGACCTACCCCGGCTGCCCCTACAAAGACGGCCGCCCCGATACCCCGCGCTGGTACGCCCTCACCCCCACCGTCCGCGCGCTGACCCGGCTAGGCGTCCTCGCCCGCGCCCACCGTTACCCCGAGGAGTGGCGCGATGACCGTATCTTAGTTCAGCGCCTCCCACTCGCCAGCGCCGCCGGCCTCGCCCCGCCGACGGTCGGCGACGAGATCCTGCGCCAGCACGGTGCATTATGACCGACGAAAAGGAGGGCTGGGCTTACCTATTGAACGCGATGAAATGGCACTACTTCGTCGCGGGCGGTCGATCGCTCTGTGGGAAGTGGATGCTTCTCTCGAACCGCGCGACCGAGGAGGGCAACGACGACAGCTCCGACAACTGCGTCGCCTGCCGCCGCAAGCTCGCCGCGCGTCGGAAGAGGGCAATCCCGTGACCCTAATTCCCAACACCGCCCTCCACACCCCGCACCCCGCACACCTGTACTGCGGCCCCGCAGCCCTGGTCGCCGTCACCGGGCTGGATTACTTGACCAAGATCCGTCCGGCGATCAACCGCGCTCTCGGCCGCCGTGAAAACCGCCCCCGCCCTGCGGGCATGAGCTGGCGCGCGATGGAGGCAACCCTCGCCGCGTTCGGTTATGCGGTCGAACCGTTAGGTGATTACTCGCTGATCAGCTGGCCCGCCGGTAATTGTCTTACGCTAACCCAGTTCGCCGCCTCCTTAACCGACGACCTCCCTCGCATCGTCTGCGTCACCGGCCACTACGTCGCCCTGCACCGCAACACCGTCGTTGACAACCGCGTGCCGCTCGGCGCGCCGGTCGCCGAGCACCCCTCCGCCCGCTGCCGCGTCCGCGCGAGCTGGGCTATTACTCCGAAGGAAACCTCTAAGTGACCGCCACCCTCCTCCGCGCCGGCGCCCTCGACGCCCAGATCTGTGTCCCCGAAGGCTACTCCGACGCGCAGGTGATCGTGTTCGCCGAGTCTGCCTATCCTTGCGGAACAGCCGACGGTTGGCAGATCCGCCGCCAGGGTGACCCGCTCCTGGCCGGCGCCGACGAGCGCGTGCCCTGCGCCAGGCATGCCGGCCACGTCCACGTCGTGCTGGATGCTTGATGCCCCGTCGGCCTGACTGAATAGGAGACGAGATTAATGCGCCACCAGCGAAACGCCCACCGTGGCTCCCGTCCCGAGGGCCTCGGCCACCCGAAGGCGACGACGCACACCGCCGAGAGCTACCGGGCGAAGTACGTCCGTCCCGGCCCTAACGCGAGCCTGAACCGCTTGCTGCGCTGGGTGAGGATGGCGTGGCGGGAGGCAACATGAATGCCTTTAGGCCAGAGAAGTGGGTCAAGTCTGAGGAGATTTCCTCTACGGACACCACTTGCACTATCGCGCTCGCGGTGTCCGCATGGCCCCACGTCCGCGCCGCGTGCCGCCGCCAGCTCCGCCGCCTCGGCCACCTGGCGCGCGAGAGCTACCCCGACGACCCCGCGGCCCTGGCCCAGAACCGCGCTGCCGTGGCCGCGCTGGAGGCGACGGTGGCGGCGATCGACGCGGCTGCACCGGAGGCATCGGAGCAGGTCGTCTTAACCGGAGTGAAATGATGATCTACGACAGGTTCTTAGAGAAGTTAGATGCCGCTGGTGATCTCGGTATCTCCCTAGCCGCCGAAGCAGCGGTCTTGATCCGCGTCCTTCAACGTGAGGCGGAGGAACTCCGCGCGCGTTGTGCCGAGAGCCGGGCCGATTGCCTTGCTGCGGCGTACGCCAAGCTGTGTGACGGCGTTAGGGCGGTGAGAGAGATCGCTAGGGACCTCGATTACTATGGTTGCCCGGACGTGGACGTCGAGATCGAAGACGTCGCGCGCCGGCTCCACAAGGGTTTCGCCGCGTTGGAGTGTGAGCCTGACGCGACCGGCGCGGCGATTGTCCGCGAGGCTTTGCGTGCGACCGAGCTTGGCCGGTGGCTCCGCGAAACCGTGGCTACGGTCGCCACGGCCAACGGCCTGGCAGCAGAAGATCTGCACCGTGTCGGGATCTGGCCAGAGCGGTTCGATTATTCCACGGGTGATACCGTAGCGCATGGCGCGCACGGCTTTGTCCAAGTCGCGGGTCCCCGTACCGCCGTACTAACGCTTCGCGGGAACGACGACGGGTACGCCTACCTCGCGGACCTGTTCGAGCGACTCCAGCTTCGGTGACCTAAATTACCTATTTACTTCGCCGCATCCCACGCGTAAGATAGCGCCGCTCAACCGAGGAGACTCGCGATGACCGCCCGCGTGACGCGCCGCAAGCGCCCCGAGACCCCCGAAGCGAAGTACCGCCGCCTCAGCAAGCGGATCGTGCGCCGCCTGCCCGTGACCGCCGCCGAGACCGATTTCGTCTGGCGCGAGAAGTCGCGGCGGATGCTGCGGGACGCGCGGCCGTGACCCAACCCGCCCGCATCGTCCTCCCCCACACCGCCACCTACGCCCTGCTCGCCCCGGTCAGCGCCGGTGTCCTCGTGATCTTCGCCACCGCCGCCGCGCCGCGCGGCCGGCGCCGCCTGGCCGAGGCCATAATCGACGCGCCGTTTCACCTCGTCGCGGATAAGGTGCACGCGATCCTGGCAGGTTTACCATGAAGCCCGAGTTCGAGTGCTCCTGCAGCGGCTGCAAGTCCGCCTGTAAGCGCCCCGGCTGGTTCCTACCCGGCGAGGGCGAGATCCTGGCTGCCGCCCGCGGTGTCTCGCTGCGCGAGCTATTTCAGACTTCCCTAGCCGTGGACTGGTGGGTCGGCACCGAGGAGACCGGCGGAGAGGACGTATTTGTCTTGATGCCGGCTTCATCCGCACTCACTGCTGGGGCAGTTAACTCGTACGACCCGCCCCGGGGTTGTATCTTCTATGGGAGGACGGGGCTCTGTGCCGTCCACGAGCAGGGCAAGCCGTTCGAGTGCGCAGCCTTGACGCATGAGACGCCCAGCGGCGTACTTCATAAGGCCGCAGCTTTAGCGTGGAATGACCCAGTTCACCAGGCCCAGATCCGGGATCTGTTGGGCGAGGAGCCGGTCGCCGAGGGCGGCAGCATCTTTGATCTCCTCGGGTCGCTCCTGCGATGATCCTCGCCTTCACCGGCACCCGCCGCGGCGCTACCCCGGCCCAGCTCGCCGCGTTCTCCGAGGCCTTCCCGCGCTGGAACCCGAGCGTCTTCGTCCACGGCGGCGCGCGCGGCGCGGACGAGCAGGCCGACGGCGTGGCGGTACGCTTCCTGCCGGCCATGTCGATCGTCGTCTACCCCTCCGACGCGACCCGCGAGGCGTTCTGGCTCGCCAAGATGCGCATGGTCTATCCTCCAGCCCCGCCCCTTAAGCGCAACCTCGTAATCGTCCGCCGCGCGGACGCCCTAGTGGCGCTGCCGGCCGAGCTTGTTGAGCCGTCTCGCCGTCGCGCGGGGAGCACGTGGATGACGGTACGGGCAGCGCGGAGGATGGGGAAGCCGATAACGATCATCGCGCCGGACGGCACCGTAAGGGAGGAGTTACCGTGACCGATCGCGGGAAGAACTTGATTGCCGGTCTTATTCTGATAACGCCAGTGATTCTTTGGCGCGCTTACGTTGCGGCGGCGTTGTATGGCTGGTTCGCACCGCCAGCTTGGGGCGTCATTTCGTTCCGTACCTTTTGCGGGCTCGCTCTAGTCGGAACAATGCTCATAGTAACCAGCGGAAAACGTGAGAGCGACCCGTTTGATCTGGGGTACGCTGTATTTTCCATGCTGGTGGGTCCGCTAGCCGCGCTCGCGCTGGGCTGGCTCATTAAGACGATGATTTGAGGATCAGACTGATGACCCCCAAAGCCCGCGCCCGCGTCGCCCTGTTCGACGCCCCGCCCGTGCTCTCCCGCGCCGAGGCCGAACTGCGCTGCGCGCGGGCGGTTGAAGCCGTGATCGCCGACCTCGGCGGTCGGCTCAAGGAGGACTACGACAACGCCGAAGCCGAGAATCGGAACCTCCGCGACGCGCTGACCTTCATCCCACCGAAGGAGAGCGACGATCTTGAGAAGCACCTCAGCGAGTCTATCGAAGACGGCGGCGTCACGGGGACCGACGCCGAGGACGAACGCCAAGAGGTCGTCGTACTACTAAACCAGATCGTCGAGCACGTCGAGTTCCTCGTTCACCGCACCTCGGCGACGGTCGGCCGCGAGCCCTCCTGGTTCGCCCGGCTCGACTACCTGCTGACCGAGGCTCGGCAGTACGGGCCGAAGCACCCGGTCGCACGCCGCGTGGGCGGTCACCCTAACGTCTTCGCGCCGGTGCGGGGGAAATTGTCGTGAAACACCACCGCGACCTCCTAGCCTGGCTCCGGGACACTTACGCCGTGAACGACGCCCTAGTCACCCCCGGCGGCAAGCACGCCGCGCTGACCTTCACCTACGCCGGCCAGCCGCGCCGCGCGACCCTGCCGCTGAGCCTCGGCGACCTGAACTGGCTCCGCGTGAAGAAGCGCGATCTGCGCGCCGAGCTCGGCCCCGCGCCCGCGCACTCGACCCGTCCTAAGCGAACCCTGGAGGAGATGACCCCGATGCTGTCCAACGGAGCCGCCGAGATGATAACGTCGCACGAAGAGCCGCCGGCGCACAAGTACCCGGACGCCAAGCCCGCCAGTCAACGCCAACGCCTGGTTACGGACATATTGGCCGCGCTGGAGATGCACGGCCCGCGGACCACGGCCGAGCTGTACGAGGACCTGCGGCCGTTCACCTACGGCCAGCCGGCCTTCGAGAGCGTCTGATGCGCGACGATGAGGGCAATTGGCGGCCCGTGAAGCCGGGGCCGAACTGGATAACGCCGGTGGACACCGGAGCGATGAAGGTCGGCGACAAGGTCGTCTCGCCCTCGACCCCGGAGCTCGACGGTGGGAAGATCGTTGCCGTCTCCAAGGTCCGTCGCCCCATAAACCTCATCCCCGTCGCCGAGGTCGAGCCCCTCCGCGCCGAGCTTGGCCTGGACCCGCAGGAGTTCTCCCTCGTCCTGGGTTACTCCCGCGGCGCCTACGCCGAGATGCTGCGCGACGGCCGCGCCCGGCCGGTTGTTCTCCTGGCGGCCGAGGCTCTGGCGCGTCGGCACCGCGAGGCCGAACCCGACGACGAGCTGCGCCGCGTGCTGGCGGCGGTGCGAAGAATCGAGGCCGCGAGCGACTACCGCCTGGTGCGGACCAAGCACAACGGCGAGGAAAAGCTCGTCTGGCGCGCGGAGGTGACGTGAAATGTTCAAGCCGTATTCCGAACTCCCTTCCGCGGCCCAGATCGTCGTCCAGCGGCTTTATCCGCGGCCGCCCGGCGCGCCCAAGCTCAGCAACATGGAGTTTCGCGTCGTTGATGAAACGATCGTCTTGCCCGTACAGGGGCGACCCATTTGGGGGTTGCTAAGCCGCGACCCGCCGCCCACGCGCGAGAAGGGTTCGTTAAGCGGCTGGAAACCGATGTTCTCGCCATTTCACCTATCGAGGGACTGATCCATGACCAAGCTCCTAAAGTCTCACCGCACCGTGATCGTCGATCGCCTGCTCGCCCCCGGCCGCACGGCCCGCGAGGCCGTACTCAAGCGCCGCGAGAACGCGCTGGCGCTGCGCGCGACCAAGGCTCGTTTCGGCGACGACGTGTTCGCGCGCTGCCGCGCGCTGCCGGAAGGATGGGTGGACGTCCATAAACGAATACAGATCTATGGGTGCGACACCACGTTGCCGCGCTACGTCGTTAACGACCATCGCTACAGCTACACTAAGCCCGATAAGCACATCGAGCTGGCCGAGGCGGTACCGCTGCCCAACGCCTTCATGCGATCTTGGTCAAAGAACGACTTCGGTCGGTTCTGGCCGGAGGTTGTCGACTTATTCCAGGCCCGCTGCGACCTTCACACCGAGTTGACCTCCCTCGCCCAGCAGCTCGCCGGCACGCTCGCCGGCTTCACGACCGTCGAGCGCCTGGCTGAGGATTGGCCGGAGGCTTACCGCGCGCTACCGCAGGAGCTGCTCGCCCCGGCCGCGGTCCATCTCCCGGCGGCCAAGCTCGACGACCTCAACGCGCGCCTGGCGGCGCTGCGGGAGGCGGCGTGATGCGCACCGTCTGGAAGACGCCGATCCCGCTCCGGGACGAGTTTACGCTAGACTTGCCCGACGCCCTACCGCTCCACTTCGCGGTTCAGCGCGGCCGTATGACGTTGTGGAGCGAGGTCGACCCGAGCGCGCCACTAAGTACCGTACATTTCCGCCTCGCCGGCACCGGCCACCCGTTGGAAGACCCGCCGGACCGGCGCCGCTACATTGGCACCGTACTGCTCGAAGGCGGTGAATTGGTGTTTCACTTATTTCAGGTCATATCTTAATGGCGACCGACGGCACCACCCTCTGTACCCACCCCGCCGCCTACCGCTGCACCTGGCCCGGTCGCGACGAGGTTGGCGTCTGCGAGGAGCACGCCGCTAAGCTGCGCGCGGTGGCCAGCGTGATGGGCCTCCACCTCCAGTTGATCCCGGTCGCGCCGGGGACTGGCAATTGTGAGCAGAAGGTTGATCGATGACCATGAGCCGGTCTTCGGTTCGAGAGGGTAAGGTTGACACGCACGTCTATCTGCCCGCCAGCCTGCACCGTAAGTTAGTTCTCGCGGCCAAGCGCAACGGACGGTCTGTGACGAAGGAGGTCGAGATGAGGGTGAAAGAGTCACTTGCGGTTAAGCAAAAGTGAGCGAACGCATGACCGCCATCTACCTCCCCGGTTTGCGTGCCGCCGGCTGGGCTGAGTACGGCCGGAAGACCGCCGCCGAGATGATCGCGTTGGTCCGCGACCGAGCGCGGCAGCAGCAGGCCGAGGCCGAGGCCGAGGCGATCCTCGCGGCGGCCGACGCCGATTTCCACGTCGAGGGGACCTACCGCGGGGTGCACGTCCACCGCGACCGTGAGGTGATTCAAGAAGGGCAACGGTCGTGACCGATGGTCTCTGGGCGGAAGCCTACCGTAAACTAAACGAGGACAAGCGTCGCGAGCGGCTGGCTAAACGCGAGTTCGTTTGCGATACTGGATTTGTTGCTCCGACCTTTGGTTGCGCTTGCCCTAGCTGCCGCGCCGCGCGCGAGGCCGCGCTGCCCGAGGCGATCGTCGCCCTCTTCGAGGAGCGCCGCCGCGAGCCCTGGGTTATTCGTTCGCCGCTGCCCGAGCGTTGGCTTGGCGAATACGTCGCCGGCCGCTTCCCGTCGCTAGAGGCCTCGCTCGCGGCGCTCGCCAAGGCGTTGAACGAGGAGAACGACACGCTGCGGAAGCAGTTAACCGACCTCGTGGCGCGGTCGCCCGTCCCGATGATTTTTAATGTGAAGGACGAGCCGAGATGACCGATCCCCTGCTCGGCAAGATGCTGATGTTGGATTCCCGCGACGGTGAGTACCACACCGTAAGCCGCTTCAAGGCGCGGTTGGATCGCTGCGTCTACCTGATGGCGCAGGTGCAGCCAGCTAACGGTGAGGACGCCGCCAGAGGACCGCGTCGTTAGGTTGGTGAAGGAATGACCACCTTCACCCCCGGCCGCCCGATGATGCCGCACCAGGCGCGCGCGTTCGAGCGTTTCAAGGACGAGCAATATTGGGCATTATTCTGGGAACAGAGAGTGCGCAAGACAAAGGTCGTATATGATATTACTTGTTACCGTTATTTACTTAATCAACTTAACGCTTTACTTATTGTGTCGGCTCCCAACGGAGTGAATCGCGTCTGGAGAGATGAAGCGGAAAAGGACATCCCCGCTAATATTCCATCGACAGTCCTCGTTTGGGAGACAGGCAAGGCTGGAACCAAATGGTTTAAGGAGAAGGCCGCCGAACTATTGGTGTTCAATGGCCTCGCGGTTCTCTCAGTTCACTGTGATACATTAACGACCGATCGCGGTTGGAAATATATTGAGAAGTTTCTTGCCAAGCGCCGCGCGGCAATCGTCGGTGATGAAGCGTCGTTCGCCGCAAACTGGAGCGCCCGTACTCAGCGTTTTTTAGCTCTTGGCCGCCGCCCGGCCGTGTTTCGCGCGATCCTCGACGGGACGCCGGCAGCAGAAGGCCCGAATGATTTATATCACCCGACGAACTTCCTGCTCCCTGGCCTGCTCGGCTTCCGCGACAAGGCTATCTTCAAGGAGTTCTACACCGCCTACGAGGAGGAGACGGTCGAGGTCGACGGCGTGGAGATCACGCGCCGCGTCAAGGGGACGAATTATCGACAGGGCAAGATCGTCGACGGTGAGTGGAAACCGCAGGAGTATGACATCGTCCAGGGCTACCGCAACCTGGATCACTTGGAGCGCCGTTTAGCGCGGTTCGGCGATCGGGTACGGCGACGCGACGTGTCGAACGCGCCCGAGCCCACGTATCAATTTCGCTATTTCGAGTTAACCCCGCGCCAGCGCGCGGTCTACGACCGGCTGCGAGATGAATATGTCGCCGAGCTAAGCCGCGGCGAGGTCACGGTCGGCGAGGTGCTCCGGCGCATGTGCCGGCTGCAGATGGCTGCGCGCAACTACTACCCACCCGAGCGGCAGGGCAAGACCTGCCCGACCTGCGCCGGCTCCGGCGCGTTGCTCGGCGAGGACTGTCCGACCTGCGAGGGGATCGGCATCGCCGTCGCGTGGACCGAGCTGGAGCGGATCGACAAGACCTCACCCGCCCTTGACGCGATGGAGCAGGAGCTGCGCGCTAGCCGCGGTCCGGCGGTCGTGTGGTGCTGCTACCGGCAGGACGTGACCGACGCGCTGGAGCGGGTCCGCGCGCTCGGCCGCACTGCTCTCCGCTACGACGGCTCGCTGCCCAACGCGACGTGCGAGGCGAATTACCTGGCGTTTAAGGCCGGCGAGGTGGACACGATCGTCGCGACGGGTTCCTCGGGCCTCTCGCGCGGGCACGACTTGACGCGCGCCGAGACGCTGATCTTCTACTCCAACTCGTTCAAGCTGCGCGACCGGCTGCAGGATGAGGACCGGGCGGAGAGCTTAGACCGGACGTTCTCAACGGGCATCGTTGACATTGTTGCCGCTGATACAAGAGATGTTGACGTGATCAACGCGCTGCGCGCCAAGCGGTCGGTGGCGGAACTCATACAGGGGGACCCCGCCTCGAAATGGCTGTGACCCGGCCCAGCGTCCTGGACGACCTCCCCGCGCTCCGCGCCCGCCGCGCCGAGATCGCGCGCGAGGGGGGCCGCGGGTGCCAGGCCTGCGGCGCGACCTCCGGCGTCATCCGCTATCATCAACGTACCATGTACCGGTACGACGGCGGGCCGGGCGACGCGGACGATCCGAACATGGTGACGCTCTGTCCGCCCTGTCGCGCCGAGAACGACGCGTACTGGGACGAGCGGTGGGAAGAGTACTACGGAGGGTTGTTGTGACCGAACACGTCCTTAAGACCCTCGCCCCGCATTGGTACGCCGTCGAGCGCGGCGACAAGACCTTCGAGGTCCGTCGCGACGACCGCGGCTTCCAGAAGGGCGATATGCTAGTGTTGCGAAGGGCGTTAGCCGAGCCGCCGTATGATTTTGACTTAAAGACCCTTGGTGGCGTCGCCCTTACTGGAGATCGCATCGGTAGCCGTTACGTTACGATGGATCCCACGTATTACGACCTCCGCCGCCGGATCACCTACGTGCTGACCGGCGGCCAGCTCGGGATCGAGCCGGGGTACGTCGTGTTAGGACTTAGTGAGAAGGAAGAACAATGATCCTTTACGGTTTAGTCTATTTCCAAGGCGGTGAGGAGGTTCGATTACTTCAAATCGGCGGCGACGGTCGCTTGCGACTCGGAACTGCTTATAGAAAGTGGTGGTCGCGTATTCCAAAGGTTAAATGGGAAGTCATTGAGTCAGCGGCAGATGCCGGGCAGACGTATGAATCCTACGAGATGGCAATGACCGTAATCAATAATTTAAACGAACGCGCGTCGGCGTAACTTTTATTATTTACTTCCGCCGCCCTCGCGCGTAAGCTAATCGGGTTCGACCTTGAAGGGTACAGATAGGTCCCTACGGAGGCTACCATGCGGCCAGGCGGGGTAACGCCCCGCCACCGCGGAGGGTAACGATGTCCGGCCGCATGCGCCACCACTCCTCGATCCAGCGCCAGCGCGCCGCGCGCGGCCGGTGCGAGTGCTGTCGTTCGACGAAGTCCGGCGGAGGTTGAAGGAGAGATGATAGAACCCATCGACGAGGATATCGGCCGCAGCGTGGTCTACACCGGCAACCGCTATCCGGGCGGTAAGCTTGAGCAGGGTGTCATTACCTCGATTAATGCTCACTCCATCTTTGTGCGATACGGCAGTGACTTCAATAGCAAGGCGACGGCGCGGAAGGACCTGGAGTGGCTATCGCCGGAGGAAAAACGATGAATGCTACGCTCAGCACGTTCAAGAGCACCTTCACCCTCCTCGACGTTAAGCGAGGCCGTGCTAAGCTGCGGAAGCTCCTTGAGAAGCCCGAGAAGGTTCGCGTGCCCGTTGTTATACGGGGCTACGTCACGGGCGTCTGGAGCCGGGACGACGGCATTTCGCAGGAGTTCGAGGTCTCTGGCATCGATCTGGAGTTTGGCGAGCCGGAGGCGCTGCGGTGAGCAACATTTACTTTTGCGAGAGCTGTGGTGGAACCTTTGACGCGGGATGGTCGGACAGCGAGGCCCTCGTCGGGCTAAAGCAGATTTTCGATGTTCCTCCGGAGGACTGCCGAGTTCGAGCGTTGGTTGGCGGAGCGCAAACAACATCTCGCGGAGGCAAAACCATGACCAAACGAACCACCCCGGCCGAGCGCCGCGCCCGCCTGGTCGCCGCGCTTCGAGCGCCGCTGCCCGCGCGGTTCGAGTGGGACTTCGGTACGGTCTATGAGAAGCGCGGGTGCGGCACGGTCGGCTGCGCGCTCGGCCTGGCGCAGATCCTCTGGCCGCGGAGCATCGACGCCGACGTCACCCCCGAGGAGCGGGTTGCCAGGTTCTTCGGGATCACGGAGGAGGACGCCGATAGAGTGTTCTACGCCGTCGGAAATCCGTATGGCCGCTATATCAGTAACGTAACCCCCGCGATGGTCGCGGACGAGTTGGAGAAGGTCGGTGGTTGATTTAAGCGTCGAGCCCGTCGCCGAAGACGGCCTCGACGCGCTTGACGCGCCCACGGACGCGGACTTGGCGTCTGTCGCTACCCTCGCCAGCCGCCTGGAGGAACAGACCCAGGAAGTAATCGCCGCTACCACCGCGCTGCGCGCCGCGTTAGCGGCGCGCCGCCAGACGGCCGAGGTGGACCTACCGCGCGCGCTGGCCGCTTCCGGCTACGCCGCGCCGAGCAAGATCACGATCGCCGGGCGGCAACTCCGCCTGCTCGACTCGTATTCTTCGGGCAAGCTGACGGAGGAGCGCGACGCGGCCGGCCTAGATTGGCTCTCGGCGCACGGCGCCGAGGAGCTGATCTCGACCGTCGTCACCGTGGAGCTGCCGGCCGGCGATATGGAGGCCGCCCGGCGGATTTACGAGACCGTCCGCGCCGACCCGGCGGCGAACTCGTTTAAGCGTTGTACCCTGGAGCGCTACTGCCACCAGGGCAAGTCCGGCGCATTGGCCTCGGAGCGGCACATCGTCGACCCCGACGAGCTGGCGACCCTCAAGGTAAACCGCACGGTCTACGCGCAGGTCGGCTCACGCCAGCCGCGGAAGGTAGAGCTTAAGGGGTTGTTGGGGGAGGACGAGTAAAAACTCACGAATTGATCGAGATGCCGATCCTGACGGAGAATGCGAGGTGTTTACTTACATCCACCGGAGATACGGCGGCCATGTGGGTAATACCTACGAGGTTCGCCGGTTCATCCCCGGCGAGAACCGTATCTATGTAACCGACGAGCCAGATCCCGAAGCATAAACCCAGGAGAACCCATGACCTCAGATGTTGGCTTTGAAGACGCCCCGCGCGGCGCCGCGGTGGTGGACCACACCGTCGACCACAAGGTCGCCGCCCCCGAGCGCGCGATTCCGCGACTAAGCCCCGAGAGGGAGGAGCCCGGCACCGCGCTCGCCGTCGTCGAGGGCGACGCGCTCGACGCGGACGAGAGTTCGCGTATCGAGGAGCAGGTCACTCCGTTCCTCCGCATCCTGCAGGCGCTCTCGCCTCAGTGCGTCGAGGGCGAGCCGGCCTGGCTGGAGGCGGCGCGGCCGGGGATGCTCTATAATACGGCGACCCAGGAACTGTACCGCGCGGTACCGCCGAACGGCGAGGGTGTCGAGCTGGTGATCTGTGCCAAGGATTATCACTACGGGGCGTGGATCCCGCGCGACGAGGGTGGCGGTTTCCGCGGCATCTTTTCGCCGGACGACCCGCTGGTCGAGGAAACCAAGGCGCGGATGGTCAAGAAGTACGGCCAGAGCGGGCGCTTCCGCTTCCCGCGCAAGCGCGACGGGCGGTGGACCGACGACGCGCCGACGCTGGCCGATACGGGTGAGGAGGTCGAGTTGGTCGAGACCGGCCAGGTTTACGCGCTGTACGGCGCGCCGACCCTGACGGCGGCTAACGCCCAGCGCGTCATCGTCGCGTTCACGTCGACCCAGCTGCCGGTCTACCAGGGCTGGTGGACCCGTCACACCTCGTGGCGCTACGAGCTGGAGAAGGGCAAACCGCCCACCGCGCTGCAGCCCTACGCCTACCGCTGGCGGCTCCGCACGGTCAGTCAGACCAATAAGAAAGGTACGTTCTTTAATTACGACTTGAAGCTGGCCGACCCCGCCGGGCCAGTGCCGAGCATGGTCAAGCGTACCGACTCGCTCTACGAACTGGCGCGCCAGTTCCGCACTGAGTACCGCGCCGGCCAGGTTAAGGCGGACTACGACTCGGCCGCCAAGACCGACGACGAAGTGCCGTTCTGATCCAGCAGCGCGGCGCCCCCTCAGCGTCGCGCCGTCCAAGCCGCGGTGGCCCCGATGCGGTGGAAAAATTCGGGGCGACGCCCATCTTTGCTATTTACCTCGCTGATGAAAGCGCGTAAGTTAGCTCCCGTCGGATTGGACCGACCCTAGAGGGAGAAAGACGATGACCGCCTACCTGATCGCCTACGGCATCGACCCCAGCGACCGGCTCGCTGCTACCCAGTTTCCGGACCGCGCCGCCGCTCTCGCCGCCGCTCGGCCCGGCTCGCCCTACCACGTCGGCGTCCCGACCGGCCACCACGCTGGCGGCTGCTCCTACGTCGTCGAGACCGAGGAGGACGCCCGCGCGCTCGGGCCGCTGCTCGCGGTGTTCAACGGGCTTACTAACAGCGGGGTCAAGAAGTTTGCCGACAGGAAGGTCGGTGCGAAGCGGCTTATGGCGGTGTTGCCGGTTGTTGCCACAATCGCGAAGGAGAGTAAGATGTCGGAAGAGCAGATCAATGCGACGGAGCCTGCCAAACGCGGCCGCAAGCCCGTCGAAGGCCGCACCAGCGGTCGCGAGCAGATGGACCGCTACAACGCGGTTGCCCGCGAGGCGATCAACCTCGGCTTGAAGGCCAAGGAGCACACGTCGTCGTTCGAGAAATATGACGCCGGTGAGCGCAAGATTGCCGAGCTCCAGGCCAAGATCGACGCGGCCCGCTCGACCGCCGCCGCCGCATAAATGCTCGACACCACGGAGGTCACGCCGATGTGCGTGACCTCCACCTCCCTAGAACATCACCCCGCGCTGGGGCTCTGGGTCAAGCGCGAGGATCTGTCTTGTCCGGGCGGCCCTAATTTCTCTAAGACCCGTGGGGTGTGGGCGCACGCCCTTGCTCGCCCGGAGAGTGTCATTGGGGTGCTCGACACGGCGCACAGTCAGGGGGGATGGGCCGTCGCGCGAGCCTGCGCGCTTCTCGGCAAGCGGTGTCATCTGTACTATCCAGTTCGCAAGCACGAGGAACCTTGGCTCAAGCCGCAACAGGCCGCGGCCGAGCGGCTCGGGGCCGAGCTTCACGTGTTGCCCGCCGGGCGCTCGGCGGTGTTGTATCATCGCGCCAAGGCCGACATTGCCGGCCGCGGCGGCTACATGTTTCCGAACGCTCTAAAGCTGTCCGAGACGGTCGCCGAGACCGCGCGCGAGGTAGCGCGCACGGCGTTGCCGCCGGACGTGGATACGGTGCTGGTAAGCGCGAGCTCTGGGACGATCGCCGCCGGAGTGATACGCGGCTTCCTACGGCACCGGAGCGTGTTCCGCGTAATCGTCCATCTCGGTTACTCGCGGCCGGCCGGCGCGGTCCGGACCTATATCGACAAGATGGTGGGCGAGTCGCTTGGCGGCTTGGAGGTCGAGATCGTTGACGAGGGCTACGAGTACAAGGACGAGGCGCGGCCGGGACCAACGCCGCCTTGGCCGTGTAATTCCTACTACGATCTCAAATGTTATCGTTGGTGGATGAGTTACGGCCGCGAGTGGTACGGTGCCGGGGATGTGCTCTTTTGGAATGTGGGGTGAGGGGTGGTTGAATTTACAGATGGCGTCAAGTTTAATCTTGATGGTCCGTTGAGAGTAGAACGCCGTCGCGATGGTTACTACGTCGTAGGCAATGGCATGCTTATTCCGGTCGACGATCGCGCGGAAGGCGTCGAAATAATCCGCGAGATGACCAAAAAGGAAGCTTGACCGTGAATTATGCCCGCGTCTATCGTGAGTTCATCGCCGATCGACTTGGAAAGCAGGGTGGGCTGGAGCGGTTCGAGAGACATCATATTGTGCCGCGTTACTTTGGTGGTGGAAACGAGCCGTCTAACATTATAAGGTTAATTCCAGAAGAGCATTTGTTTGCTCATATTTTGTTGGCCAAGATCTATGGCGGCGCGATGGCTGTGGCGGCTATTTGTATGTTCGGAACAAAAAGATACATGGGACGACGGTCGCGGTTTAAATATAGACGATTAAGAGATATACACCGCGAACTTACTCGTCAAAGAATGAAAGGAAAAAGATTCCGTCTTGGCACGCACCACTCGGATAAGACCAAAGAAAAAATGCGTTCCGCGTGGACGCCAGAAAGACTTGCCGGCCACGCCGACAGAATGACGACCCCAGAGACGCTGGAGAGGTTAAGGTCAGCGGAAAATCTGGAGCGCTTAAACGAGGCTCCCTCTCGTCTTCCGAATCTCGCAGCGTACAACGATACCCCGGAAGCGGCGGCTCAAAGAGAGACCCTCCGACACTCTGAGTCTAGAAAAAAGGCTCAGTTGGCGTGGGTGACTAGCGAGGAAAACCTCAGTAGACTGAGGTCCCCGGAGAGGAAAGAGGCGCTGCGATCGCCCGAAAACCTAGAGCGATTGCTGAAGGCAGCCACAAGCCCTGAACACCGTAGAAGGCTTCGTTCACCTGAACAGGTAGCAGCCGCGCGCGCGGGTTTTTACCGTTGGGTCGAAAGACGCCGAGTGGAGAGAAGCCATGCAGAATGAGACCGACTGGATTGACCAAGAAGAGGCTCAGAAGAAGGCCTACCAGTACTTCTATCATAACGACCCCGAGGCGCGGGATTCTCTCGGCCCCGTAGAAACCAAGTTTGATCCTTTCCTCGGCCGTGAGATGCGCCAGCGCGAGATGCGGGTTGCGGTCATTCGTGGTGCAAAGCCCGAGAATATGCGTGAGACGACCGTCTACCTCGACCCCGTACCCCACATTCGCGGCGTTAATCCAAAGCCACCTCAAGGATGGTACTCCTCCAAGGGCGACAGCGCTCGCCGCGGGGAACGCGACCGGCCCTGCATGACGGACGCAATCCTGCTTGAGCCATACGGCGGCTACTGTGGAGTCGGCTGCACTTCATTCTGTTACGTCCTGAACTCACCTTACGGTTATCGCCACACGGGCCTCGTGACCGTGCCTCTGAACTACGGCGGCTTTATCCGCAAGCATCTCGCGCAGATGACGATCGCCCAAGCCGGCTACATCACCCCATTCACTGATCCATTTCAGTCCATCGAAGAGTTGTATCACAACTCTCAGGGCGCCGCCGAAGCGTTCACCGAGGCCGGTCTCCCAGTATTCTTCCTCTCGCGGAAGCTATACCCCGACTGGGCTATGGACATTCTGTCGAAGAACAAGTATTCCTATATGCAGCGCTCGATCAACACGCCACACGAGGATGACTGGCGGAGGCTTTCGCCAGGAGCGGCTAGCCTCGCCGACCACTTTGACCAGATCCGAGAGGCGCGCCGCCGCGGGATCTACATAAGCATCCAAGTGAACCCCATGATCCCTGGCGTCGTCACGCACGACGACATCGAGGAGTTGATCGAACTCCTCGCCACAGCCGGCGTTCACCACGCGATCTTCAAGTTTGTGGAAAGTAACCATGGCTCAGCCAAAGTCATGGTTGAGCGGCTCGTCGAAAAGTTTGGCGGCAACCGCATGCAAATCTTTCGTAATCTCATGGTCGAGCACCAGGCGGGCAACCAGATCACGGTCTCTGAGGAGTACCGACGCGAAGGGCACGCCCGTTACTACAAAAAGTGTAAAGAGGTCGGAATAACCAGTTCGCTTTGCTACGAATATACCAAAAGGAACGACGGCCGCTGGATCAGTATGGGCCCAGAGTTCATCACCAGCGACCAGTGTCACGGGCGTCGCGTCCCCTGGTTCACCCGCATCGGCGACCATTTCCAACCACTCTCCACCTGCCCCCCATCAGGCTGCCTCTCCTGCGCCGACACCTCGACCGACGGCAAGGGCCAGTGCGGCTCGACTCTGCTTGGTGCCGCCAAGGCACTCAAGATCAGCGACCTGCGCCGCCCCTTCGACGGCGTGGTTCCCACCGAGGAGGTTGGCTTCTGATGTCAGACATCCGTCACGACCCGGCCATCCCGGAGGCCGAGCTGCCGGAGTTGATGGAGCAACTACGGTCTCAAGGCATCAAGATACGATTTCGTGACACCGAGCTGCTCGTCGACCCACGCGCTTTGAAGGACGCCCAGGAGTACGTCGCCGGCCTCTCGCATAGAGACCGCCTGGTGGTGTTGATGTCCGTGGGGATGGCTTTAGATAAGGCATATCCCAAGATGATGAGAGGGAATTTCAAAAAGAAGACCGCCGACAACTTTTACTCGGATGTCTTGATATTCGAGGCGTTCCGCCGGAGTCACCTGAATTGATCGATCTTCAAACCATCGGCTTCGAACAGGACGACGCCCTCGACGCCTGTATTGCGTTCGGCGAGCGCCTCATTACCACCGGCGACCTAGACCCGGTCTATATCGCGGTGGCTGGCGCGCAGATCCCCGAGCCGCAGCTCTGTCGGCTGTTGCTTACCTATTTCTGCTATTATCACCTAGGCGCGAGCGCCTGGTTGTCGGAGCACGAGGGGCCGGATTATTGGCAATGGATGAGTCACGCGGCGGAGAACCAAACGCCTTCGCCGCTCGGCTCACGCTGGCCTCGGGCAACCGAACGTCGGCACTTTCGCGGGCAAAAGTGCGTCGAGGCAATTAATTGGCTCTCAGTAATCTCGGCCGAGGAGCGCGTTCGAGATTTGGCGCGGATAGATAACGCCGACGATCTCATAGCCGCGGTTGTCCGCTGGCCGATGTTCGGCCCGTGGATCGCGTTCAAGATTGCCGACGTAATGGAGCGGGTCTATGGCGCGAGGGTCTCGTTCTCGCCGTCGATCCCGATGATGTATGAGTCGCCGCGGGCCGCGCTGGGAAGGCTGCCGCCGGGGGCCTACGAGCATATGCTTCAGCATTTCTCTGGGTTCAAGGCGCCACCGCGTTACGATCGTCCGTGTGGTTCACAGGAAACCGAAACCGTGTGTTGTAAGTGGTTGTCATCTCTCGGCGGCCATTACTCCATCGGTAAAGACATCCGTGAAATTCGCCACGGACTCGCCGGCTGGGGGCCGCTCGCCGAGCGGCTAGAGCGCTGTCTACCGGAGAACGTGGCGTGATAATCAACGTTCGCGGCGGAAACGCCAGCGGCAAAAGCTGGGTCATGCGCCAGGCGCTAGCGCGCTTCCCGGCTGGACCGCCCGTCATGTGGACCGACGGCAAGAAAATCGAGGGCTACGACCTCGCGGCGCCTGCGCCAACTTTCCTGATCGGCAAATACGATGAGGCCAACACGGGCGGCTGTGACACGTTTAAGGATATGGATCAAGTTATCGAGATCGTGAAGCGGCAGCACTCCGCCGGTAAGCATGTACTGTTCGAGGGCATTCGGGTTCACGGGGCTCACCAGCGCTGGGTTGATCTCGGGTGCTCCAATTTCGCACCGCGGACCGTTTATCGGTTCGTGATTCTCAACACGTCGATCGAGCAGAGCCAAACTAACATGCTTGCTCGCCGTGCCGCGGTTAATGACCCGCGCCCGCTGAGCCCAGCGACGCTAGATAGCATTCAGGACCATTACGGTCGCGGCTTGCGCCAGGTTCGTCATTTTGGTGATCGCGGCTTATGGGTCAAGCGAATGTCCGCCGAGGACGCCGTCGCGCGGATCGTGGAATGGGTGTCGGCACCATGATTGTAAATATCAGAGGATGCAACGGCAGCGGCAAGAGCGCAATCGCCCGAGCCTTCCTAGCCACGCCGGGGACGTGCGAGATCGCCCTGGCCCCCTACACCACGGCGAAAGGCGCCCCGCGCTCCGTCATGGGCTATGAGGCCGGGGACCTAATCGTGATCGGCCCCTACCGCACCCCCTGTGGCGGCTGCGACGCGATCCCAACTCAAGCTCTCGTCAAAGAGTCCGTCCGCCTTGCCGCCCGCCGCGCGCGCCACGTCCTGTTCGAGGGCGTCATCATCTCGACTCTCTTTTCGGGCTACCTGACCCTGTCCGAGGAGCTCCGCACCGCCGGCCAGGATTATCTGTGGGCGTACCTCGACACGCCGCTCGCGGTTTGCCTGGCGCGCATACAGGCCCGGAACGGCGGGAAAACGATCAAGGAGCAGCTCGTCGCGGACAAGGTGAAATCGATCGACGCAACCCGGCGAAAGGCCGCCGCGGCGGGGGAGCGGGTCTTGACGCTGCCCGGCGATCACGCGGTGGAGATACTGCAGGAGGTGATGGGGTGATCGCCTCTCATCGCTTTGACAACGGGAAGCGCTACCGACCAGAGTCGCACGTTCGTCAAGCGATGTTGACGCCCGCTTACGTCTTAGAGCCAGTCCGCGCGCTCTTTGGCGGTCAGATCGGGCTCGATCCTTGTACGGAGCCGGACAATCCGACGGGCGCCGAGCGATTCTATACGCCGCCCGAGGACGGCGCGACCCTCCCCTGGAACGCTGAGACGGTGTTCGTCAACCCTCCTTACGCTAAGGCGCGGGAGCGATGGGTAGAGAGGTGTATAACCGAAGGTCGCCAACGGAGGGTCATTCTCCTAATCCCAGCCGGCACTGAGACGCGGATCTTCCAGCGCGCTCTTGCGGATTGTGACGATGTTCTTTTCATTAATGCCCGATTGCGTTTCGGAGTTTTGCGAGAGAATCGACGACAGGAGGCCGCTAGTCACGGCTCGGCGCTATTTGGGTTCGGTTTAAGCGTTTATCCGCTTCACGCTCTCGGTGTTGTTATGAGGCGGTCGTGAACCTCGATCCATTCATCTACTGGATCAAGGAGCGCGAAGCCATCCGTATCAGCAAAGAGGTAAATCACGACCTCTGGCCATGGACCGACGACCTAATCTTGCGGAAGTACTCTTTCTGCAATGTTCGCCGTGAGGACGACCGCGTGACGCGGTGGATTAAGGCCAACATCCGCGAGCCCTATGCTGACCACCCGCACCTCTGGTGGATGTGTTGCGCGGCGCGGCAGATCAACTGGCCGACGACGCTCCAAGCGTTGATCGACGCGCGCGCTTGGCCAACGGTTCGGCGCTTTCGGCCGGAGGCTGTGACGGAGGTAATCGAGGCGATATCAAAGCGCGGCGAGAAATGGCACACTGGTGCCTACATGATTAGGGCGGAAAGCGACAAACGTGTACCGTGGTTCGTTTGGTCTAAGGCGCGCTATATCGCGGAAATCGTCCTCGGCCGATTGTGGAGGGATCGCCAGTTTCTTTCGTTAAGTTTCACTGAATCATTACAAAAGGCACATGCCGCCTTGATGCTTTATTGCGGTTGGGGTCCGTTTATGGCTTTTCAAGCGATTATCGACATGGCGTTTACTCCGATACTCGCCGACGCACCAGACCGTAACACCTGGTTCGCCTCGGGTCCAGGGACGCTCCGTGGATTAAATCGGCTTCACGAGCGTCCAGTCAAACGACCGTTAAGTCAAAAGCAAGCTTTAGAGGAGTTACGAGAGGTTTACCCTTTACTAATTAAAGAGAGCCAAGTAAATTTTGACTGGCTGGATTCTGGGAACGTGATGTGTGAGGTGGAAAAGTACTTGCGTGTTCAAAACGGCGAAGGCCGCCCCCGCGCCCTATACCGTCCTAGGGAGGTTTAGTTGTTCGTAATCCGCTGCCGGAACGTAAATCAAGCCCTCCCCCTCGCCCTAAACGAGCTCGCCGCCCGCGGCCAGCCCTCGCCCTCGCGCGCCGGGGACGTAATCGTACTTCCTGAGCCGGTGACGACGGTCTATTCGCGGCCGGCGGAGCGCGTGCTGTTCGAGTCGTTGCGCGACGCTAACCCGTTTTTCCATCTGTTTGAAGCGCTACACATGCTTGCTGGTCGGAAAGACCTAGCCTTCTTGGAGCAGTTTCTGCCAAGGTTCAAGGATTTCTCCGACGACGGCGTCACGTTGCAGGGGGCCTACGGCTACCGGTGGCGTCATCAATTTGAATTCGACCAGATCGAACGCGTGGTGACGTTGTTACGCCAGAACGTAGCGAGTCGACGCGCGATACTCCAGATGTGGGACCCGCGAACTGATCTGCGGACAGATGAGGCGTTAAAAGATGTGCCCTGTAATCAACAGGCAATCTTCTGGAACCTCGCGGGCCGGCTACAGATGCAGGTCAACTGCCGGTCGAATGACATCTGCCTCGGCGCCTATGGCGCAAATGCAGTGCACTTCGCGTTCCTCCAGGAGTATGTTGCCGCCCAGCTCGGCCTAGAGATCGGCACCTACTACCAGGTCTCGACGAATTGGCACGCGTACCTGGATCTGTACAACAAGCTCCGCCCCCTAGCCTCCGCCGACCCGGCACCTTGCCCCTACGCGCGGGGTGAGGTAACCCCTTACCCCGTTGTTGACGATCCCGCCGCTTGGGACCGAGACTTGGCCTTGTTCCTGGAAGACCCGCGGGCGTACGGGTTCGTAAACCGCTGGTTCGCGCGCGTTGCCAAGCCGATGTGGTTCGCGCACTTAGCCCACAAGCGGCACGCTTACGTCAACGCGCTGGAGATCATTTCCGAATGCGAAGCGACGGACTGGCGGCGCGCGGCGACCGAGTGGCTCCAGCGCCGGCAGGTGACATGGCAGGCTCGGCGTAAGCGCGAGATGGCGGAGGAGAGATTGCTATGAGATGGAGGCTTCCCCGAAACGGCCTTTTCCACGAGGTCTACGCTACAGTGCCCGCGGTCCGCTCTTTTGATAAAGAGAACTGGCATCCGGAAGATTGGGACTTTGCAAAAGAGACGCCCGATTATCGAATCAAACATCCGTTCTTTTGTGATCACGGCCAAACTTTCCAATATAATCGAGTAGACAAGCGTGCCGGTCCAGGAAGTTTTGCCGATTGTTTCAAAGGAACCGCCTGTTCCTCTTGCGGTAAGATTATCGAGGAGGTTCAAACGTTGTGATCCAGCAATTCGTCTCCTACGTCCGCGAGCGCCAAGCCATCTTCGACCGCCGTCAGGCCGGCGAGCCTGTCCCCTGGTCCACCGACCCGATATTACAGAAGCACAAGTTCTGCTGTGTGATTCGAGACGATGACCGTACGTCGCGGGAGGCTAAGAGGATAATCCTGGGCCTGCCGGAGCAATACCGTCTGAGCGCCGCCCTGGGCTTCCGCATCTATAATCGGGTCGAGTCACTCGAAGCGCTGGCCGCTGCGGGCTGGCCCGAAACGCGCGACGAGGTGTTGAAGGCGTTGCCCGAGCCCGCGATCAACTC